CAGACCGTAAAACACAAGATATTGCATATTATTTGGTCGGCATTGCAAGTATTTCCCTTGTTTTGCCGTTATGCCCCGACAATCGGGGCGAAGGAGGTCACACGCTATGTCAAACGTGTCTGGGTTTGGTGTGGTAGACGGGAGTTGAACCCGTAATGTATCAGTCGTGCAGGATTTTAAGTCCTGTGTGTCTCGCCAATTGCACCACTACCACATTTGGTGCTCCCTGTGGGACTTGAACCCACACGCTTTCGCAACAGTTTTTGAGACTGCCCTGTCTGCCTATTCCAGCAAGGGAGCTTATTGCCCGCCACAATGACGGGCTTAGGAGGTCAACACAATGACAAAGCCAAAGTGTGTAGATTTTAAAATTTGCGGAGATTTTGCCCTCTCCGCAGGGCATCTGAAAGGAACTATTAGATGAAGAAACACATGGTTGAAGCGAGAGGATTTGAACCTCCGAATGGCAGAGTCAAAATCTGTTGTCTTAACCGCTTGACTACGCTTCAGTATCTAACTTGTTACTCTATCGAGATATAGCAATAACTCTCTCCTGTGAAAGGGTGTGCGACGTGGAGAGAAGCATCTATCTTCTCTCCACAATTATATTATAACTCTAACCTTTTATTTTGTCAATACTATTCCGATATATTTTTATCATTTAACAAACTTTGCAATCTGAGCCTTTATGCCAAGCAGATTTACCTTGATCTTATCAACCTCGGCAATAGCCACATCGACATATTTGAGAGCTTCGAGCAGTCCGCTTACGTCTGGCTTCTGCTCTGCAACCACAGGCTTTTCAACCTTTGTCGCTGGTTGCATATTCTGCTTTGCCTCACTCTCCATTCGCTCAGAACGGTATGCTTCATAGTCTTTCTTATAGGCTGTTATTCTCGCTGGCTTCACTTCTCCGCCAACTATTAGTCCTATTTGCTTAATAAACCAGTCCGCGGGAATAGCTCTATTTGAGAGGTCTACGAGTTTGCCTGTACGCTTTTCTTCTGCGTAAATCTCCGCATACCTACCAAGCTTATACACGTTCTTGCAGGTTAGTATGCGCTTTAAAGCCTTAACATCTTCACCGCAAGCCCCGTGTGAAATGCCGTAGTCAAGAGTATCTTCGGTTACAGTGCCAGCCGATCTTATATACTTTGTGCCGCTTACCTTTTTATTATTAGCAAGTTCATTTAAGCCCTTGTACTCCAACAGCACATCAATGTCCGTCTGAGTCAGAGAAATGTTGTAGCCAGCAATGCCATCTGACTGTACGTCACTAAGGTCAAGTGCAAGAATTTGTTTAGCTGTAAGCCCGTAGAAAGACAGGATATTTGATACGTAACTTGTGAGATACCTTGCTCTGCTGTGGAACTCGCCCGACTTAGCGGCTTCTCGCTCACAGCTTTGTAAATATCTATCCCAATATTCGTGCAGAATCTCGTCCGTATAGATGAAGAACTCTGCGTTCTTGACAGGGACTACGATTTCCTCTGGGTTAGCCTTTACAGAAACACCAGTTTCAGCCAGCCAATTAAGATACAGCTTTATCATGCTCTTGCGATTCATAGCCGTCGCAGGAGTTGTGCCTCCCCAACTTGCAATGATGGTATTGATTTCTTCTATTGACATCTCGTGCAGATTCTTGGGTTCATTCTCAAACTTCTTGAGAATTGATACAGGCTTTTTCGGAAATGCAGCGATATACTCATTAAACTTGTAAATCATAATCAAACCTCCTTTAGTTAGATTATACCAAGCCCTGCACGAAAAGTCAAGTCATAATTTAGATAAGCTCGACCGCTTTATCGCACAGGCTGTGATACTCAGACAATAAGTTGTCCGACATTACGTCTTTTAATATGCGATTTCTCACATCGCAGTTTACTTCCGTTCCGTTTTCATCAATGTAATTTACCTCGGAAATCTCAAAGCGCAAATCGTCATCGGTGCGGAAGATGATAGAACAGCCGTTAGAAAGCTCGGTATCGAGCACAGTCCGCATTTCTTCCGCGAGAAAATCGGTGCAGCAATCATACACCACCTCCCTCCCATCGTCGCACCAACACTCGAAGTGCGGGAATCCGTGTCTCGCATCATCTACGATTTTACCGAGCAAGCTAAAAACATTCATTTTTGTTTTCCTCCTTTATAATGCTTTACTCATATTATAGAACATCTGTTCTATTTTGTCAATGATTAACGTGTGAAATTTTGTGATAAATAAGGTAGTTGTGTGTTTAACGTGTGATAATATTTCTTTCTTGACACAATCCTATAAATATGATATGATTACTATAGCATATTATTACAGGCTTTTTCAAGACCTAAAAAGGTCTAATTTGGTGTAAAGGTGGATTTTTTTATGGAACTAACAGAACGCAAACGTGAACTCATCATCCAGCTCAAACAGTACAGGGAAGAACACGGATTCTCTCATAAACGCATAGTTGATATTGTTTGCGAATACGCTGAGCAGAACAATACAGATGATTATGTGTCTCTATCTACCGTCAAAAGGGTGTTCCGAGATGGCTCTGAAGATGATGACAGCTTTAACTTTGACCAAACCATACGCCCCATCGCTGCGGCTCTTTTAGGGGCGGATTCGGTATCACATAAGGCTCACGATAAAGACTTATCCATATCGCTCCTACGCTACAAGAACGAGCGCATACAGCAACTCGAAAAGCAACTTGCAGAGGAAAGAGAACTCGCAAACCGCAGGGTTGATTTCCTCAAAGAACAGATAGCGATAAAAGATGGCTATCTTCAGAAGAAGGACGAGCTTATTACAATGATGATTGAAGCCGCCCTCCGCCGCAAGACAATTGAGTGAACTACCCGTTGGCTTTAGACAACGGGCTTCTCGCTCAAGGTAGCTATTGCTACCAGTATCAACGAGCTATCCCCGTAGTTCCTACGGTTCTTCTATTCGGTTATGAGAATAACATTCTCAAACCTTCATTCATTATGTTTATTGCAGCGTTCTCATCACGATTGATTGTAGCTCCGCAACTACAAGTCCAAACTCTGTCCGAAAGTGTAAGCTCATGGTTTATAGAACCGCAACGCCTGCACATCTTGCTCGACGGAAACCACTTATCAATCTTTACAAATGCTTTGCCACGGTCAGCAAGTTTGTAAGAAAGAATATCTCGAAACATTCCAAAACCATTGTCATTAGTTGACTTTCCTAATTTTAGTGACTTTGCCATGTTCTGCATATTTATATCTTCCACACAAACTATATCGTATTCGTTTGCTAACTGTGTACTGAGTTTATGAATCCAATCCAAACGCTGATTTGCAATCTTTTCGTGAACTCTCGCAACTTTGATTTTCTGTTTGTGGTAGTTATTGCTACCATACTTCATGTTGGCAAGTTTGCGTTGCTCACGTGCCAGCTTGTCTTGCGCCTTACGATAGAACTTAGGATAGTCTGCTTCTCTGCCTTGACTATCGACATAAAAGCTATGACTTGCGTAATCTAATCCTATCGCCTTATCCTTTGATAATTCTATCTCAGGAATAATTTTGTCATACTCCACAAGAATAGAAGCATAATATTTGCCAGATGGCGTTCTTGTAATTGTAGCCGACTTAATCTTTTCGGTTACTGGAATAGTTCTGTGTTGCAGCATTCTCACAAGACCAACTTTAGGAAGTCTGAGTTTACCGTCAATAATACTAACCGTGCCATTATTTTGGTTAGTTGAATGACAATTATTAGTAGTGTAGCTATCTTTATCTCTCTTTTTACTTTTGAATTTAGGAAAGCCGACTTTAGGTGTTCTAAAGAAGTTGTTATAAGCAGCCTGTAAATTCATTTGTGCATTTGCAAGGGCAAGACTGTCAACTTCTTTAAGCCACTCAAACTCTTTCTTGTATTGTGCAGGAGTATTATTGAGTTTCATTCCAGTTTCTTTATAGTGTGCTATCTTATCCGAAAGCATTTGATTGTAGATAAATCTGACACAACCAAAGGTTTTTGCAAATAATATCTTTTGTTCTTCATTCGGATATAGCCTAAATTTATACGCTTTGTTTGCCACCAGATCCCCCCAATTTTATTTGTTGCTTTACGAGGATATAAATTTATCCCCTTTCCCATTTATCCATACTTTACCAAAGCCATTCATCCCACCGTCTAAAGCCAGCGGGATTTCTGGCTCAATCTCTTTAAAGGTATCTCTCCAAGACGGAAAGACCGATGTTCATATTCCGACAAACAACCTCCTTTATTCTATCAAAACTGTGGTTATATCGCATCGTAGTCTGCATTGAGCTATGACGTAAATCAAGCTGTACCAATGCTAACACATCGGCATCCACATTAAGCTTTCCACTTGCCTTTAACTCATAAGCAACCTCACTAAACTTTTCGCTGTAAAATTTCCGATTGCTGTGCGTATTTAGTTTGTACTCACCATCTTTGCAACGTCTGTCGTTCTTCAGCTTTACGCCTATGGCAATGAGAGCATCTTTCAAGGTGTTCTCCGCCTGATCTCTGCGTAGCGGTTCTGGAATAAGATTGCCGTTCTCGTCGCGCTCATAGACAAATTTTCCGTTCACTCTAAGTGCCTTGACTTTTCCGTTCTCGTCTTTATAGGTTGCCTTCTTATATCCCTTATTTTTCCCCTCTGCCGTGAACAGGAAGTCGGTCAACTTCTTATCTGCGTGAGTCCTGAGATAAATAATAGTCGCCGCTTTGACTGCATCGTTAATTACATACTGGCGAGTTTTGCTTGTTTTCTGCTCGCACCAATTAACTTTATCGCGGAAATTTCCGTCAACGTCAATCAGGTTTATGAGCTTTAGCTTAATGAGATCACTGTGGCGTATTCCGAAATTCGCCTGTAATACGTACATCAGTGCATCTCTTGTCTTGCCTTTTTCCAATAGATAGTCAATCATGCCATTAAATATAGACTCATTCATAGCGTCCATTCCTTCGGAGTCCGCCATGTTATCCTCTATGCTGATAACTTCATTGAGTTCCTTCTCGGTATCAGGCAGTATGCTCTGAGGGATCATCGCTGAGAAGTCGGGCTTGTTCTGCGGAAACATCTCTATTATGTTGCACTGTTCTTTTGCGTTTGCTAGCATAGCAACCACTCCTTAAAAATATAATTCTTTGATTTTTCCTTTATCATCGTATTCGATAAACAATCTGTCCATCATTACCTCAAGAGCCGCAACCTCACCCACCGCGAAGGAATACTTGCGGAGTTTTTCTACGGTCTTTTTGTCGAGCACCATTTTTCCGTTGAGCATAACCTCGATGTTCACGTCCTTACGGCAGCGGACTACATCGTTAATGCACTCACGGTACAATTCCTTTATGCGTTTTTCTGCCCATAACGGAATGTATTTCCTAAACAACTTCATTTTACATGACCTCCTTGACATTTCCAATTGGAAATGGTATAATATTATTGAACGAAATCGTTCTTCTATGGCTACATTATATCATAGATTACGGTTATTTGCAATACATTTTTACTACAATGATAACATAGATTACGGTTATCAGATTGTTACTTTTGCACAAAGGTGGTGTTTTTATGGCAGTTACAAAAGCTCACATCAAAGCCAGCAACAAGTATAATAAAGAGCATTACTCCAAGATTCAAGCTAATATCGAGCAAATCACCTATAATGGCGCGTGTGTTTATTGCGCTCATTTCAATATCAGCAAAGCCAAACTAATTTCCAATGCAATCCGCAAATACATTTTCGATGAGATGGCGAGTGGTCAATGGAGCGATGATGAAATTCATGAGATTGCTGAAGCCTTTGAAATGTCCGATGATGAGATTAAAAAAATCAAAGCTGACGCTATTTATGCCCGCGAGAATAATATTAGCGTGAACAACCTCACAATCAAAGAAGGAGAAGAAGAATAAACGTTCTTCTGCTGACTGTGATATTGCCCCTCAGATTAGTGAGGGGCTTTTCTTTTATTCGTCATTTTTAGGAAGATAGGGCGCGTAAAAATCTTTAATAAAATCATCCAATCTCCGATTCTTATATTGACAATAAATATTAGTTGCTTCTGTAAACGTTATACCACAGTATTTCTTTATCCAAAAATTATGTTCTTCAAATGAATGAGTTTTAAGGTAATTCAATAAATCCACAAAACGATTGTAGTCATCTCCGATAATCAATGGCATTTCCATATCTTCAACATCTGGAAGTCCACAATATACAAGTATGTTATTTATAATTATAGGCTCTGCATAACATTTGTCTAAATATTTTTTTATTTCTTCAATTGAAATATTAAACCATTCCCCAACACAACGCTTGCTTTTATACCGATTATGCAGTTCTTTTTCCAACGCATGGCATTCTTTTTTAGTAGAGCAACAAATAACACACCTGCATTTTAGGTGGGGTAAAGGCATGCCAATTTGCGACGCACAATCCTGTAGTCTCTTTAATCTTGTTATCAAATCAGTTGTTTTTCCTATCTTCACATTATGATTTTCCGCATTTTCAATAAAGTACACGACATTTCTATCTTTGCATCCTTCTATTAAGTACATATTCCATGCTATCTTTAGTCCGCTAACGTCTTGATGTATGAAGTTAATTATGTCATTACAATATTGTTTTATTGCTTCCTCTTTGTTGTCTACCATGTTGTCAATCTGTGTGTTTACGTTTGCATTCATTTGATTTTTCCTCCTTAAAATATGTGTAATTTATATGCGAGACATAACACTTCAAGGTAACTCAAATTTCCAAGTAAACCTCTCTGGTTAGTATCTCTTAGTTCTAATTCGTGTTTTACTGCTTCATACATATCACATTCTCCTTTCGCTCTCGACAATTTTCTCTGCAATGCGATACAAGCAACCATACGGGAATAGCATTAACGCTGCGAGTCCAGCAAAGAATATTCCTGCCGTGTCTACGTCTGCGATAAAGCAGAATACCGCTACAATAGCCAAAGCAATTCCCCGTAGGCGTATCGCAATATTGTCTCTTAGTTTATACGATTTTCCATTGATTACGATTCTCATAATTGTCTCCCCTTTTTCTTTTTATTCTACACGACTTATCTGTTTATTGGCTGTGAGAATGAATATCAAATTCCTATCCTCTGCAATTCTGCCTGTGATATTTGCGCGATCTTCGGCTGACAAATCTCTGCATAGAGCTGCGCTATGTTGTGCTATCCGATTTTCCAACATCTCAATTACCGTCAATTAAATCACTCTCCTTATTCAGATAGATGTATGTGCGCTTTGTATCAAAGCAATTGCACTCTGTATTGACCGCGACTACCAGAAGTCCCATATCTGCGAGTACGGTTATGTACTTGTGAACGTTGCTTGCATACTTAGCATTTCCGTAAATGTTCTCGGCAAGCTCTCTGTATGAGCCTTCAAAATTTCCGTTCTGGATAAACCACTTCAGAACCTTGATATGCGACTTTTCCAATCGCTCTGCAAGCTGTATTGCCTGTAATAGTGTAGCCATAATCACACCTCCTTAAAATTTGTGACTGCATCATATTTCTTTTCGCCAGTGTCCGCCTTAAAAGTGTTATTTAATTGTACTCTGAATTTTCCTCTGCATATGCCTTCCATGCTGCAAATACTCTATTAGGCATATTTGTGGTTACTTCAACTGCATTTTTCCCTATCGCCTGTACACGATAAAGCTCTACGGGTATTCCGCCGAATGTAGGTGTACCCCATAGCAGATTATTAATCTCGATTCTCTCAGTGTCTATGTAATTTCCGTCTTTGTCGAATACATCATTGACAAGAACTATCTTTGTAGCCTTGCAAAACATATCTCTCAAATCATTCAGCGTGATATTCATATTCATGCCTCCTCAGTTTAATTTTCCGCACTTCACAAGTGCATATAACATCATTGAAATGTTTTCAAACTTCTTTAAATTGCTGTCTGCCTTGCATTTTCTGCCGTTATATACGCCCTCTTTAATGGTTATTTGATCTCCGTCAAAACTGCACACAAAATTTCCCTCATCAATTTTGTACTGATAATCTCCGCTTGCTGCCTGTATAACCTTGACTTTATGTGTGTTATTCCAGAAATGTGCTGTCATTGTCCAGATTTTCCCACCATCTTTATCAAAAGTCTTTTCAATATCAGTATACATATCGCATACTGCCTTTGCTTTTTCCGCATTGTAAATGTGTTTGAATGATAACATAACATTGACCTCCTTAAAACTTTGGATTTTCCTCTGCGTTGTCTCTCCAATTAGGTGAATCATATCCCACGCCTAACAGATATATGTGATACATCTCGTTTAAGATTTCCCATCGCTGCTTGTATGTACCAATGAGAAGTCCTCTGCAATTGCACCATGAATCCATCTGATCTACAAATACGGTGCGCTCATTGTCCGTCAACTTTTCCCATGTCCATGATTTGAATATCATATCAAACCAATCTGAATATGCGTTTTCCTTTACCTTATTTGTCATAATATCGACCTCCTGTATACGTTTTAATTTTCCGCTAAGCGTTTGTCATTGCCTATAAGCTCTGACCATTATAGGCAAGTACAAGCGTTTACTTTTATGTTCTATACTTCTTTACAGTTGTATCATACGACCATATATTCATTTCACTGGCTGCATCCCTAACTTCTGAATACAGCTTTTCGACTTCTTCAATTTTTCCATTAAGGATCGCTATTTTTTCATAAGTATCAGCAATATACTTGTCAATATCGTCAATGATTTTTCCCTTCGCCTTGCTGATTATATCAATCGTCTTTTCCTCGGTTAGTTCTGAATAGGTATTGCCTTCTTTATCATCAATTATCCATACCCAATGACGATTGTTTTTGTAATCAAGGTATATTTCTATTCCGCCGAAAGTTCCGTATTTGACATTTATGCCGAAAGTGTAAACAACTTCTTTTGGAATAAGAGCGTAAAGCTCATCGTATAAGTTTCTTCTACGTTTTTCCCCAATGGGTTTATTAGCATACTTGTTTATAATTCCCATCATAGTTTCCATATTCTCTACTATGAAAGTATTGAATATGTTATACTGAAAAATGTACAGATATTCTTGTTTGTGCTTTACACACTTTTCCATTTCAGCATATTCATCAAGCTGCTTTTTCCAGTTGTTTTTGTCGGCAAGTCTGTCTTTAATATCTGTCTTAAACATTTCCTTGTGCATAGTATCTGCTTTTTCCTTGATCTCATTAAGAGAAGTCATAAGCTCTTTATATTCTTTAATCATTTCATTTAACATGATAATTTCCTCCTTTAAACAGTCATTTTATTTAGCTCTCAATCCTTCTGAACTGCCATCTGCCTTTGCGCTCAACTATTATAGCAGCTTCAGAACTCCAATACTTTTCCGTTTTGGTGTTGTATACCCTGTTATCGTCTGTGATAACATAGTTTTCCGATAAGAAGTAGTTGTTGATCTGCTTTTCCAAATCGGCTTTTGTAGGTGCGCTGCATATACAAGATGTTTTCATAGTCATGCCTCCTGAATCACTTCAATAATTGTTTTTCCGTACACATAAGCGTTATAGCTCTTATTGCTAATCATGTTTATGAAGTTAATAACGCTCATTTTTCCCTGCACTAACCAATCGTACTGCCATACATAATCCTTCAGTAAGTCAAGGAAAGTATAATCATCAAATGGGCATCCCTTTGGTGCGATTCTGTTTAATTTTTCCGCTGTACTCTTATCAAGATGTAATACTGCTCGACTGTGATTAGCTTCAATAAAATTTCCGTTCATAATTTTGACCTCCTTAATTTTCCGTTGTGGTTTGTGGTTTATCGTCTATGGTGACGGGAATTGTAAGCTCCCCGTCAAGCTTTTTCCGTATGATTAACCAAAAAATACAGGCGTTCCGCTATACTTAAATGTAGTGTTTACAAGTCGCTGTATTCTTGAATATTTGTGTGTACCTCGTTTTTCCAGATATACCCTAATACAGCCATTACAGCGATAAGGAATATATATATTGTAATAATCACATTCTTTTGATCGTTCATGTGGTATATCAGATAAAGCTTTTTCAATTGCTTTTTCCGTATTGGCATCACCTATTATTTCAGCTATTTCAAGCTCTGTATACATTTTCATTTTTCCGACCTCCTTTAAATCACTCTTTTATTCATCAAAATCTGTGTTGTGAATTTCCGCCCATAACTCATGTATAGCTTCTTCACATTCTTTCATATCGTTGTATACATCTATCATTTCATATGGTGCTCCATTAGTTCCATGACCAGTGCTATCTAACCATAGATAAGCTTCATACGATACGTCAAATTCGCTATAGTAGTTATAAAGATTATCCGCAAATTCATCTGAAGTTTCCGCTATGTCAAGCTCAATATTGAAGTCCTGACCGCATCCGCTATACCTTTGGAATATAGCAATATTATCCTGAATTTCAACATTCCAGCCTAAATTTTCCGCTATTTCCTGTACCTTTTCAAAATAATTATTCATAAATAGACCTCCTTAAAATACACTTTTCATTTAATTTCTTACTTTGTTAGGGCATAACTATTCAGGGATTTTCCCTGTGATTATAGTATATCACAAATTTTATACTCTGTCAAGTATGGATTCTGCACAAATTTCCGACTGAAAACTTGTGCAAATTTTCTGTTCAATTTTCCGCTTTGATCGTGTAGATGTTATAGTTTATGATAACTCCGTCACCATTTTTCCGTATTGATATATTGTTATTGTATTTGCTATATGCTTTTTCCGCTTCTGCTTCTGAATCAAAGTTTGCAAGCTGCACAAATGCAGGATAGCTTGCAAGAATATCATCCAGTATTTCTGTTTGCGATTTTTCCGCATATGCAGTTGACTCCGTAAAAATGCCACGTGCGTGATATATGCAATATTTTTCCATAGTCGCCTCCTTGAATTTTCCGTTGCTATAGTTCCATAATATCACATATCATTCGATATGTCAATAATTATTATACTTCTTCATAGCTCCAGTAAAATTTTTCCGATTGCTGATTGTATCGGGCTGCTTTTAATTTGATCTGATTTTCCGTACAATGTAACACTTCGTAGACTATGCCACATTGCATTAAAGCATACCATTTTTCCATAATGACCTCCTTTAGAATATGTGTTTTATGTGGTTTTTTCTGTATGGAATAGAGCTTTTTTGTGCGGAAAACTCTTTAGAAAACCGCTTTATTTTTCCGTTATGCATTTTCAAGCGCATAGCTCGCTGCCATTGCAATACGCATTACAGCCTCATCCAGTGTAATAAAATCTTTTTTGAATAAATTTTCCGTCTCGGTTACATATGATACAATAATGTTTTTGATCTCATCCTTCATAAGAGAATTGTTATACAAATTTTCCCTTTTGGTTTGTGCGTACTTGCTTATAATTGACATAGCATTTAATTTTTCCATAGTATTCATGATAATACCTCCTTAATATATCTTTTTGTCATACGCTGAAAAGCTGTATAAAATTTCCGTCCGCATATTTCCTGATTGACATAAAAGTGACCGCATTTTGTCCGCTTAATAATCCATACTTTATGCGGATTGTATTTGTCGATTATTCTTGTAATGGTCATATAATCGCCTCCGATTTTCCAATATTAGCACTTTTCAAGTGCTTTATGAAGTGTATCAACTTTTCCGCTGATACACTTGAAAAGCATTTGAAACTTTGATTTTATTTTACTTCAATAACGTTTACTGTATTGCCATTAGCAATGGAATTTCCGTACTCAATAGCTTCTGACTCAGTCATAAAAAACACATAATTTCGACTTACAAGCATATCAGCATTAAACTTTGAATAAACATCAACACGATATTTTTTCATAATTAAACCTCCATTTCATGATAATTCAAATTTAAGTAAGTCAATAGCTGTTTGTCTTAATGTGGTGATATGATCGTCAATCATATCAAACATATTTTGCGGTAATAAGTCGCATCCTATAGCATAGCAAAAAGATTTTTCTGAAGTGTAGATATGACATTTTTCACAATGTTTACAGTCCCCGCTGCACTTCTCAACACGTTTTAAAGCTCTTTCAAGCTGTTTTCTTTCCTTCTCTGTATACATAAAATAACCTCCTTAAATATTCCAGTCGTCACGCGCTCACTATTGCAAACGCGCTATTGTTTTGTAATTTTTCAGTTTGTCCGCACGAAAAAATTGCAAAAATAGCGGTATGGGATCGGGTTGCTTATGGTGCAGCCCGTCAAAAACCATTGAATTTGAATTTTATTAGAATGCCTCATTCCAAAACTTTTCAAGAAGTTCATCCGCTGCTTTTCTCTTTTCGTCATATGTAGCTTTATTTTCATAGCTCCATATCTTTTCGGCGGATTCTTCATACTTCTTGCATACGTCATAGGGGATTGAATCGCCTATCATGTTACGGTATCCAGTAGTCACGCATTTGTTACCGTGTGTGTACGCGTCGAAGTTCCATCCGTAAATGCCGTGTGTGTAGAAGTTAGGCTCTATGCCTCTAAAGAGATACTGTAAAGAACAATATCCTGCGGATTTGCAATAATAGTTCTGAGCGATAGACTTTCTTGTAACATTAACTTTCATAATGATGCCTCCTTAAAATATTAATTTAATTTGCTTGTTCTGGACTGCCTTGCAAGCTCTTGAACTTGTTTGGCAGATATCGCTTGACATTGTGCAGTCAAGCGTGATATAATAGACTTGTACTGTTTTTCTGATTGGCTTAACTGCCGTGAAAAACTTTCAAAAAATATCGGCGTGTTGTATCTCTTGTTACGTTATGCTCCATTTATATTCTTTGTACTTGCTTTAGGCGTTCCGCGTTTTATCTCACTTAATCGGCGTTTGACTTTGAGGTAGTTACTCTTTATCCCGTCAAGGCTTTTCGGCTGTTTATTATCGCGTTACTTGCTTTTTCAGCTTTTCGCGGTCAATCGGCTTTTCACATTACCGATTCGGAGCTATTTAATTTTCAAGTTACTGTCATTTGTCGGTCACTCTGGCTAACCTTTACTGGCTTATGTTTTGCGGTTTGTCTGACCGCTTTGTTTGTGTCTTTCGTTCTTCTGTGATTTTAGTATACCACACTGTGTACATAGTTTCAAGTTGGGCGATTTGTGCATATCTCACAAACAATAGCACACTTTGTACATAGTGCATAAACGGTAACTAGCCAAATTCAGGCTGTCGGCTGTTTCAGGATGTAAGCGGATCAGCTTATACTATGTACATAGTGCATAAATCAGCACAAAAAAATCATAAATTTGAAAAAATACAATAAAAAATTGCACAAACTTTATAATTGCCCATAAATAGGCGTTTGGAGGCTTGGATCATGGAAAAAGAAAATAAATTTGACAAAAAGAAATATGACCAAAAGTATATAAAAGATAATTATAAACGCATTGTAATGAATCTTAGACCGCATATTGTTAATTATATTGATTCAGGAGCTAAAAAGAATAATCTAAATCGTACTGCTTTTATGACTGCTTGTATAAACTATTGCATACATAATAATATTGATCTATCAGAATATGTCATAAACGCCGATAAATAGGCATATTACAAGCTTTACAGTTTGTATATCAGGCTGCCCTTTATATATAATACCATTATAATACAAAAAGAGACTTTGTTAAAAGTGTGAATTATTACCAGCAAATCGGAATTGCATATTTTATTGTAAAATAACTTGACTATGATTGTTAATACTCTTATTTTCTTCACTTTTCATTAATAGTCATTTTTGCGAACTGTAAACTAAAACCACTTTACAAGCCTGTAAAGCAAAAACAGTTTACACCTTTTCGCCACTGATTTTGGAGCTTGAATCTTTACAGAATCTTTAATAAAATAAGAATTTAAACAATTGCATTTGGACAAATCAATTGTTTGGCTATATATCGCGGTTTTTTGGCGATGGATCAGGGGCTATATTTACATTTTAGGGGCTGATTCCGCAGCACAGGCAGGGCATAGGTGATGAATCGCACTGTCCATTAAATTTTTAAAGTCTGCGAAATTTATGCCATTTTTCATCGCTGTCATTTTCGGACAAATCCCCTATTATAGCCTTTAAAAGAAGATGCAAATCCCAGCAATTGCGGAGCAAACTCTGACGGAATCCCTGCTTTTGGGCGAAATACTGGGCTTTGGGGCGAATGGCGACTTTTACGAGCCTTTTGCGGAGTAGTGGCTACTTCAATTCTCGCCGTTGCGGAACGAGTTGGGCAACCTTTAAGAGAAAAATAAATATTTATTATTATGGGCTACCAAAGAACTCTCGGCTACTATTACAGTAAGGGCTATTTTTTTTTCTTTTAGGGGCTTGACAAAGTAAGAAATTAGTGTTATAATGGGATTGAGGAGAGAAGCACGGGGTAGGTATGCTCTGACAGAGAAAGAAATGATACGTTCAATTCACTTTGTGGAGAACCCCAACTTGGTCACTATATACTATAAGAGTGACAGTCCTCAAAAATCACCAGTTTAGTTCTATGTTTAGGGGCGTATGGGCATTTTTGGTAGGTGACAAAAATGGCGAGAAAACCCAAAAAAAGTGACAAAAATGGCGAAAATGGTGATAGAAGGCTATAAATAGGCAAACAATTTAGGAAAGGTGGTTTTTAATGGCTAATGACATAGAAGCGGTCGTAATGAAGAACGGCTTAGTGAAGCCCGTGCAAGATGATGAGGTAGTTAATGTGCAGTCTCAGGCGGAGATTGATGCTCGCAGAGAATTTGGAGTTAAACATTTTGAAATTGAGAAACAGGACAGAAAAGACTTCCTTAGTGCGGTAGGCGATGGCGGCACTTATGTGTGGAATTATTATGTTCCTTTAGAGGTGAACTTCACAAATATCATCAACCCAACAGTGGCTCGCCTCGTGTATTTGGCAACTTACATCAACAAGGACAATTATATTGCTTTTGATAATGGAAGAATTATGACGAGGCAAAATATTCAAGAAGTTTTGAAGTTGGATAATAGAACATTTATGCGTTTCCTAAAAGAGGCAAGGGCAAACAATTATTTATTAGAGGATGATGTGGGATTTAGATTGCCACTTGATAAGTTTGGCAAAGGCACAATGACAAAAGATAAAAACCAAGTGGCTGCGAAGTTATTTATTCATTCCGTAAGATTCCTTTATGAGAATGCTACGGTATCGTCGCATAAGATGCTCGGCTATTTATATGTTATAGTTCCTTATATCAACCTCACTTATAATGTTTTGTGTGAGAACCCTCTTGAAACCGACAAAGACAAAGTACGAAAAATGACTGTTGAAACATTATGTGAGAAACTCGGACTTGACGTGTCTCATTCGGGACGATTCGTAAATCAGCTCTTAAAGATACAGTATCCTGATCGCAATGGCGACACTCGTAGCATTCTTATTTCAGTTAAAGACACTAAGAACGACAAACTAAGGGAGTTCCTATGTGTCAACCCAAGATTGTATAGCGTTTTTGCTAATAAAGAAAAAATCATGGAGCTTACAGGGTTAAGTGATGCGTTTTTAATTAAAGAAGGAGAGATATAATGATTTATTACGACGAAAAAATAAGAAAGCATGATTTAAAAACTTGCGAGGGCATTTTGGAAATACATTCGAGATGTATGAAGTCTGATGAGCTTCGAGAACTCAGAGAGCTTTACTGTCAGTGGTGTGACGCACAGTTGTCCGAAAAGGCTAAAACTGAAGTGAAGTATATGGAAATTGTTAATAATACTAAAGATATGTTACATAATCTTAATGAATGGTCAGAAGATTGGAAATTACGTAAAACAAATGAAAATCTTTATGCAATAAAGCCATTTACTAATCTTTCTATTCATTTGTTCCCTGTCGTTGGAGAATCAAAATAATTTTAAAAAAGCTCTTGACAAGGTAGAAAATTAGTGTTATAATACTCTTGAAAGATGAGGACGGTATTTTTATTTCCTCGCACAGTACAAAGTTAGAAAGGAGGCGCAAACGGTGGATGACTACACAGCTTACAGGCAGACCATAACAGAGCCGTGTGCCGATGTGTACACGGATAGCATACAGAATGACTACGACGCTTACGACACATATCAGGGTTGTCAGTCGTGGTACGAATATCAAAAGGAGTGGAATTGAACAATGCTTTACCCAGCGCAGTTATATAAGGAAGAACTTAAACGTAAGCTCATCGGTTGTTGGTACGACCCAAGATACAAGTATTATTTTAGCGGCTCGGCGTATGAGCTGACAATCCCAGACAATAACGAAAACCGACACGACCTTGTTCACTTAGATGATAATGGCGACATAGATGGTTACTTTTCATACCAAATAGATTGGCAATCCAAGAGCCTGTACAACTTTGGACTTATAGGCTTCAAGAATTACAATGCCGATCTTGTGCGAGATTGTTTGGTAGACATCAATAAGATGGTCGCTAATGGCATACGCAGATGTGAGTTTTGGGCTTGGGCAAACAATGAGAGAGCCAATAGGCTGTATAGGCGACTTGTTGAGGAATACGGTGGACAGTGCGTAGGACATCTACACGGCAGCGGATTTTTTGACGGGCAGTATCAAGACACAAACATTTACGAGATTATTTTTGATGAGGAGGAACAATAATGATGCGATGTATAATACTTGGTATTATTCAGGTTATTTCAGGTTTGTCTATAAATATATTATGGAGCAGACTTGATGTTACCAACAAAAATGGCAAATTACAAAGAACGCTTTGGATTGTTTGGGGTTCTTTGATGATGTTCTTAGGTGGTGCTAATATAGAAAGTTTTTTAGGTAGGTGATAATATGAAAGAAACTTTGAAAGAGGTGCACAAAGGTTTTCTATCCGATTTGGCTGGATTGTGTAAAAGCTATGGGATAGACGAAATCAAGACAGAGGACGATATGATAGTTGCAATAAATCACGATAATAGAAGTTCTATTGCTTTTGCAGTTTTAAGAGACAACATTTATATTGCTGTTAGAGAGCAACACTTGGCTTCGGAATACTATCCGCAGACTGGAGGTGAGTCTTAATGTGGATTGACGGTAAATTTATGACTGAACCTGAGATACAGGCGTACATAAAACAAGCAAAAGAAGAAGCGTTCCGAGAGGGTTATCTAAAAGCCGTTGACACAATGGCGCAGGAAACCGCGAAAGAGATGTTTGAGTTAGAGGCAGAGCGCAATGCTTATAAAAAGGAGCTTATAGAAACCTTGAGAGCCGCCGTGACCTGCGTGCGTGGCGATGAGGATTGCGAAGATTGTCCTTATTACAATATAACCTTTGGAGAGGGCTGCCCCACTAAGTTGTCGGCTTACGCTGCTAAACTGAGACTGGAAGATTTGGGAGGGTGGTCACATGACGATTGAAGTGCTGAAGCTCGTAATGAAACAGGGCGACGAGAAAGGTTCTGCTTTACGTAAGTTGTTAAAATACTTCAACATAGATGATAATGACCTCTCCCCTATTACTGATGATATGGCAATGGAGTGGATTCGTAAGCAAAAGTGTAAGTGCTGGCGTAAAGGAGTGTGTATTGGCACAAGAGAACAGGAATCATGTTCCTGTAACGGAGATATAACAAAATGCGATTTTTATTCGATAAAGGAGTTGGTGGGACAGTGACGCACGAAACAACTATTGCAATAAAGGCATATTCCAGAGATGAGGCGCAGACTGACGCTTATAGTGCTCTGTTGGATTATTATGACAAAACAAGACTGTCGGACATTTCGGAAGAAATGGGTTTGGCATTCTTGCAGAAGCTACGTGACGGAGAAATATGTCTTTATACTGACAACTAACTGTAAATTTGCCACGCTACACCTTTGCAGGTCAAACTATATGGCAAAACGCAGAATGAGAATTTTACAGTAATTTATAAGGAGGATGACAATGGTTAAAATTTTAGACGGCTGGTATTTCAAAATTGATGAGTTCCAATATGTGCTCGTTCATAAGTATGAGAAAGCAAAAGGAGTGTTTGGCAAAGTCGGCGTTGACAGTGGAGAGGTCGTGATCAAACAGGATGAGGTTGGCTACTTCAAGACGGTGACGGCAATGCTGCGGAGACTGGCTGAGATTCTTGTGAAAGAGAAAATGGCTGGCGGACAGATAGAGACTATCAGAAATTACATTGACGAGCTGGAGCGGGTAGAGAAAAATCTTCGAGAAATGTGTAAAGGTTATTGAGAATCGCTTAGTTTTTGTGCTCACAAGGTAAGTAGTTAGTGTTATAGAGGAGGAATGAGATTGGAAACAAATTCAGTATACATACTTTCATGCGAGGCAAAAGATCTTTATGCAGCCAAGAGATTGGTTAATCCTGTGGTAGATGATAAAGGAGTGGTTCTTGGACACACCAATACTAATCTGAAGCGTTGGAAGAACACACTTGACTTCAGCCTTGATCTTATGAAACTTCGTGAAGTCGCCTATCAGCACTACCATAACCGCAGTTCATTCTTTTTCGACAAGGAGTTGGGCAAGGAATTTACTCAGCGTGTTATTAACGTGGACTTTGACTTAGCCTATAAAGAGTGGAATCGCCACGGCGACATATACGTGCGTGACGGATATGGCATGGCAGACATCAAAGAGATTGGTAAGTATGGCGACAGAACATTCTATAAGGACGGAATTTGTATTGGTGTAAAGGTTGGCGATGTCGCAGAAGATGAAGTTGTGGTGTGGGACGGTGTACCGAAGTATTTTGTGTATGATGAAACCAATCGCAAGATCAAACTTAGTAAGAGCATACCGACGCTTATGAGTCGTGGGGAGCTGCGCTTTGACCTTTACGAGAATGGGTTTATCTGTAACGGTATAAAGTATGTGCGTTACAAGAGATCATCTGGAAGTAGTCGCGTTGGTAAGTGTCTCTTTATAGACGAAAATCTTTATCCTGCAATGCACAAATGGGAACTGTGCGGTTTGAAGATAAAAGAGGGTGACAAGATTGACCTCGCTGCATTTGAAGCCTACATCTCGTTGCCTTCCAGTAGTTGCATTGACACTCTTGAGATACGTCCTGAAAATATACTTGTTATTGATGATTATGAGTCCGAGTTTGTGGATGATGTTGTGGCGGTTTATGGTGAGGGTGAAGATTTTGTCGCCAAAGAGGAACGTGCCAAGATAAAGAATAGTATTTGGGACGGACAGAGCCTTTTAGATGTAAGTATGTATGATGAGCATTACGCAGACAGAACGATGCTCCTCCTCCGCAACCGTTTCTTCAAGAGTGCGTCATTCAAGGTAAGAATACAGGACTGGTTTAGGGATAATGGCATCACAGAAGTTTCTCAGCTCAAGGGTTACACCAGAGCAACTTGCATAGAAGATATAAAGCTTATTACCACTCCGTCCAGTATAAAGTATGTAAAGTTTGGGACTATTGAGCAATGGCTTGACAATCTCTATCCGATTTTTGGAATAGTAAAGTACGAGAAGCCCACTAAGTATCTTGACGGTAGAATGGTTCAGTGCCACTATCAGCTACTTAATTCCCTGCAACTTACTCGTGAGGATATACAGACGTTATTGAAGCCTAATTTTGACTATCTTAATCTCATCCGCAAGGACGCGGCTGTAATGCGCTATCATCTCAAATACCCTTATGCTTTAGCCGATAGTGATGAGCCTTGTCTTAATCGTGATGAGGTTGTAATGAAGGTAATGGGCATGAATAGCAAATTTGTGGAAACAAAGCTGTATGACAACTTCCGCAAAGAACTTGTGAAGTCTATGCTTAAAGAATATCGCAAGGGGCATATATGGATTAGTGGCAATTATGAAACGTTGATTGGCAATGGCATAGAAATGTTGCAAGCTGCTATCGGCACGTTTAAGGGTGAAAGCATTTTAGGAGTTGGCAATATTCATACAAAGAGATTCGAGTACGGCAAAATGGTTCTTGGTACAAGATCACCACACATTAATTCAGGTGATGTGTTGTTAGCAAAAAATGTGGCAAGCTCGTTGCATGAGAAATATTTTGTATCAAGTAAAGAGGTTGTCCATGTAAATAGTATTGGCGAGAATATTTTGCAAAGGCTTCAAGGTGCGGATTTTGACAGCGATCAGGTTCTTTTGACTGACAATGAAGTCCTTATAAATGCCGCTAAGAAAAATTACGATAAGTTTAGAGTTCCTACAAGTTTCATTGAGGCAAAGAAGATTCAGTGGACTTATGACGCAAAATCAAAGGCGCAGCTTGATATAAATACAAGTGTCAACCTTATTGGTCAGATTGTTAATCAATCGCAGTATCTTAATTCAATAATGTGGGAACGCATTTATGATGAAGTCAAACAAGGTGTCCCAAATGAAGAAGCGATTCTACATCAACATAAATTATATGATGATATTTGTATACTCAGTGCCGCCAGCGGTTCTGAGATTGACCGAGCCAAGAAGATGTTTGATGTTGATACGTCAAAAATGCTTACAATATTAAAAGAAAAGTACGGCATCTATACTGAAATTAATGGCAAAGAGAGATTTACGAAACCGCTTTTCTTCCGCAATATCACCCTCGGAAACGGATATACACTTAATCCTAATCAGCATTACAGGCAGTTTGAAACATCTATGGATTACTTACAAAAGGCAATTGATAAATTTAGAGCTGACAAGATTGAAGCAAAAAATTTGCCGTTCTGTGAGATTATTAAGCCTATGGATGTAGATTGGCGCAAAGCAAACTCTCGCCTTTATAATAAAGTTTATGAGATTATAAATAAGATTAAGGGGATGAGAGAAAATATTCAAAGTGCTTATGTCGGATATGCCGATAAGACTAAGGACGAAAAGAAACTTATAATTAAAGAAGTTGCAGAAATCAGAAGTCGCTGTGTAGACTATATTGCAAACATTCATTTAAACGACGTAGAAATGTATCTTCTTCTTAGGGAAATTGATAAAGATAAGAATGCGGGGTTTGCCAGAACAATTTTTGACACGTTGTTTGCAACAGGCAATGCCGACCTGTATGAAATGATAAGAAGTAGTTCTGACGAGCAGTATAAGCTCTCAAAAAAGAGTAGCGAAAACTGCGTAAGATTATTCAATTATGACTATTTTAAGCAAAAAATCGGCTAATTTTGCACGATAGTAAAATAATTAACAAGAGATAAACGGCGATGTTACGCCGTTTTTTCTCTTTTGGATAGTGGGGAATATGGATATATGAATACTTGTTCAAGTGTTCATAAATAAAAACGCGAAAGTAGTGAAATTATGATTCAGATTAGCAAGGCTCAGTCAGAGTACCTCCGCACCCACGGTGTCAAGGAAGGTATAACAAGGACGATGGCTCAGAAGTCTCGGCGACACAATTATTACGCGGCAGAGGAGTGCTACATTCTCGCTCTGCTTGACGAGTACGCGCAGTCGCAGAAGGTCGTAGAGGTCTACGGCAAGGTCTAATATCCTCGCAAGAGGGCGGGTGGATGCCCGTATCAAATGTTTAAGGTGGAATTAACATGAACGAAGAAGTACAGGTATTAAACGTGGTCGTGCCGCAAGAGGCTGACGTGCGCCTCCCTAACCCCGACTTAGTACATTACTATAAGGACTGGGAGAACCGCAGAATCAGCGTAGAGTGTGACATAGACGACTGGCTGTTTGAGGTCACAAAGCAGATACTTGAATACAACCGCGAGGACAAGGGCAAGGCGGTTGAGGAGCGCAAGCCGATAATTATGTATATTATGTCATACGGTGGCGACCTTCAGCAGACATTTTGTCTCACGTCGGTAATGCTTGCCAGCAAGACTCCGATTATCACGGTCAACTGCGGTGTTGCGATGAGCGCGGGACTGCTTCTGCTTCTGGCGGGACATAAGCGCTATGCCGTTAAGTACAGCACGGCTATGATTCATCAGGGTAGCGGCGGCGCACAGGGTACGTACTCTGAAATGGAGGAACAGCAGAAGAACTACCGCAAGCTGATTGATACAATGCGCGATTATATCCTTGAGCGTACTACTATTGACCCGAAGCTATTTAATCGCAATAAATCGAAGGACTGGTATATCCAGAGCGGTGAGGAGCAAGTATCGCTCGGCATTGTGGATAAGGTTGTCGAGTCACTCGATGAAATAATCTGAGGTGGTGTCGAGTGGCTAAGAAGTCTAAGATGGTTGACTACACGGAAGTTCCCGAATCACTGGCGGAACACCCGTTTTATGGTTTTCAGCTTGACGACGAGCAGACAGCCTTTAGAGACGCGATATGGTCTAAGGACAAAATTATCGTGTTCTGCAACGCAAAGGCGGGTACAGGCAAGACGACTATTGCCACCGCTACCGCAAATCTGCTTGTTAAGTATGGGCGATACGACGGTGTAGTCTATATTAGCGCACCCTGTATGGAAGAAAAACAGGGCTACCTAAAAGGCTCATTGGAAGAAAAAAGTCAGCCTTATGCCGAGCCATTCTTTGAAGCACTTGAAAAGATAGGTGTTAATATCAATACGGCGACGTATGACGATATTATGAATGAGAAGAACGGCACGGCTTATATTAAGGCAATCACACACACGTTTCTGCGCGGTACGAATTTTGAGAACAAGGTTGTCATTATTGACGAGGCGCAGAACTATTACTTTGACGAGTTGAAGAAGGTGCTTACTCGTATGCACGATTCTTGTAAGGTTGTTGTTATAGGGCATAGCAAACAGTGCGACTTATTTCACAACCCTGAGAGAAGCGGTTTCATGAAGTACCTCAATCATTTTTCAAAGGATGATAAGTGTGCGGTGTGTGAGCTGACCACTAATTATCGCGGTTGGCTTTCAAATATGGCTGACGAGTTAGAATAAACAAGTGAAGGGATTTGGCGGATAACTACCGCCCACCCTTTCTTCGAGAAAGGGGTAAATATGGTAAAGGTTAAAGAAGATTTAACAGGAAAAACTTTCGGTAGGTTAGTGGTGCTTGAACAAGCAGAGGATTATATTAGTCCAAGCGGGGAACATGAGGCTAAATGGAAGTGTCAATGTTCGTGTCCTAATCACACTATCACTTATGTAACAGGGAAAAATTTAAAGAGGAAAAGAAAGCCAACGATATCATGCGGATGTCTTATGATTGAAAAAAATATAATGTCCAAGAAGAAAAGAAATCGCATAGAAGAAAAAGATGGTTATTGCATTGGATATACTTCTAAAGGTGAAGAATTTTATTTCGACATAGAAGATAGACCGATAGTTGAAAATTTTTGTTGGCATATAAATCATAAAAGGATAAAGCATAAAGATGGCAGCATAAACGACTCGCAATATCTTTGTACAACAATGAAAGACTATAATAAGATAGATGGAGTTAAAAGGCGTGGCTATATCACTTTGTCAAGATTATTAATGAAGGTTTTGGATGATAATGCTGTGGTTGTAGACCATAAAAATGGCAATACAATGGATAATAGGAAATCCAATCTGAGAATATGCACTCAAGAGAAGAATAATTATAATAAAGGTTTGTCTGCTTATTCTTCTACTAATATTAAAGGTGTTTCTTATCACAAATCTATTAAAAAGTTTGTAGCTCGCATTGGATTTAAAAACAAGAGATTGAGTTTAGGCTGTTTTGAAACGTTATATGATGCTGCAAAAGCGTATAACGATAAGGCTATCGAGTTATATGGTGAATATGCTTATCTTAATGATTTAAGTGAAATTTCAAATTAGTTTTTAAAGGTAGCCTGTGGGCGCAGAGATTATAGGGTACTTCCCTACTCACCTTTAGAAAAATATGCGATTTTGCGGAAAACAAGGAGATTAAAAATGGCGACAAAAGACGGTTGGAATAATAAATTTACAATTTCAGGCGTTCTCAATCTTGATGACGGCATTATTGCCATCGAGCGTGGAGATGATGAGCCTGTGGTGTTAGCAGATAGTATAGACAGACTAAACGGCAAGGACGTAATTATTACGGTTACTTGTGAAGAACCCACATAAGGGAATGAATTTAAGGAGGAATGTGAGATTGAATTTTAATAAGCTGGACGGCGAAAACGAAAGACAATATCTTTGGCGTACTTCTAAAGCTGTTGATAACGGCGAGATGACTTGGCAAGAATTTGCTGATAAAGTTAATGAGGTATGGCGTGAAGATGAGTCGGAATACCGCAACGAGAGCGCATATAGAAAACCTATTCAAATGGCAAAGGCATATTACGAAGATGTATTCAGCAAGATGATTTCTACTGAATACCATGACGAGCTTTCAAATACAAAGCGTGAACTTGAACGTGCTAAGATTCAGTTCCGCGATGAGCGCAATGCTTGGCAAAGACAGAATTATAATTCGGCAAGAGTTGAACAGAAGCTCGACTATCTCGAAAAGGTAATCACAGAAAGCAATCCGACAGATTTGCGGATTGCACTCCGAGAGAATAACGCTAAGAAAACAGCAATTGTCACTTGCTCCGACTGGCATATAGGTGAGTGCTTTGACAACGAGTGGGGGCGTTATAACTCAGACATTGCTCGTGAACGCATAACTGAATATGCGAGCAAAGCAATACAGAGATGCATTTTAGAGGGAGTATCGAATGTGATTATAGCTGGCTGCGGTGATCTATGCAGCGGAAACATTCACGCCGCGATTGCCGTTACAAATAGGGAAAATGTTATTGAACAGATTATGCTTGCAAGTGAATATATGCTTGGTTTTGTAAAGGCGTTTGTTGACAAGGGATTTGTGGTAACATTTACAAATATTGCGGGAAATCATTCAAGGATTTCGAGAAAAGATGAAGCCGTTAAAGATGAGAGACTTGACAATCTCGTGGGTTGGTTTGTATCTACGCACTTAAAGGATTATCCTAACTTTATTTACGCAAAGCCACAAGATACAACTCTTGCAGAAATAGATGGCTATTGGTTTGTTCATGGCGACAATGACGTATTTGGTAAGGCGGGGTTGAGCAATCTCGTTCTTGCAAAAGGATATAAACCTCATGCGATTTTCAGTGGTCATATGCACACAATGGCGATTGATGACTGCTATGACGTAAAGATTTGTCGCGGTGGTAGTCTTTGCGGTAGTGGTAATGATTATACAATTGAGAAGCGACTGAAAGGTAAGCCCACTCAGCTTATGGCAATTGCTGAAGATGGGGAAGTATGCCAATTCTATAATGTTATTTTGAATTAAAGGAGTGTAATAAATGAACGTAGATAAGGCGTTTGCGAAAGTTCTCAAACATCACTATAAGGGCGAGGACGTTTCAGTGGTTGGTTATTACGAGGACATTAAGGTTCTTTTCGAGAGAATAGTTGCCCTTAAAGATATTTGCATAAAGAATATAAACCTTCACGACCCTGATTGGGAGGGGTATATTGATCCCTTTACTCTGACATATGACGTGGACGGACAGGTGTGGCGTGAGAAATCTGTTTACGATAGCGGAAATGTTGGAGCTTGCGAAGGCTATGTACTTGTGGACGAGTTCATCGACGAGCCTGAGAGATGGGGTATTGAGGGTTGCAGTACCATTAAGATTGTATGAGAATCAACGATAATCAGTGCAAAACGTTTATTGACTACAGGGATTTCGCCACAGAGTTTATAAGTTGCGCAATGTCAAATGGCGTTGCTGGCTTGATTGTGAGCTGGGAAAACGCAATGGGAATTTGCCAACTGCTCAACCAGTATACAATTGGAGGAGTGTCTATAGCAATGCGCCCTGAATTTTTGGAGGCGGCGTATGATGACGTTCAGGCACAGGACGGAAATATGCTTATCACTCTTTTTGATAGCGCAGAGATGATTTGTGAAAAGGCGTTGGACAACCCCGATGCTTACGTGGATGATGTACTTTATTTTGTTGAGAAATCGGCGGAAGAAGTTACGTTGCCTCTACACGCAAAGATTGTGCCGTTTAAAGTAAAACGTGATATTTTCGATGGGGCATTTTGATTATTAACGGTCGGCATTAGTCGGCTGCGGAATAATTCTCGCCTGAAAGCTGTGGCGAGTAATAAATTACGGGACGGGGCATGATGAAGCCCCGTATGGGCAATGAGCTTGGTAGTAAAGCAACGCGATAAAAAGCGGAAGTCCTCGGCGCACATCCGAGATTGCTCACCACTCCTCCTGACGGGAGAACCGACACTGGCAAGGCGGTGGTCAGTTATAATACACCGCCCATGTGGATTTTGAGGTCACGACTTGGAATCCGCACCAAAGCAAGCTTCGGAGAGTAACTTCACGATTAAATTGTTGTCGCAAAATCCGAGGTTTTATGTACCTTGTAAGCCTCTGTTATGCCTACAAGCTGACTACACAAGGTCTTTTAATGGTCGCCACAACCTAATGTGGAAAGGCAAACCTGCGCATTGGTAGGTTACGGACAAGTAGCAAACCTGCGCATTATCGCACCATCGTCTATGATTAGTAAGGACATCGCCCTTTCAAGGCGAAAAGGACGGAGCGTCACCGTCTGGTGTGACCAAATAGAGGGTAGAGTTTTAGGATTCTACGAGAGATGAAAACCGTACTCTCCGCTGTGCTTGCAGCAGTAGGTACTCAGGATAAGTCCTGCAAAGCCACAAGCATTTATTTACTCCTCTTTATTGTATTAAAGGTAATTTCGTGGAGAAAATTGATTTTAAGGAGATGATTGAATGGAAGGCAGATCAACGGTTTACAACAAGATTACAAGCGATGAAAAGATTAAGCAGATTAATCCCGAAAATGTTCAGTTGAGCAAAGACTTTCTTGATTACCTTGCTTCAATTGACAGAAGTCCTAAGACTATTTTTGCATATAATTCTGACCTTGAAATATTCTTTGTTTGGAATTTAGAGGAAAACGCCAATAAGGAATTTATCAAGATTAGTAAACGTGACTTTGCGAGATTTCAGAATCATGCTCTTAATGTGTGGAAATGGAGTCCTCGTAGGATAAGGCGAGTTAAATCCACAATTTCTTCCCTTTCCAATTATATCGAGAACATATTGGACGAGGAAGAAGGTTACGAAGATTACCGCAGTATTATCAAGAAAATTGAGTCGCCTGTAAATGAAGCCGTCAGAGAAAAGACTGTGCTTTCTACAGAACAGGTGCAGAAGTTACTTGATGAACTTGTAAAACGTGAAGAATATGATAGGGCTGTTTGCATTGCAATTCTTGCTTATTCAGGTATGCGTAAGGCAGAACTGCTTCAAATGAAAATGGAATACTTTAACACAGACCACTTAGAGTTTGGTTGCCTTTATAAAACAGATAAGGTAAGAGCCAAAGGTCGTGGTGTGCGTGGCAAACAGATAAACAAGTATGTAATGAATAAAGTTGATACCTATATGGATTTATGGCGCAAGAAGCGTGAAGAATTAGGTATTGACAGTGAGTGGGTTCTTGTTATAAAGCGCGGCGACGTTTGGGAACAGAGAACAGATATTGAGAATTGGAAAGATGAGTTTACTCAGATTCTCGGTTGTCCTTTCTATTTTCATGCTCTTAGACACGCATTGTGTACCGAGCTCGTTCAAATGAACATACCGTCAGAAGTTATAAAAGAATTTTTCAAGTGGGAGTCTGTAGAAATGATTAGCCACTACAACGATGCTTCTGCGGCTGATGACTTTGGTAAATACTTTAGCGCAGATGGCATTATACAGCAAGAAAATAAGGGTATTGCTGATATAAAATAGAACCCACATTTTATTAGATAACTTCAAATTTTTATTTCCTCCTTAAAAATTGGGGCGTTGCGCCCCTATGTGGTCTAAGTTGCATGAGACGGCGACCGCACCAAATTTGAGTTTAAGGAGAATGTGTATGGATAAGCAGATAGCAATTATTATCCCAACATATAAAGCAAGGGCAACGCTTGGGCGCACCCTCGCTTCAATCGAAATACAGACCATTAAAGATAGGATTCAGGTTTACGTTGTTGACGACTGTGACGGGCTTGATTACTCTGACATAATTAACAAGTACGATATAGACGTTATATTTCTTGTGCGTCCAGAAAACGGCGGTTGTGGAATGGCGCGGCAATATGGAATAGATAATAGCTCCGAGCCCTACATAATGTTTGTAGATGCAGACGATACCCTTGCTTCGTCTTTAGCTGCCGAGATTTTGCTTTCTCACGCAATCAAAAACGATTCTGATTTAGTGTGTGGTGCATTTGAGAATGATGTCCGTAGAGACGGCAAGTTTTTTATTAATGTCACAAATGAATCAGTCACTTGGATGCACGGTAAGCTGATTAAGCGCGAATTTGTTGACAAGCACAATATACGTTTCGCCGAGGGGCTTCGTACCAACGAGGATGTTTTGTGGAATCAGACATTCTTAGCGTATGACCCCAAAGCCCATACGGTAGATAAGGTTTGTTATTCATGGCTTTATAATGAGACGAGTACCACCAGAGCAAAGTCGCCCGAGACGCGGTTTAATGTGTTGTATGATTTCGTGGCTATGAATGACGGTTTTATTCAAGAGTGTGTAAAGCGCGATTTACTTGATAACGAGATTGCACAAGCCTTTATTGCAAACGGTGTTGTGGTAAATTATATCTATTTACAAGAGTTATATGACACCTACGATGAGGCACACATTGAAAAATACATTGAAAGATGTCGGGAGTATTATAAGAATAGTCTGAGCAAGTGTGAATACTTTTTGACGGATGCACTGGTCACGAGAGCTTATGGTAACGCTATGAAGTCGCCAGAGTTTAGCTTTAGAGTACCGACTATAAGTTTACCACAGTTTGTGGAAAAGATGAGGGGTTAATCCCCTCTTATGGAGTGATGACCGCACGAGGTCGGAGCTTTACCAAACAACAGAATATATGGGAGTAGCTACCCGTATATGAGGGTGGTTTGTTCCCCTACCGCCCTCACTTGTTGTGTAATAAGTGGGGATAGAAAGGGGAACAAAAAATGGCAAAGTTTATTGATTTAACTGGGATGAAATTTGGTAGATTGACCGTTGTTAGTAGAGCCGAGAATAAAAGACATCTAACCGCATGGAATTGCTTATGCGATTGTGGTAATACTTGTGTAGTTGCAAGTGGAAACTTAAAAAATGGGCATACTAAGTCATGTGGCTGTTATAACAGAGAAGCGACAAGTCAAAGAAGTAAAAACAATTTAATTGACCTTACGGGCAAAAGATTCGGAAGGCTTGTTGTGTTGAACAGAGAAGCTAACAAAGGAATCCAACCAATGTGGCGTTGCATATGTGACTGTGGTAATGAAACTGTAGTGCAAGGGTGTAATCTTCGCGATGGTGAAACGCGTTCTTGCGGATGCTATGTAAAAGACAGAAATAGGGAAACACATTTTATTGATATTACAGGCAATAGATATAATTTTCTTACGGTTATTAGTAGAGCCAGCAATATTGGAAAAGAGCCAGCTTGGAATTGTCTTTGCGACTGTGGGAATATGACTGTTGTGACTGGTAGTAATCTAAAATCCGAAAACATTATCAGTTGTGGTTGTGCTAATCGAAGCAAGGGCGAATTGAGAATTGCAGAATATCTTAAAGAACACAATATTCGTTTTGAAGAACAAAAACGCTTTGTAGAGTGTGCTGATAAAGATATGTTGCCATTCGATTTCTATTTGCCTGATAATAATACGTTGTGTGAGTTTGATGGGAGACATCACATGATGCCTATTGATTTCGCTGGTAGAGGCGGTGAATGGGCGGAAAAAGAGTTTGAAAAAATACAAATGCATGATGCTATTAAAGATAAATATTGCAAGGATAATGGCATTAAGCTTATTCGCATACCATATTATGAATATTCTAATATCTCTGAGATATTAGATAATGAGTTAAAGGAGTGAGTGGAGTGCCGAGAGGTAACACAGGAAGTACGAAGAAAACAGCAAATTCTCGCACTTCTAAAACTAAAATAGATAAGAATGTCCAAGTTGGACGTATAATGGCAGAAGAAGAAAGAACAGAGTTTTATTGTACTTGTTGCGGCAAAAAATACACAAAGCAAAAGGGCAACTTCCCTTTTTCAAATAGTCCTCTATTTGCGGGAAATGGCGGTTATACTACAATATGTAAAACTTGCGTAGATAAATATTTTCATACATTAACGGATTTTTATTCGAGCAATGAAGAAAAAGCTGTTGACCGTATGTGTCAAATTTTCGACTGGTATTATGCAGATGATATATTGGCTTCGTGCAGAAAAATATCATCTGATAGATCGCGTATAGGAGCATATCCGAGTAAGATGCAACTTCCTCAGTATAAACAAAGAGGCACAACATATCTTGATACTATCAAAGAAAGGGCGAGTGTCAACATAAACGACGCAGAAGATTTGATAGATGCCAAAGACGACCTTGCAGATTTAAAGGTGCGGAAGAAAACTATATCTATGTTTGGTATGGGATATAGTATGGAACAATACAAATTCTTGCAAGAACAATATGATGACTGGACAGCACGATGCGAAGCAAAGACAAAGGCACAAGAAGAATTGTTCAAAAATCTTTGTATAGCTCAGTTGAATATTCAAATAGCACAACAAACGGGTGGCAAAGTCAAAGACGCTATGGACACATTCCAGTCATTACTTGGTTCTGCAAATCTGAAACCTGTACAAAACAATGATAATGCTCTTGCTGATAGTCAAAGTTTTGGAACGCTGATAAAGAAATTTGAAGAAGAAAAACCAATACCAGAACCCGATCCTGAATGGAAAGATGTGGACGGCATTGTAAAGTATATTACGGTTTATTTCTTAGGACATTTGTGCAAGATGATTGGTATAAAAAACAATTATGCACGAATGTATGACGAAGAAATGGCAAAGTATAAGGTTGAGAAACCGCAGTATGAAGGCGATGATGAAGCTCTCTTTGACTCAGTGTTTGGAGGTGCTGTAAATGGCGGCGAAAAAGACTGATAAAGAAATAGCTAATGATAAAGTAGAGCGCATGATGACAGGTGTTGGCATTTGGTGTAGCTATTACAGAGCAAATCCTCATAGGTTTTGTGCCGATTATCTGAATATACATCTCAAACTATTTCAGAAAATATTATTATTCCTAATGAATTGGTCAAATTATTTCATGTACATCGCTTCGCGTGGACAAGGCAAAACCTTTCTTACTGCGATATTCTGCGTAGTAAGATGTATTCTTTATCCCGAAACACAAATATGCGTAGCTGCAAAGAATCGTTCACAGAGTATAAATGTACTTGAAAAAATAACGACCATTCTTATGCCAAATTCGGCAAATTTAAGAAATGAAATAGAAACGGCTAACACCAAAGGTCAAGATGCGTATATATCATTTAAAAATGGCTCACGAATAAAAGTTGTAACGGCAAATGACGGTGCTCGCTCTAATAGATCCAACATAATCGTATGTGACGAATTTCGCATGATTGACCTTGATATTATCAACAAGGTATTGCGTAAATTCAACACTGCGCCTCGTCAACCAAGATATTTAAGCAAACCAGAGTACGCTCATTTAACAGAAAGAAATAAAGAACTTTATCTTTCGTCTGCTTGGTATAAACAGCATTGGAGTTTTGAGAAATTAAAGGCTTTTGCTACCAATCTTGTTGATGATACGAAGCGATATTTCTGTTGTGGTTTGCCTTATGAGTTAGCTATTAAAGAAAATTTACTAAGTCGTGAACAGGTAGAAGATGAGATGTCGGAGTCTGATTTCAATGAACTTTCATTCCAAATGGAAATGGAGTGTGAATGGTTGGGTGACGATGAAAATGCTCTATTCTCTTATGATGATTTATCAAGGAATAGAAAACTTAAAGTGCCTGTATATCCGCCACAGATTTCAAATCTAATGGCTGATAAAAATTTGAAGATACCGCCTCTTGCTAAAAATGAGGAACGTATCTTGTCTTTGGACGTTGCTCTTTTGGCTTCTACAAAACATGATAACGATGCGGCATCAATTTTTATCAATAGTGCGTTACCTAATAAAGACAATCGCTATGTAGGTAATATAATCTACACTGAGAACCATGAGGGATTACATTCAGAAGATTTGGCTCTTAGAGTGAGAAGGTTGTTTGAGCAATATCATTGTACGCAGCTCGTAATTGATACAAGAGGTGTTGGTGTATCTGTCTACGATCATCTTTGTCGAGATATTTATGACAATGAGTTGGCAACTACTTACAGAGCGTTATCATGTTGTAACGATTCTGTATTTGCTGACAGATGTTTGGATAAGACAGCTCCAAAGGTTATATGGGCAATCAATGCAACGGCACAGTTAAATAATGATATGGCTCTTGCGTTAAGAGAAGCCTTTAGACAAAACAGAATAAATCTTCTTGTATCAGAGTTTGATGCAGAAGAAATTCTTGCTGGGTTTAGAGGATATAATTCGCTTACTCCACAAGAAAAGATTGAATTACAGATGCCTTATATTCATACAACCTTACTTATAAATGAGCTTATCAATTTACAGACAGAGACAAAGGGTGTAAACATAAAGGTAAAAGAGAAAACTGGTATGCGAAAAGACCGTTTCTCATCACTCGAATATAACTGGTGGGTATGCCTTCAATTAGAACAGGTGTTACAGAAGCGTATAATAAATGAAGAATCAGGAGTTGCCGACTTCTTCCTATCCCGTCCTGCCAAAACCTACAGATGAAAGGAGATGATTAATTGAAAGACGAATTAAATCAAACTGAGATAGATGAACTCTACGACTACCGCAACTTTGCACGACTTCGCAAACAGGTTCTTGCAGACCTTACAACGGCGGTTGACCAGCGAAACATCTTTCTCAAAAAGCACCCGCGAGACAAAATATTAAAAGCACTTCTCTGCCCTGATAAGCCAGCGTCGGAGAAAATGCTTCGTGAGATTAGTCACTTCTTTTACGCCGTGTCGCCACATTACCGCAGAGCAATAACAATGCTTGCAACATTAGAGTTAAACAATTATCTCATACGTCCTGTTGGTGATACGGGCAATAAGGGTACTGCAACTTTCAATAAGGAGTACCGCAAATTATGCCGTACAGTTAGTCATTACAAACTAAAATCCTACTTGCCACAGATTATGACAACCTGTCTCCTTGACGGTGTGTTCTTTGGTATCGAGTATGACGATACTGATAACTACTTTATTAAACCTGTGCGCCCTGAGTATTGTATCATCACAAGTATTGAGAATGGTGTTTGGCGTTTCTCATTTGACCTTGATTACTTTACGCAGAAAACGCTTATCTACTTACCACAGTACGGTAGAGACTTTGAGGCTGCGTATTGGGCTTATAAGGGTAAGAAAGACCTTGATGGTAAGTGGATAATTGAGCCAAACAAAACGAAGCGTTGGTTTGAGCCAAAGAAGCAGATATGCGTCAAGTTTGATCCCGAAATGGATTGGACAGTGCCGCCATTCGTAGGCATATTCAAGTCTATTATTGATCTTGACACTTATGAGGAAATTAAGAAAGACGGCGCAATGCTTGACAACTACAAACTCATACATTATCGTATTCCGACTGACACAGACGGCGTACCTAAACTGAGCTTTGAGCAAGCACAAAAATACTATAATCTTACTGCCAACCAAGTGCCAGAAGGTATCGGCGTTGCAATGTCGCCATTTGGACTTGACACTGTTACTTTAAAGGATAGCAATGATGCAACTAAGAACTACACAAAGGACGCGACTAAAGACCTGTTCAATAATTTTGGTATTGCTCCTGTGTTGTTTGGTATTATGGATAATGTAACTTCGCAGTCTCTTGAACTTGCGATACGTCCTGTAGAGTCCATGATGATGAAGATTATTCGTCAAGTGCAACACGTATACAATGTTAAAATTCAGAAAATGGAGATGAAGAATCTGTTTGAGATTTGCTTCTTAGAACAGAGCATTTACACGTTTGAGAGAGTGCAGAATTATTACTTAAAGGCTTCTCAGTACGGAATGTGTAGTAAGTTATACTATGCGGCATCGCTCGGCTTAGAGCCTATAGATGTAATAAATCAGAGCTATCTTGAAAACGATATTCTCAAGTGTTGTGACGAAATTCTCAATCGTCCACTTATTAGCTCGAATACAATGAGCAACGGCGGAATAGACGGAGAAAGTGGTAGACCGACAGAGGAAAATCCTACGGATAACACTGAGAATAACGAGAATACCTCTAATGAATACAAGTGAGGTGGAATCAATGGACAAATTTATAATGGTGGTACAGCCTAAAGCACAGGAAGAACTTGCTGCTTTGGGCTTTACTTATACAAAAACAGAAATCAATGGCAAGACTGTTTATGCTTTTGCCGATACAGAGGCTTTGCAACGATACTTGGCTGAAAAGTTTTCAGACGAGGAGTGGCATTATATGAAGCGAAACCTCTTGTGTTTCTGAGTAATGTGAGAAACTACTGAGAAAGGAGGTAGAAGTAAAACAATGGATAAGTTTAGCATTAATTCATCTACGAAATTTACCGTACTTGAGGAGCTTAATAGCGAGTTTACGCTTGTTAAGATTAAGGTAATGGCTACAGGCAAGAATCGCAATATGTCTTATTTTAGCCGTGATGTAGTTGAGGCTCATCTCAATTCACTAAATTATGCGCCTGTCGTTGCTCATCTTTTTAAGGACGAGAATGGAGAGTATCGCATTGGCGGACACGATATGTACATAGATTGGGAAGATTGGTCTATCAAATCACTTTGCGTTCCTTTTGGCGTTGTAAAGGCAGATACTTTTGAGTGGGAAACCATTAATGAGTATGGCACTGATGTTGAATATCTTACTTGCGAGGCGATTCTATGGACTGGCAGATACCCCGAGCTCAAAGAGACAATTTATTCTGACGAAGTTTGGTGGAATCAGTCAATGGAAGTAAACTGTGCTCAGTACCGTCCTCTTGAGGAAGATAGTAATTTCATTGAGGTACTCGACTTTGAGTTTAGTGCTCTCTGTCTGCTTTACAAATCAGATAATCGCGAGGAGAATGTAGAGCCTTGCTTTATATCCGCAGACGTAACTCCCATTAACTTTAGCGCGGACGATTTCGCAATAAAGATGAACGAAATGAAACAGGCTATGTCCGAAGTCTTTGCTTTTGGAGATGAGGAAGGTGAAAACATGGACGAGAACAAGGAAATTGTAAACGAATCCGAGGAGACGGAAGTCACTGAGGGAACAGAGCCCGAGGCTTTTTCAAATGAAAATGAATCTGAAGCAACTGACCCTGAGACAACGACCAACAGCGCGGAGGAAGCACCCGTAGATTACGAGGCGCTTTACAACGATTCTCTTGTCGCAATCGACGCTCTTACGATTAAGAACGCCGAATATGAGGCTCGGATTGCTGACCTCAATTCGCAGATTGAGATTCTTACTCCCTTTAAGATCGCGGCTGAAAAGGCTGAGAGAGAAAAGGCAGAGAACGAAATCTTCTCCAAGTACGACGGTCGCATTGGCGAAATGCCCGAGTACAACGAGCTTAAGGCTAAATCCAATGATTATGACCTTGAACAGCTTGATAAGGAGTGTATGATTCTCGTTGGCAAGTTTGCTATGAGTACATTCGCCCTTAATGACAACAAGTCAACCAAGACCGAATCAATCAAATTCTCGGTTGGCGCAACTCCCACAAAGGTTTCGCCCTATGGCGACATCTTCGAGAGATATGGAAATAACGATTAATAAGAAAGGTAGGTTAAAAGTTTATGGCACATGGTATTTTTAGAAGCGACTCGTGTTCTTATACACACGACGGCGCACTCATCAGAACTGGTGTAGCTTACGGCGATATAGACAACGGCGCACCCATCAAGGTTACAACTCTTGTTACAAGCAACGCAGAGCCTTACTACGGAGAGAGAGAGGTATTTAAGACCGCAACAGCTAACGGCGCAGATGCCGCTGACGTTTGGGTTGTTACATCTCCCGAGCACGCTTACACAACAGAGAAGAAGCCTCTTGAGAACTTTTTCAATTCTAATGGTGATATAATCCGTGTTTCTAAGCTCGTAAAGTGCGACATATTCTCTATTGCTGGCGCAGTAGTAAGCGGTACTCCTTCGTCTACAAACGCATATATCAATGCGACAGACGGCGGTTGGGTAGCAACATCTACAGCTAATGCTGATAAGAACTTTGCTAAGTATCTCGCAACAGAAAACGTAGGCGGCACTACAATGTTCGTTTACGAGGTTCTCTAATTTTATAGAAAGGAAGGTATTGTACTATGGAAGCAAATTTTAGAAAGCTCTGTATTGACGCTTATCGTGGTGTTCCTACTGCGTTTGCAGAGGGCAACCCCACTGATGTTATCGTAAATAAGATTAAGGAAGCTAACAACGGCTCTACAACTATCGACTACAAGGCAATCCGTGACGGCAAGTGCCCCGAGCTTTTTGCTGTAGTCGAGGAGCTTATTGATGTCGCTCTCGACGTTGCTGGTTTCGAGGATTCTCCTATCGCTAATTGGATTGAGACAAAGAGCGGCGAGTGGGGCGACAAGCCTGAGTTCCTTATCCCCGACAACTCACTCCTTACTGTTGACGTTGTTGCTAATGGCACACAGGGTATTCGCCGTCAGAGACTTATCGGCGGTCAGAAGGTTGCTCTCACACCCGTAAACAAGGCTGTCAAGATTTATGAGGAGCTCATTCTCATACTCTCTGGTCGCATTGATTGGGTTGAGTTTGTAAACCGTGTTGCTAAGAGCTTCGAGCGCGAGTTCTATGCAAGCGTTGCAAAGCAGCTTAATAACCTCTCTACAGCAAGATTCACAGTAACTGCTTCTGGTTCTGCAACCGAGGCTGGTCTGCTTGGTCTTATTGAAAAGGTAGAGGCTGCAACAGGCAAGACTGCTTATGTATTTGGCACAAGAACAGCCCTCAGAAACTTCACAATGGCTCAGACTGGTGAGACGGTGAAGGATGATTTCTATGAGATGGGTTACAGCGGAAAGTTTAATGGTACAGATTGCATTAGACTCCGCAACTATCTTGACGCAAATGACAACTTCGTACTCTCTGACACAAGAGTTTACGTAATCGCTGCTGACGATAAGTTCATCAAGCACTATATCGAGGGCGAGCCTATCGTAATTGCAAGAGATGCTGCTGACAACGCTGACCTCACACAGGAGTACACTGTAATCCGTCGCGAGGGTATTGCCGTTGCTGTTTCTGCAACAATGGGTGTTTACGATTTCACATAATCAAATAAGACAATGGGCGGTTGAAATACACCGCCCTTATTATGGGTTAAAGGAGATTTTTCAAATGGCAAGAACTGCAAAGAAAGTAACCGAAGCTCCTATTCAAGTAGAAGCTCCCAAGCCTGTAAAGGTAAAGATAGATTCAGATTATCTTATTCCTGTTAGAAGTAACGTAGGCGGCGTGCTGTACTACAAGTCTAAGAAAACGGGATATGAGGAAACATGGGACGAATCTGGTACGGTTATTGAAATGGAATACGGCGAGCTCGTTTCTATGCGTAACAGTCAGAAGAAGTTTTTTGTGAATAACTGGATTACTATTGAGGACACAGATGATTATACCGCAGAGCAAATTTACAAAGCGCTTAATGTAGACAAGTATTATGTATCAAACGGTCTTTATGAGACGATTGACGATATATTCGATTTTTCGGCAAAGAAGATAGGTGAGATTGTTCCCAATCTGCCTAAAGCCGTTAAGGAGACAATTACCACAAAAGCGTATACAATGCTTGCGGACAATGATTCGCGTCTTGATTCAAAGGCTAAAACGGAAGCTCTCGAAAAGGCGCTGGGAATTAGTTTTGATATGGACGAGGTGACTTAATGGCGACGGCTTATAACGTAGTTTACAACAGTTTTCTCGACAAGATTAATGACTACGATTTGGCAGATATGGCGGTAGGTGACGCTAATACTGTTATGAGTGGTTTACTCAATCAGGCTGTTGTGAGGTTTTTGGAATCCTGTAAAAAGGATTTATCTCTGACCGACGAGAACGGTTTTACCGAGGATTTAGACCTTGATGAGATTGACATACTGTCCGAGGGAATGATTGAATCGTGGCTGAAACCGTATCGCAATAATCTTGAATTACTGCGCAACGCATTGAGCACAAAGGATTTTACTACGTTCTCTCCCGCCAATCTGCTTGATAAGGTCAACACTACCTATTTAACGGCTCACGCTAATTTTTTATCACGCATTAAAGAATATTCGTTTATTCACAATGACGTAGGAGATTTAGTATGAGTGTGAAGATAGATTATGCTGAGTTGGATGAAAAGGCGTTTCAGAATTACTTCCAATATATGATTGGAAAGATTTACAAGATTCTGCCGATGAAAGAAGAAGGCTGTCAAACGCTCACCACATATCTTGAAAGCCTTAAAGTTGAAATGGTGGGGAGCTATCATTTATATAGGCAGCTTATTGAAGAACCTCAGTTTATGAGTGCTCTAAATATCGTCGAGTATCTTATTGATAACGACGTTGATGTGCCTGTTTGTAGGCGCGAGGTGTTCAAGGCAATTCGCCACATCGAAAGTATCAACAAGAAATATTTTGCAAAGGAGGGATAGTATGGCGGATTTCGATTCGTATAAGGCGCGAGTTAAGTTTCGCGGAAATACCGTGAGAGAACGCACTTTATACCAAGAAAAACGTAATTTGAAAATCAATGCCGTCAACTCCCTCTCCTGCAAAGATTGTCTTGTTAATGGCGTACCGCAGAAACTCGTTATTGATGACGGTACTCTCCCCTATTACAAGGACGTAAAAAGTTTGCCCGATGAATATTTTGACGCTGGCGATTATGTTGAATGGGCAGATGCTATGTGGCTTATAGTCTCATGTGATTGGGATAAGGAAGTTTACACATATGGCAAGATGCAACAGTGCAACTACGTCCTCAAATGGCAGAATACAGAAGCGGATATTATTGAGCGTTGGTCGGTAGTGCTCAGTGCCTCGAAGTATAACAACGGCGAGAAGTACAATAACGTCATAGTTGTTGGCTCAAATCAGCTCATGGTGTATTTGCCGATTGATGAGGAAACTTTAAAACTGAAATCGGACAAGCGTCTTATGGTTGACTTCAACATAGAGTCTCCAAAATGTTACGACATTACTCGTGTCGATACGGTAACTATGGGATATGACGGAACAGCCGAGCCGAGATATGACGGCAAGGGTTGTATTCTGCTTGTACTCACGGAAACCGAGATTAACCCCGACGTTGACAGAGTTGACTTAATGCTTTGCGACTATGTAAATCCGAGCGATGTACCGCAACCGACATCCCCCATCCTCATAAGTTATGCGGGCAGTCCATCAATTCGCATTGGTGGTCGTAAGACCTTTACAGCGGAGACAGAGTATAATATTGTGTTTACTTTGGTATATTCCGAGATGTGGGAAGGTAAGATTACTATGACGCAGACTGGTAACAAGTGCGTGGTGAAGTGTGCTAATGATAGTGCAATGGTCGGTGCAAGTTTCAAGGTTGTTGCAACGGCGGGCAGCTTATCATCGGAGTTACTGGTCGATATTATAGGGGCTGTGTGAGGAGGTGCTGAGAGATGGCTAAGTCAAAATGCATACGAGAATGGAAAAACAAAATCGTTTCTGAATTATCTCAAGACGAAGAAATCATAAATGCTCTCGGCTTAAATCCTGATGAAGATCCCGATGACCTTGTATGGAAACGAATATTTTGCCATTACTTCATTCCTCAAACTGAGGAGCAAGTGCGTTCCTATATTCTCATCGAGATTGACATACCAGAGCGTCGTACACGTTACGGCAGTAGTGACAGCAACATTTGGGTTCACCCGACAATCGTGTTTTATGTGCTCACTCACCAAGAGGATATGCACATGGATATGGTTGGCGAAAGTGGAACTCGTATGGACTACCTTGCAGAACTCATAGAAGAAAAATATGAGGGACGGCAGGATTTCGGCGTGGGTACGCTTCAATTAAAGTCGGACACAGCAGGTAGCGTTAATACGACATACAGGTTTAGACAGCTTGTGTTTGAGGCGGTAGATTTGGATAGTGGATTGTGCGAGGGGTGATCTCTCGTGCGAGACATTGACGAATTAAAACTATACCGTGGCGACAATTATAAGTTGCCAAACGGTGTTGAAATAAAATGCCCAACTTTGGGCGAAATATGTGATTATGGGGAGAGCGAATATCTCTCCATGATTTCAGTATTCACAGCAACTAATATAGACCGATGTGCGCAATTAGAAGATATGGGAATTGATTATACTGAGATAACAAATTTTCAAATGTTCACCATATTTGCAATGATGTTGTCCAACCACAAGGATAAAGAGAATAACAAGTTAGACACATCTCCTTTATTCGGTGATTTAGACTTTTCATCTTTTATTCCTGTAGAGTGTGATAACGAATTGTGTATGGTTGATAAAAGTGGCATCAAATTCAATAGTGATATTTTTGAGGAAATGACGGCGTATATTCGCAAAATGCATGGTATGCCACAACCTCAGTACACACAGGTCAAAGGCGGTTTTGCAAAGAAGCAGTTGATAATTGACGCTCGAAATGACGCTAAATATCAAGAGAGACTTCGTGCTTTTAAAGGCACTCACTCGGCTTACTTGCCATACATTTCGGCTCTCGTAAACCACCCAAACTTCAAGTATGGTTGGGATAAAGTGTGGGATATGAAAGTGTATGCGTTCTTTGATAGTTTGAAACGTATCTCGATAATTGATAATGCAAATCATTTATATCAAGGTTTATATAGTGGCTGTATTGAATACAGCAAAATTAAGAAAGAATTAGATTGGCTAAAACCAATTGACTAACACAGAAAGGTGGTAATAATATGGCAGTAGCTTTTAGCACAGATCTCTCTACATTCGTGCCTGAAAGAGCCATTTATGTAGTCGGTGAAAATAGCGACGGATCACTTGCTTTCATGACGAATCAGGTGGCTGATTTTCAGATTAACGTAGATGCAGAGGAAGATACTAAGACGGACGCTCAAGGAAATACTATATTCTCAATTTCGAGAGCCAAGTCTTGTAATGTTTCATTTTCAACTCCACTGTTGACATTAGAATTAGTGGCAGCCATGAACGGATCAGAGGTTGAAAGAGGAACAAATGATGACAAGATTGCTGTTCCAAAATTTGAGACAGTAAAACTTGTTGCAACCGCTGGTAAGGTTACAATCGATACAACCACTACAACTATCGCGCTTGCACAGGCTGTAAGAAATAGTGGTACTGCTGGAACTCCTGTATACAAGGTATCGGCTGCATTTCTGACAAAAGACGGTTCAACAAGAAAGAAGCTTGAAAAGGGTACGACTACACCTTCTTCTGGTGAATTTGTATTCACAAAGGGTAGCGGTTCGGCAGATACAATTACTGTTCTTAATGCAGATTATGATGAAGGTTCATCTATCCTCATTACTTATGAGTATGATACTGCTAATGCAATTCAGATTATTAACTCCGCAGAGGAGTTCCCTGTTGCTTCTGTAGTAAAGGTTCTTGTAAGAGGTTACGATGTTTGTGATAAGACATCACCTATTTACGCATACTTTATATTCCCATCAGCAAAATTCCAGACAAATTATACTCTGGGTATGGCACTCGATCAGAATATTGACTGTAACTTAACTTGTAGCTATGATTATTGCTCTGAGGATCGTGAGCTTTATAGAATGGTTGTGGCTGGCGAATAATAAGGAGGCATATAATGGCTAATCTCACAAAATGCTTAATTTGCGGTGAGAAATATTCATATTGTCCTTCATGTGCTGGTACTCATGCGTGGAAGTTTTATACTGACACGCATGAACACTATCAAATTTATATGATAATTGAACAGTATAACTCCAAGTTATATGGTAAGGATGATGCTCGTATTGCTTTTGAAAATCTTGGCATTACAGCCGATAGTGATTTAAGCAATTTAAAACCGAGTATTGCCGAGCAAATTAAGGATATTTTAACTGTCGAGAAATCTAATGAGGAAAAGACGGTGCTTAAAAAGACAAAGAAATCAAAGCTTTATAATGATTGATTAAGAAAGGGGTAAGTGACTTTACAGAAACTTACCCCTAATTTTTATAAACCCCTTGACAGAGCATAAAATTAGTGGTATAATATAATTAGGAAAAGTTATGGATATTTTTATATCCACACAGAGCAACTAATGAGAGTGAAGAGAGGTTTGTATGGAAGAAAAGAAATATAAAGTGTATAAACACACTGTCCCAGATGGTCGAGTATATATCGGAGTCACTTGTCAGAAAAACCCGAAAAGAAGGTTTGATAGAGGTCGAGGGTATAAAGACAATATTCACTTCTTCAGATTCATATTAAAAAACGGATGGGATTGTATAGTTTCGGAGATATTGTATGATAATTTATCAAAAGAAGAAGCTGAAACAAAAGAAATTGAATTAATTGCTTTTTACGATTCTACAAATCTTAAAAGAGGATTTAATATTGAAAAAGGCGGAAATTTAAATAAAGAAATTACTGAGGAAACACGACTTAGGCAATCAATGGCTCATTTGGGAGTTCCAATTCCTGCTGATGCTTGTAATAATATGAGAAAAGCTCAAAAAGAATCTTGGGCTTCTGGCACTCGAAAGAAAAGAACTGATTATACAAAAGATAATACGGGAATTGCTGAAAGAAATAAAGAACGTTGTATTCGTCCTATATATAAAATAGATAAAGATAGTGGAGAAATACTTCATAAATACAATTCATTGACAGAGGCTGAACAAGATGGCTATATTCATAGCTGTGTGTCAGCGGTAGCAAGTGGTATTAAGCGTTCTTATAAAGGATTTATATGGATTAAAGAGGAAGATTATTCTGATGAGTTGTTACAAAAACGCTTGGATTATGCTAATGAAAAGGCTCAAAGATTAAAAATTAATCAATACGATATGGGTATGAATCTAATTTGTAGTTTTAATTCAATTAGAGAAATTGAAGATAAAACTGGTTATACAAACAGATCGCTGATTTCGTCTTGTTGTAGGAGAATGGTTGATACTGCTTTTGGTTATGTGTGGAGATACGAAAATGAATCGACCGAAAATTTGGAGAATGACCGTTTATATTATCAAGAATTGCAATCGCAACAGAACGCTATTAAATATGAGCAATATGATATGAATAATGTTTTATTAAATCAATATGCATCGCTCTCAGAAATAAAACAAAATGGATATAATTCTTATTATGTGTCACTATGTTGTCAGAATAAGAAAGAAATATATGCCAATTGCATCTGGAAATACGCAGAATAATTTACAGCGCACCTTCGGGTGTGCTTTTTTATAGGAGGAAATATGAAACGAGTTTTGAGCATAGACCAGTCAACTTCCGCAACGGGGGCTGGCTTTTTTGTTAATGGCAAGCTAAAAGATTATTGCCTAATAAAACCAAAAATGAGTAAACGAGCTGATGAGTTGCGAGTAGAAGAAGAACCGCACCTTATCAGTATTATTATGCCCGAAGCGGATTATGGCACTACTCTACTCCGAATAACGGCGATAACAGACCAACTCGAAAAGCTTATTGAGAAGTTCAAGCCTGACGAGATATGGTTTGAGGAAATATTTGAAAATGCAAATCCGAAAGGGTTTAGGTCGCTTGCAAGACTGCAAGGCTTCATAGCACACATTGCCCACAAACACAATGTTAAGTATACCATTATAGAGGAATCAAAGTGGATAACGGCGTGGGGCAAATACGGCAGAGGTGTAAAGCGACCAGAACGAAAAGAAGATATAAGGCAGAAAGTAAACGATTATTATAATCTTGATATACAAGTAGACGACGTATCTGACGCTATCGCTATCGGGCGATATGCAGTTGAGACTCAAATCTAACTTTTGTGCTTATTTCAACACGGATATAAGCGAGAAAGTAAACTAATAAAAAGGAGATTTTAACATGAGTAAACTTACAGACGTTATCGGCAAGAACTTTGCCCTCAAGAACACAACCAAGCGCATTAATAGCGCACCTGTCACAATCAAGACCTATCTTGACGTAGACACATTTGCGTCAATCGTGCAGACTGTAGCGCAGTCCTCATTCGTGGACGGTGAATATCACGCAGAAAATCGCGAGATAGCTCGTCGCTACTCTATCATCAAGTACATGACCGACATTGAGCCTGAAGATGCTGATGTAAACGAGATATTCAAGACAACGCAGGGCGGCAACTGGTATTCGCAGATTGAAGCCGACGTTGTGAAGTTGCCTGTTTGGGGCGAAGTGGAGTCTGCGATTGACAGGCAGATTGACTATATCATAGCAACAAGGCAGACCTCATTTGACAAGCTTTGTGCTGACTTATCGGCAATAATTAATACGGATAACACACAGAATCTTGCCGATATTAAGGAAGTGCTTGAAAAGCTCGACAAGGTAGACAAGCAGGAGTTTGTAGAGGCTGTTGTAGAACAAAGCGTAAAGAAAACTAAAAAGAAGTGAGGAGATGATGACATGGCTTCTATTGCAGAACAGCTTAAACGCATAGTTATTAAAAAGGCAAAACTTGCTAATGGTAAAACGGTAGAGCAAAATCTCAAAGAAGCTGTGGATTATCTTTATGACTGTATACAAGACGAGATTGACTTCATGTATGACAGTTACAGCCCAAGTTATTATAAGCGCAGACCTGATGGTGCAAACCTGCGGACTGCGCTATACGCCGAAGATTTCATACAGGCAAGAATAAAGGACAACCGTATTAAGTTGTCCCTCAAATTTAGCAACAATGTGTGGGCGTGGAACTTTAACAAAGACCATAGAAGTCCAGTTAATGTGCTTATGCTAAACGGTTGGTGTTGGCATGGTTATACTGGCGAAGAAGATAGATTTAGACGTTTTGACGGATATGATTATATTAGCAAAGGAGTGCAAAAATTCAATGCAAGCAACCGTTGGGGCGTAACAGTTTCATGGGATGTAGATATATCTGACTGGTATTAAGAAAGAGTGGTGATGAAATGGACGATAACAGAATTGAAATAGTGGCGAGTTTGGACATACCCAAGACCGTCAGTACAATTGAAAAAGATTTAGAAGAAGTTAAAAAGCGATTGGATGCCAACAAAGCATTATCAATAGCTTGTAGTCTCGACACAAACAGTTTGGCTACTCTGCAAAATCAAGTTAGCGAAATATCTAAAAAACTGAAAATAGATATTCCCAAAATAGAAATACAGGCTGGTACTGGACAATCGGCGCAAAACATCGAGAATGTTGCTAAGAGTGTCGAAACTGTAACAAACAAAGTTCTCACTTTAAAGAAAACGCTTGCGGATTTAGATAGTAGGTTTGTTGAGCCGTTTAAGGTTGCGACAAATGCAGACGGGATAATCAACGCCGAGCGTACAATGGCTACAATACAAAGTCGCCTATCATCATTGGGTACTGTTACCGTTACAGGCAAATATAACGATCAAGAGTCGGCGGATAGTATAAATAAGATAATTGCGAGAATACAGGCTGCTTCTGGCGAGGTTAGAGAACTTAATTTCTTGCTTGATTCTACTGGTCAAAAGTTTGAGTATATTGGTGGTTCTTATTCTGACAAGGGCGTTGGCAAAATACAGCAAGATTTAGCAAGACTAAGTAAAGAGCTTGCTAATTTCGAGGCAAGCCACAAATCAATCGAAAGTGGTTTAATTGAGCCGCTGACCACAGCTCGTAACGCCATTATTGATTTAGAGTCTGGCGTTGGCTCTGTGGAATCCGCACAGAAGGCACTTGATAATCTCAAGACGGCTGCGGCTAATATCGGAACGTCGCTAAAATCGACTGGAAGTTCCTTTAATATATTTGATAACGCAATTAACAAAGCTAAAAATTTTGATAATACGCTTAATGCGTTAAGAAAAGATATAGATGCTCTATCAGATGAGTCCGCGAAATCGTCTTTGGGTGACAATCTTGCAAATGCAAGTAAAAATCTCGTAGAGTTGCAGCGGATTGAAAGTGAATCTGGTCGTGGCTTAGAATGGAGTAAGAAATATGGAGAAGTAAGCCAAGCCATTCAAGATATTACCAATGGTTTAAAGGCGGCTCAAAAGGAAGAAAAGGCTCTTAGTCGAGAAACTTCTTTATCTAATAAGATTAAGAAACTCTCAGCAGATATGCAAGCGTATGCTTCTGCTAATAAGAGAGCCATAGATTCTACCAAGCAAATGTCTGACGGCACAACTTTCGCCTCCAAGTGGGCGGACTTGACATCTCGTATGGCGAAAGGCGCGGATTTGAGCGCGAGTGAAGTTAAACATCTTGGCGAGGAGTTCCGCATCTTTGGTAAAGAGGCTGAAGCCGCAGGACTCAAAGGTGAAAGTGCTTGGGGTAAATTCTTAAATTCATTCAAACTAATGTCGAGCTACATTACCGCGAATATGGTCTTTAATTTTGTCAAGAGGCAGATTAGAGATATGGTAAACGAGGTAACGGCGCTTGACACGGCAATGGTTGAACTTCGCAAGGTTACTGAAGCGACCGAAGAAGATTTCAGAAAATTTCAGAAGTCTGCGGGCAATACCGCCAAAGAGCTCGGTGCGAGCATAACCGACGTAATCAACGCCACAAGCACCTTTGCACGACTGGGTGAATCTTTGCCCGACGCGGAGGAGCTCGGTAAGGTTGCGATACTTTATCAGAATGTCGGCGACGGCATAACTGAAACACAAGCGGCAGAAGATTTAGTGTCTACGATGAAAGCCTTTAATATAGAGGCGCAGAACTCGATAGAAATTGTAGACAAATTTAACGAAGTCGGCAATAACTTCGCAATATCTTCTGGTGGTATAGGTGAGGCTCTCAAACGCTCTGCTTCCGCGTTAGCGGCTGGAAATAACACTCTGAGCGAAAGTATAGCGCTTATCACCACGGCAAACACTGTCGCCCAAGACCCGACCACTGTCGGACAGGGCATCAAAACCGTATCACTTCGTCTCCGTTCAACCAAGACAGAGCTTGAACAGATTGGTGAGGATGCAGAGGGTGCGGCTGAAAATATATCGAAGCTCAGACAGCAGATGCTTGCGCTTACAGGCGTAGACATTCAGCTTGACGACACAACATATAAATCAACATATCAGATTCTTCTCGAAATCTCTAAGGTGTGGGGTCAACTTGATGACCTCTCGCGAAGCTCAGTTCTTGAGCAGCTATTTGGCAAACGTCAGTCGAATATAGGTGCGGCAATCCTCGAAAACGGCGAGTTGCTTGAAAAGGTTTACAAGACCGCCGAGGGTTCTGCGGGCTCTGCACGTCGCGAGCAAGAAGAATACGCGAAGTCGATTCAGTATTCTATTGACAGCTTAAAGGCGGCATACCAAGACCTCGCTCAGACGGTCGTAGGTAGCGACTTTATTAAGGGCGTGGTAGACACCGCCAAAGAGTTTTTAGAGATACTGACAAAAATCATCGACAAGTTCGGGACACTCCCGACTTTACTTACAGGGCTCGCCGCTGTCGGCAGCTTCAAAGGGATAGGTAAACCTAACCGAATATGCCTAACCTCGCATTGTTACGAAATTGTTGCGGGGTGATACGTCCCTCACAAATGAGCTTTTTAATTGCTGGAAGTACCCAAAGCCGCGTAGACTACAACGTAGCAACCACTGGTTGCAAGCGTGAATGTTGCGAAAGCAGAAAAAATTATGCGGATAACCCATGCTCAAAAGCTAAAGGTTGTTTAACGGTTAATCAGCAGCCAAGCCCGCAAGGGAAGGTTCAGAGACTAAAAGAAGCTGTGGCGTAACACCACAAAGATATAGTCCATAGGCGCAGAAATGCGTTGGTTTCAAAGAGGATTCTCCCCTATTGTTTTGCGCTACTGCAAGCGTGGAGAAAGCAGAAAAATCGTACCCTTAGTTCCGTCCACTGGATTAAAGAGTTTGAATCCTGACCAAATTACTGGTGAACTCCCATTATCTTATGGGATATGAGCGATAGTGTTCACGCACATATTCCAGTGCGCCGTAACGTATACGATAATATGCTCTAACGTGTACGGGTTTATAAACAAAACTCATTTTTTCATCACCTCATAATTCAGTCTCAGTGAATGGAATTAGGGGTACGATATTCAACTATTTTGATAATTCTTTTTTAATTTTTAGAACGTCCCCAAACAACAGGTCAACGCCTTTGCGGTGAAGAACGAGGACTTTCTTTGCTTTATGAGTAATGCGCTTGCGCACTTTCTCACAAAGTTGTACTGGCTTACCATGCGGATCGTTATACTCATTCAAAATAAACTCTTGTGTTACAGGACACATATTCTGGATTAAAACCGCTTTCTTTCTGCCGAGGATGTGGCAGAAATCAATGGTGTCACACTTACCATAACGACCAACTTTATTGTTGTAAATACGTTCAAATTTATCCACTTTAGAGGAAATCGGCACAAGCCAAAAGATGTGGCTATCCTCTGTAAAGGCACAGAAATACGGGCGGTTATGTTCATTGTTATTCATAAACTTTGGATTTGCAAATTGTTGTGTATATTCTGGCTTGAGAAAATAGAAGTGACCTGTAATCATAAAATACTCCTAATAGTAAAGCCCTGCGATTAGGCAAGGCTTTAGATTTGAGTCTGACGATTTATTAGTCGCATATCAGAGAGCGACAAACATTCATATCCGATGATTTATTAGACGCTAATCGGGAGCGACACGACACGGTGCGGATTGCTCCGCAAGGTTATTATAGCACAAGCAAGAGATTTTGTCAAGAGGTTATTTTGATATTAAAACATATAGAGTGGTGCTTACAATGATAGATATAATGCTAATCGCAATACAAATCTTGCCCGACGCGTTCTTATCTTCGTCATCGCTTGCAATAAACACGCCACCTACAATTAAACCAATAAGAGGTATTATGAAGCTGATTATATACTGGAATAAGAACGAGGGGGATTTGCCATTATAATCATCGTTGTCGTCTTTCACATCTTCTGCGGTTATAATCCCAAGCATTTCGTTGCATATTCTATCTAAATAAGGTTTGTTGTTTATAGGTTGACCACAATATGTGCAAGTTGTAGAATTAAAATCATTTTGCGCGTCACATTTAGGGCAAGGGATTAGCTTTGGTGTGTGCTTAGATATGTATTCATTTTTACACTTTTCATAATAATCTCTAATAATGTTCATCTCGTCAATGGTATATAAATCTTGTTGAGTGTCTAATATAATCTTTAAATCTGCGATTGAATATTTTTTAATTTCGTTGATAAGATTATTTTTCATAACATCAACCCCTTTCTTCTATTATATTATAACAAATATTTTCTAATTTGTCAAGTTAAAAATCAAATAAAAAAACGATTTTTAATATATGATATTCGGTTCTGACATTAGTAAATTTGGCAATGATATAAAGAAGATAACAACGAGTTTAGACGATTATAACTATTCTCTTAATAAAGCTAAATATGTCCAAGAGGCTTTTGATGATGAGATTAGCGGCTCGAATGTCGGACTAAAAAATTATCTATCAGGGCTTAATGGTGCAGAAGCAACAATGGGCGGGTATGTCAAATCCCTCGTGGTTGCTCGTGCTAAGACTATTGCATTACAAGTTGCAACCGCAGCTCTTAATGCGGCTATATCATTTGGGTTAAGTTATGCTTTATCATTAGTTGTTAAACAAATTGACGAGTGGTATCACGCAGAAGAAAAAGCTGCTGAAGCCGCAAAAGAGTTGCGCGATTCTGGTCATCAATCTATAGAGGCTATGGGCGAGGAAATCAATTCGTTAGATTCAATAATGGATAGATACCTTCAACTTTATACTTCTACAGATGATTTAGTTGGAATCCAAAAGGAATTATCTTCAATGCAAGGCGAATTAATATCCAAATATGGCGAAGAAGCCGAGGGTATTGATTTGGTTAATGGCAAATTATCGGAAGAAATTGAAAAGATAAGACAGTTAAAAAAAGAAAAGGTTGAAGATTACATTTTCGATACCGAAAATCAAAAGAGGTACAAACAAGCCGTTGAATCGCTTGAGGGTACTGACAAAAATGCAAGAATTGCCGATTCTGATTCAACTCAATTTTATCGTGCAAAGATAAAAGCCGATACAACAACCGACTTGTCTAATATGTTAAAGCTGTTCCATGACACAGGGGTTGCTTTTGACCATATAGCTACTGATATGTGGGGCAAAGAAGCTGACATTGCAGTTATGGGTACTTTAGAGGAGCAAGTTGAGGGCTGGAAAAAAATAGCCGACACTTATAAAGAAATCGACGGATATGACGAAGATATTTATAAGGGCTTAATGGCGCAATACGTAGCGGCAAGAGCAAAATATGAAGTTGATAAAGCCGATGCCGACCAAATGGAGCGTCAAACCAAATATTATAATTCGTTTGAAGTTCCACAAGACGTATTAGATAATTACAATTCTTTGATTGATAAAGCCAAAGAATTAAATCACGTTATTGCGGGTGATAATACCACTATAAAAAAGAGACAAGCGGCGCAAAGCCTTGATGAGATTAGGCAAGAGCTAAATAAAATTGGGGCAGACTATCCTTCTTTGCAACAAGACGTAGATTCATTGTTTTCTTCCTTTGAAACAGGAGCTTCTGGTGCAATTACAGCAATCGAAAGTATGTCTGAGGCTTGGTATGAAAGCTATGACGAATTAAAGAAAACGACGTTAAAGAATATCGACGCTATGAAGTCAGCACTTCAGACGCTTGCTAATGGCAACGGTATTGACAGAGATGCATTTATGGACTTGTATAAGTTGGATGACGAATTAGGCACTAAATATTTAAGTCCTGCAAGTTTTGATAGTATTAGTGGACAATTTAAAGTCACAGAGCAACAACTTATTGACCTGAAAGATGCTTATATTCAAAAACAAATTCAATCTATAGAGCTCAAACAAATTGAGTTGCTTAATGCTAAAAAAGCCGCGCAAGAAGAAGTAGCTTCAATTCGGGCTGAAATGAACACGTGGTCTGAAATGCGTAAAAACTCTCACAATCCTAACTATTATCAATACGTTGAATTGCAGAATCAGTTAGAGACGGCAGAACAAAAAGTTGTTGAGATTGGAGAGGATTGGGATCGCAATAATGTTGTGTTGCAATATTACAACGGAAGTCTTGGTGACACAGTAGACCGTCAGCAAGCGCTTAACAATCTTACTAAAGAACTCAATGAAGAAGCGGACACTCTTTTAAAGGCACAGGAATACAAAATTGATTCCGTTATAGAGGGTTATGAAGCTGAAAAATCTGCTATTGAAGCCTCTAAAGAAGCAATGGAGGAGCAACTCACGGTCTTGCAGGAACAGAAAGACGCTCTCGAAGAAATTACTGAGAATTACGAAAAGGTTGCAAATACCGTTCAAAACGCTATCAAGGAACAGATTGAAGCAATTAAGGAGCAGAACGAGGAGCGTGAAGAAGCTCTTGACCTCGCGGAGAAACTTGCAAATCTCGAAAATGCTAAAAACAAGAAAGTTCGTACCTATACAGAAGCGGGCGGTTGGCAGTATGAGGCTAAGAAGTCAGATATTGATAAGGCTCAACGGGAAGTAGATAAGGCGCAAGCTAATCAAGATATTAAGGTCTTAGAGGAATATCTGAAACAATGGGAAGGTGTTACTCAAAAAAGGCAAAAAGCAGAAGATGAGCGACTTGCCGAGCAGATACTTGGTGCTGATTGGCGTGATAAGATTGCCGAGCAGGACTTAGATATTCTTAATGATTACGAAACGGAATATGATAAGTATGCCGACGAGCTCAGTCGTGTTTCTAATGTAGAAATGGTGGCTGTAAATAAGAGTATCGAAGCCTCAAACAAACAGATTGCAGCCGTTGATAAAGAAATTAAGAAATGGCAAGAATACAAATCTAAGGTGCAAAATGTTGCGAAAGAAGCCAAAGACTCGGTTCAAGATTTTTATAAAGAAGCCTACAATATTTCATTAAGCATGGGTAGTGACGAGGGCGATATGGCTCGAAATCTTGATTCGTTTTATAAAAAGTATTCGACTATCATAAGCAAATTAACTCAAGCCCAAGATGAACTCAATGAGTCTGTTGCGGGTATGGACTATTCTTCTTATGACAACCGCATAGACGATATTGAAAAGAGACTTGATAGGTTAGAGGTAGACGAATATGGTATTAGGAGAGCTATCGTTAAAGAAGATTTGTCTAAGTATAATCAAGATGTTAATTCGGCTTGGGACGCATATTTACGAAAAATAGGCGCATACGCAGACGGCGGAGTGAATACTTATACGGGACTTGCAATGCTCCACGGAACAAAGCAACGCCCCGAGCTCGTGCTCAATTCGACCGATGCGGCAAAGCTCTATAATGCGCTACACAACTCTCCCGCGCTAACACCTTCTGCTATTACGGGCAATATGCGAATCGCACAGAATTTGGGCAAGAAATCCGACACGGCAAACGCGGTCACATTTAACGGCACAGTAATCAATCTCCCCAACGTACAGAACGCGGAGCAATTCGCGAGACAAATGGAATCCTATATGCAGACGGTTCTGACCGAAAGTCAGGTATTCAAGCCGCGCAGATAACTAACAGGCGCATACTTCGGTGTGCGCCTAAACTATATGAAAGGAGGCGGTAACTTGCTACAATACCCAACAAATGTAAGTCCTGAGAACACGGCGAAACCTGCGAACTCAACGGTTATGTCCTTCACGTTCAACGGAGACAGGCTCTCGTACTACAACATTAAAGCGACGGATATGGCGACTGGCGAAAAAATCGGTATTGGCTATTGGGGCGAAGCAATGGAAAGCCACGGCGGTTGTCCCGCGTTTAACGGCGACCAAATAACAATGGCGACCAGCGCACAAGGGCTTACGGACGGTCACGACTACGTGTGGCAAGTGATGATGGCGCAACGCGACCTTGCGGGCGAGAATAATTTGTACGACATTCCCGTATGTCGCGGGTCTATTCAGAGCGGCGGCTCGGGCAGTCCCACGGTGCTTTTCATTGACAAACATTTGCCGCTGTATGAGTGGGGCTATAACGGCAACGACGGCAAGTATTACCCCACGAAGGTTGACGATGTGGTGATGGCTGGCATGGTGATAGAGATAAACGGCGAGAGGCGGTTTATCGAGAATTATCTGCCAGCGGACACATACGACCAGTATGGCGCGGTCACGATAGACTCGGCGTTCACGAATTTGCCGACTACGGGCGCACGCTATCAAATATATTCAAATTATCTTATCAGCCCGCAATATTATTTCATGTGCCGTGCTCTGCCGAGTTTGACGCTCGAATTAGGGTATCAACATAATCCTGATGATAGTTTGTATGTTACAGGCGCTTACTCACAGGCAAATAACACGCCTATAAAGTATTATGAGATGACGCTCTATGCACAAACGAGTGATACAGAATCGGCTTCAGCTATCGAGATTGAGAAATCGGGTAAAATATTCTCTCAGAGATTGGAATACTTATTCAAGAATTGTTTTGCCAGATTTATAGATGATGAAGGCGAAGATATATCCAAGGTGTATTATCGTGTGGTTTGCGATATGGTTACTCAGGATAACGTAACTTATTCCGCATATACGATGATTGATATAGAAGGAATTGACGACTACTCGCCCATCGAAATTACTCACGTATGGCATCCTATTAACGGCTATGGTTGTTGTTACGATAAGAACAATGCGGGTGGAAGCACTCGATATTATCGTACAGACCTCAATACAGGCAAAACCGTGCGCTTAACTGGCAAAGAAGTTCAATTTGACTTCAAGGTTTCTACTAAAGGCAATTATGAATATACTACAATTCCTTATAATGCAACAACGGGTCAACCTTATCTGCGTAGCATAAGCCACTGTAATGTCAAGACGAATTTTGACGGATATTTCATTTCAGCCCTTGAGCCTAATGGCGAAAACAGTTACACGCTCACAGATACTTGGAAGTTTATATGTGATATAGAAAACACAACGGTTGCGCAGAATCTTGGCAACGTTCTTCAGGTCGGATATAGTAAATATACCACCATGTCCTCGACAGAGGTCAACTACATGACTGGTACGCTATCGGGTTATGTTGGATATTTCAATTGTTGCGACCACAAATATCACGATGACATTTCTCTTGTAAGGGCTTGGCGCGAGTTTATCTCCGCCCCTCACCCGTTCTTGTTAAAATCGCAAAAGGGCGACGTTTGGGTTGTCAATATAGTGGAGAGTCCATCTGTGGAATATCAGGAAGATTATTACAAAATACCGACACGTTTCACGTTCTCGTGGGCTGAATGTGCGGACGTTGATAATATTCAGATTGAGTATTATCTCGCACAAAGCGGCGGCGACACATCTATATTTGAAGATTCTGAGCAGTATCGTTGTGCTCGTGATATACCCGACGAGTACGACCCGACAAGCGAAGCGGATTATATTTATACAATTGAAAATGGCAAAGCTATCATTATTGCATATATTGGTAATTATAAGAATCCGCAGATTCCTAATACACTTAATGGTAAAATAGTCACTCAGATATGTTCGACAGCGTTTTATGAGGCAAACATTAATACCGTATGCTTGCCCGATAACATACAGATTATTGAATAAGGAGGCGATGTTATGGCTGGAAGCGGAACACAAGTTGACCCTTGGGTTGTTAATAATTGGGACGAATTTTCGGAGTATAATGTCGTCGATAATATTGGCAGTTACGTGAAATTTGCAAATCGTACCACTATCAATTTCGGGCACGTTTACCCGCAAGGTTTTACGACGAATACGGGATTGGTTATTTACCCTAACATTATAGGCAACGACGCACATTGGAGGCATTTGGTAATTTTCGGCAATAAGTTTAGTACCAAGGCTATAAACTTCAAGGGGACGGTCGAGGGGCTTTATATCGACGGATTATTTGTGAACGAGGTTCTTTCAATCATTGAGCTCGAAAATGACGCGGAGAATTTGCGTGTAACTTGTCAGTTTAAGGGTGGTTCTACCGCTGACGTGTATATGCTATCTAAGGCGTATTTGCAGAATTTTACGCTAACCAATTGCCAAATGGAGTTTAAGGGTAAATCTCGATTTGTGTATTTCTTAGGGGGCGGACAAGCAAATCATGTGCGGCTCAACAATTGCGAAATATATCTTGATTGGGATTGCCAATGTGGACAGCTTGACAGAATTGACCTTAACGCGAGTACCATTAAGGGTATTGCAAAATGCTCAACGTGGCTTTCGATTTACGACACCGTAAAACAGGTTGGCGATACAACTTATCCCGATTCACTGATTGATTTAAAGGCGGACACACCTACTGCGAGATGGGATAGTTATCCTGACCAACCCGTCCCCGATGCGGCGGCGTTTTATAATTCAGACAAAATGACATTTACTGTCGGTACAACCAGTTGGACAGGGCTTGATTCAGCAACGCTGGCTGACGAAACGGCTTTGAATAATGCTGGTTTCACAACTGGCGGTGACAGCCCGTGGGAGTTTGACGCGAATGAATTATGGCAATCTGATTGGATAACGATAAATCGTCTTGGTGCTTTTAATGGCAATGTTCAACTTAGAGAAATCGGCGACGAGGATTGCATATTCCCCATGACCACAAATTCAATTGGGCGATACTCTTTTTCAATAAATCAACTTGATAGAGCTACGTTGCCGACAAGTTGTACTTATTACAGTACGTCATTTAAGTCTGGTATGTTAATCACAGGCGGCACGCTAATAGAATGAAAGGAGGGATTATATGGCATTAGGCGGAAGCGGAACAAGCTCAGACCCCTACATCGTCCATGATTGGAGTGAGCTGTTAGAGGCATTCGACGGAGTGTCAGAAAACTATATTGAGCTTGCGAATGATATTGAAGCTCCCGAGGGAAATGTAACAGTATCAACCACAAACACACACACACTTGATGGCAAAGGGTATGCGATAAACAACCTCTGCCATTCGGGAACGGATAGCGCGGCAATTACCCTTGCGACACCCTCGGGTCAACAAGTGGAACGGTGGATAAAAAACATTTCCTTCACAAACCTATATCTGACTGGCGGATATGCCATAGATATTAACCCCAATAATGGTGCAGACATTGTTAAAAATGTTGGCTTTTCGGGTCGCGTTGACAATGCGGCATTGATTCGAGCCGCGTATCAGAATTCACCGCGAATTAATGCTGATGTGCAGAAAATTGCGGCAAATATCGAAACAAGCACGGGAAACTGCAAAATCTTAGTTAATCGGTATAGTGGGAATAATGATAAGAATACTATTTATTATGGTAATATAAGGGTGAAATACTTGAATTGCTCACCGCAAGTCGCACTTACGGATTGGTCATGGGATAATACATTGTTCGATATCACCGCAGAAAATGCAAACATCGCAGTTAATCTCGGCAACAACATCAACAACTGCTGTGTTATCGGCAAGGGAAGCGGAGTGGGCTACACAACCGCTTCGGGCAAGAATATCGTTGAGAATGCCTTGCCTGTAACCACAATCGCGGGTGTTGTATATAGCCTTACAACCGCACAGATGAAGGACGCACAATATCTTCACGATACTGTCGGCTTTCCGATAGGAGTTGAGTAACGTGGCGATAAGAACTATTGATGTGCTATCATATGGGATAGAACAGGGAACGCTCGCAAGCGGCATACCAACAGAATCTTCAACTCGTGTCCGCTCTATTAATTATATACAACTCCCCGCGACTTTTGTCGGAAGAAAACTCACAGCCAGTGCGACAGTATCGACAGGGAAAACTATTCAAGTTGACCTTGTTGGCTATGTAACAACATCTCCGCCAAATACTTGTGATATAGGTTGGTATAATTCACCGTACACATTTGATTTATCATCATATCAAACCACGATGTATTTCAAAATGTGTTTAAAATATTCAGACACATCAAATATTACGCCTTCCGAAATAACAGGTTGTAAGGTAACGTATGATGATGGAATAGCCTTTGAGATAGGTGAAAACGGCTATCCTGTGCCGATTGACGCGCCTGACATCATCGAGCCTGCAATGACAGCACCGTATCCTGCACAGCTATGGCGAATAAGTCAAGAGTGGAACAACGGATATCCCTTCAACTTGTTGCAACCCAATATAGAATATACCCCTCCTCCTCCGCCCGCGCCGACCGTTGACCCGCTCGAATTTTACGACGAGTACAATGCGGAATATCTCTATGCCTTACGGCAAAAACATCGCCGCTATAAGATTCGCGTAGAACTCCTCGGCTATTACGAGAACGTCATTGGTGAAATTACCCGCGACGTATCTCTTGGCTCATCGGGGCAAGTTACAATAAACAATGAACAAATCACACGACGCTCATGCTCGCTGAATCTCATTAACGTGGAAAAGAAGTATCTGCCGTCGCAAGATAGCGCGATATGGTTTAATCGCAAGTTCAAATTGTGGCTTGGCATAGAGGTTGGCAAAAAAACATACTGGTGGAGCTATGGCGTGTTCTACACACAAAAGGCGACGTGTGACGGCGATACGGTAAGCATACAAGGCGTGGACAAAGGCGGCGCTTTGGACGGCACGATTAAGACGGGAATGTTGGATACCTCTTGTATCGTAGAGGCTGGCACGACGTTGACCAACGTTATTAAAGACACATTGATGTGGAACGAATTTAGTTCCCCGTATCTGAATCATAGGACGGGCGCGTCAGCATATCCCGTAGACCCAATAACGCCCATAATAAGCACAAAGTTTGACGGAATCCGCACGCAGAACGAAATCACCATAAACAGCAACGACTACATCTCGACGCTTTTCAGCTCTATCGCTGACGGTTACGGCGCGGACGCGTACTACAATACCAACGGACACTTCTGCTTTCAGGTAATGGCGGACGAAAGCCGCATAGACGGCTACCGCTTTATGGCGCACCAGTGGGACTTCTCAGATGAGGACGATATGTACAGCAACGCGAGCGTGGACTTTAACCTCGATGGCTATAACGTCGTTACGGTCTACACAAACGAGAGCGACCTCGAAAACGTGTCGTACACGGCGGCAAACAATAATCCCGCGTCACCTTTGCGACTTGATGGCGCGGGCATACGTCGCATGGCAGACGTTGAAATCCCATACGTGAACGTACCACAATCCGAAATGCAAGCGCGGTGCAAGGCATACGCGGACTATCTGCTTATGAAGGAAGCAATGCAAGGAATGTCAATCACGTTCTCTTGCCCGATAATCCCGCACTTGGACGTAAATCGCACAATTGGCATAACAGACAAAAGGTATAATCTTGACCACGCGACTTTCGTGGTGAATAGTATTACAATGCCTTTGAGCGCAGAGGCAATGACAGTAAACGCAACCCAAACATCATGGTTGCCCGACAATACAGGAATTGAGGGAGGTGGCATATGAACACGATAGTAAAACTCATTGACGAGCGCGTGCAAGCCGCCCTCCTCGATGCCGATTTTATCTCTATCGCGCCGTGCAAGGTTTTGGCTTTACAGGCTAACAACTACGTGCGCGTGGAGATGATTTCGGATAAACGTATTTTCACTGTAAAGAATCTGAGTGGCTCGCTGATTGAGGTCGGCGACGAGGTGAAGCTCGCGTATCGCGGGTACATCAGCAACTCTACGTCTTATGTTGTGGCGGCGCAAAGCAAACATAGCGCGGACTTAGAGTTTACCGCAAGCGAGGATTTGGCGGATTCGTCAGTGATTCAAATTCGCATGACCGATAATGCTGTTCTCGCGGCGTTTCAAATAACGGCGGAATCGGCAATTTCGGCTGACACCGCTATCGCAACAGTGGCAAATGTTTACCCGTTCTCTGTGGGGGCAATTTCGGGGAGTTATTACGGTGTGCTCCGCAATTTGTCGGACAGCGCCGTCTATGACATAGAGGCAAAGTTTGAGGACAACACACTCCACACGGGCAAGTTATCTTTTATTTTACACAATGCAATAGGGCAAGGCGACACGCTTGTAGGACAAGTGTTCTGCTTACTGCCCGCGTAAGAAAGGAAAGTGATGAGTTATGGCAAACAGATATTCTGTTATTAATGGAGACTTATACGCAAATGGTGTCGTAAATGAAATGAAAGTTTCAACTGGTTCAGACATCAGAATTAAGGCTTCAGGCACAGGCTCTTGCAAGGTGGTTGGCAAGCTGACCGCTAATGGCGATTATAAGGTTCTTTCTCTGGTTAGATTAAAGGACTTTGCAGTTGTAGACACTATAACTGATAATGAAATTTACGCCGCCGACGCAAGTGGTCTGCACACAATCTCGCTTGATAGTGCAAGCGGTTTTACTAATGTATGGGCGACTATTCTTGCGTGAGGAGGTGTTTTAATATATGGATATAGTAACATTAGGCGCGGCTCTTAACGGTTCTGCGGAATATGTAAACTCCCACTTTAAAGGCGGTTCAAACATTCAGATAGTAGATAATCCTGACGGAACACAGACAATCAACGCATCTGGTGAGGTAAGTTCCGAAGATACTGTTGCAAGAGCTGATATCGCGGCTATTAAGGACGGAGAAACACTTGATAGCTTTGGTGACGTTGAGACTGCTCTCGATGATAAAGCTGATAAGTCAACAACTTATACAAAAACAGAAGTTGACACAGCTCTCGGTTCAAAACAGAATACGATTTCAGACCTTGCGACAATCAGAAGCGGTGCGGCTCTTGGTGCAACAGCAGTACAGCCCGAAACAGGCAAGGGACTGTCAACGAATGACTATACTAACGATGAGAAATCGAAACTCGCTGGTATAGAGGTACAGGCTAACAAGACAACAGTCGATTCTGCTCTCAACGGAACATCCACAAACCCTGTACAGAACAAGGTTGTTAAGTCAGCGCTCGACGGCAAGCAGGCAACACTCACCACAGCACAGCTTGCAGCAGTGAACAGCGGTATTACATCTGCGGACGTGGAGCAAATCGAAACAAATAAAAACAATATTTTATTAAGCCTTATTATGCCATTTGCGACTAATAATTATAATGTATCTAATTTGAGTGTAAAGGCTAATGCAACTATCGACACATCAACTGGTATAATCACTCAAACCACGACCGACACTCAAACAAATCTGAGATTTCAAATGTCGGCGTTTAATGGCAATACATTAGTGCGGTATCTTACAGATAATATAATTATGACAAATAACGGCGTATATTACCTTACATTCACGAAATCATCTGATTATAATACTCTTGTTTTCGGTCATAATGGTTCGGCGGCAGATTTCAAAGTAGCCCTGCCTGTATCTGCTTTAAGTAATGGCGACTATATCTTCAAAATTAATATACTTAATTGTATACAGGGAAACGGGGCTTATAGCTTTAACGATATTGCAATAGTAAAGAAAACAGGGGCATATATAGTATAATCGTATTGCAATAAAAAGGTGATTTGATATGGAAATAATTAAATTTTTAGTAGGATTATTAATAGCGGGAATTGGTGGTAGAGCCGTAGGCTATTTGTATTATAAGAAAAGGTAATTTCATCGGATTTAAAACAACGGTATATAGCCAAAAAGTGGCTGTCGTTTTTAAGCAAATGGGCGCAATCATTAGTTTGGTTGCGCCTTTACTATGAAAGGAGGTGCGCCAATGCACGAAATATTCAAGAAGTTATCAAACCGCATGGTTGGGGCTATGATGATCCACACTCAGCTCACGGAACTGTTCAACTTCATAGACCTCGAAGCCGATGCTAAACGGCAGAAGAAGCAACTTCACGACGAATCTGATGGTCTTTTGAAGTTAGAGAAGTATGCCGCGCAACATCATCACATACTGATAACGTCAGATAATCCACCGCAAGTGGATATATTGAATCTGGACATATTAGAACGTCCAAACGATAAGCTATCGCCAGATGACAAAATTCATCTCATTCAGTACGCCCTTAAAGAGTGGATTGAGTGGGAAAAGAAAAGCAAAGTAATATACGAGGACTCCTATCGCAACCTTGTGGATATGTCAGAGATAGCCGCCGCAGACTTTGTTTTGCAATACGTTAAGGACGTTGACAAAGAACTGAGAGATGCAGAACTACTTTACAGAGTGAGAGATGCTATTGATTGGGACTTGGCAACTATTTACGATGAGCAAGCAAGAAAGGCATAAAGAGGGCTTATGTATGTAAACTTTAATGAAAACCCTCGTGGGAACTACTACGCTGGCGATTGCGTGATAAGGGCTATTAACATTGTTACAGGAATATCGTGGGACGAAATCTATACTACTCTTTGCGCCGAAGGATTTTACTTAGGAGATTGGGGCAATACAAACGCATCGTGGGACTGGTATCTTAGAAGTTTGGGTTTTAAGAGATATATCTGTCCTAATGACTGCCCGTTCTGCTATTCACTTGTAGATTTTGCAAACGATCACCCGACTGGCAAATACATCGTGGCGACTGGTACTCACGCCGTAGCGGTAGTTAATGGTGATTATTATGACGCTTGGGATAGCGGTCATGTAATGCCGATATATTATTACACGAAAGAAGGTGAGTAAATGGCTTATGGAGTTCCTTACTTCCCTACTGGCGGATATAATTCTTACGGGCAACAATATCCTACGAGTCCGCCAATGCAACAATCGCAAATTACAACTTTTATAAATGTGCCTTCACAAGATGTTGCGTATAGGTGGAACACTCCGCCTAATACAACAACAAACTTCATAAATGAAAACGAAGGCTGCCTTTATAAGAAATCTGTTGGAATGTCAATTCTTGAACCGCCCGTATTTGAAATATACGACATGGTTAAAAGAACCACTCCACAGGAGCAACAGCAACAAGAAACAACTACCGCAGTTGTGCCAGATATGTCGGAGTATATGACAAAGACAGAGTTTGAATCTTATAAAACAATTATTGATGATATGCAGAAAATAGTAAAGGAGTTGAATGGTGATGGGTAATCCTTTTGTGCAGAAACAGCCTGATATGAACGCATTATATCAGCAGTTTATGCAGAACCCTATGCAATATCTTACGGGAATGAATATCCCAAAGGAGCTTACAACTCCACAACAAATTGTACAATACTTAGCCGATAACGGCAGAATCCCGCCAATGCTTCAAGGGCGTGTAAACGCAATGCTTGGTAGGAAGTGAGTTATAGTGTAAAGCTATGGCTCACAATGAGTTATAGTCTTTACCTTTCTAATGGTATTAAGGCAATTCCGCCTTGATATATAAAACCCGTTCACACATACGGATGTGAACGCTCAACCCCTAAAAGTTATGGGGAGAAAGGAGGGCTTTATGGCTCTTACAGAAAACGGAATGGACACAACAATGCTCGTATCTCCTACTGGTGGTTACGGCGGTGGCAACGGACTCTTTGGTGGCGGAGACAGTTGGCTTGGCATACTGTTCCTTATTGCACTCTGTAACGGCGGCTTCGGCTTTGGTGGCTTTGGCGGCGGTTATGGCGCAATGATGGGAATGGGTATGGCAGACGGCTTTGGTCTTTATCCGTGGCTCAACAACAGCCAGAACATCAACGACGGATTCCGTGACCAGATGCTCAATAGCAATGTGACTTCTATTCGTGACGGCATACAGGGACTTAGCACTCAGCTTTGTCAGTGCTGCGGCGATATGAGGTACGACCTTGCTAACGGCTTTAACGGCGTGAACAATTCAGTCTTTGGTGCACAGAACGCACTTGCACAGCAGCTCTATGGCAACGAAATAGCAAACCTTGAAAGAAGTTATGCGGCTCAGACTGCTAATTCTCAGGGCTTAAATGCTATTCAGTCTCAGCTTGCTACTTGCTGTTGCGAGAATCGTGCGGCTACAGCTGACGTAAAGTACACACTCGCACAGGAAGGATGTGCAACAAGAACCGCCGACGCTCAGAATACTAATGCGCTTCTCACAGCCTTTAATAGCGGTATTCAGAGCATCAAGGATCAGCTTTGCTCAGACAAGATTGAGAGCAAGAATGACATCATCGCACAGCTTCGCTCAGAGCTTATGTTCGCTCGTGGACAGGCTTCACAGGACGTTCAGACGGCGGCTATCCAGCTTGGTCAGAGAAATCTCGCTAACGAGGTAGAGCAGTATGTAGCTCCTCGTGCTATCCCTGCTTATATGGTGCAGAATCCTAACTGCTGCACTAACGCTTGCGGTTGCAACGGCTCATTTTAATGATGGGCGGTGATAACTATGGCAGCAGAATACAGCGCAAACGCTACACAAGTAGTACAGGCTACCGCACCTGTAATCTTTACGGAGTCCCCTGTTCCTTGCAATGAGGGACTTGTATTCCATAGAGATGAAAGCGGAATCTTCTTACTCGCAAACAATACACCTCAGTCTAATTGCAGTTGTGGCTGTAGGCGTATTTATGAAACACTTTACAACGTGGAGTTCCACGGCAACATCAGTTTGCCCGAAGAACCCGCAGGAACAGTTGAACCTATCAGCCTTGCAATAGCTATAGGTGGTGAAACTGATCCGAGTTCCATTATGACAGTAACCGTACCTCTGGTTTCAGATGTATCAGGTGATAATGTTGGAGCTTCAATAATCGTGGCAGTACCAAGTCTTTGTGGCTGTCAGAGTGTTTCAGTACGCAATATAAGCACACAACCAATCAATGTGATGAACGCTAATATTATCTTTGAGTATATTGGCACTCGCAGAATTAGATGAAAGGTAGGTAGAGTATGGATAAGAAGTTAGATACCCTGTATGACCTTTGTGAGACGGTCTCAAAGGAACTTGAAAATGCAAACGAGAAGATTAATGGCTCTGGCGGAGAACTGAGTGCTGGCGATTTGGAGTATCTTGATAAGCTCACTCACACAATGAAGTCTCTCAAGACCACTATCGCTATGATAGAGGCGGAGGACGGACACAGTGGCTACTATATGGGCGGCAGATATTATTATGACAACTCTATGGAAAATAGAGGTGGTCGTTCTAATGGTCGTGGCTCATATGCAAGACGCGGTTCATACGCTCGTGGCTACAGCAGAGATGACGCAAAAGAGGATTTTATGGACGAGATAGAAGAACTCATGGAGAAAGCTCCTGATGAGCGCACTCGCAAGAAGTTTGAGCGTTTCCTTTCCGAAATGAAGTAAGCCCTTCGTGGTGGCGGTTAATTCCGCCACCCTCAAATGTTTGAAAATAATAGGCACAGCTAAACGGTTGTTGCCTTTAATATAGATAAAACAACCGACCGAAAGGGGTGGTAGCGGAATAAATAAAATCTGTATAAAAGGAGATGATGAAAATATTTAAGAGTTTTAAGACGGAAATCAATCCTACATTAGAGCAAAAGAATAAAATAGACAAAACGATTAATACCTGTAGATTTATTTATAATTTTTATCTTGCTTACAATAAAGAACTATATCTTAAAAACAAAGACTTTGTTACGGGCAAGGAATTTAGTGTATGGTTGAACAATGAGTATATCCCAAACAATTCTGATAAAAAATGGATTAAAGAAGTATATTCAAAAGCAGTTAAAAAATCTATTGAAAATGGGTATGCAGCTTTTATGAGGTTTTTTAAAAATCGAAGTGGTTATCCTCGTTTTAAGAAGAAAGGGAGATCTAATGTCACAATGTATTTTGTGAAGAATAATTCAAAAGATTGTAGATGTGAAAGACATAGAATCAATATTCCAACATTAGGATGGGTGCGCGTTAAAGAGAAAGGATATATTCCAACAACTCGAAGCGGACTAATTATTAAAAGCGGCTCTATATCTGTTGAAGCTGGTAGATATTATGTGTCTGTCCTCGTAGATATTCCTTCTATAGAACCTACAGTTTGCAACAACGAAGGTGTTGGAATTGATCTGGGTTTAAAGGATTTCGCGATTCTGTCAAATGGTCAATTATACGCAAATATTAACAAGTCAGAAAAAATCAAAAAGATTGAAAGACGTCTGCGTAGAGAACAACGGTGTCTTTCTCGTAAATATGATAAAAATAAGAAAGGAGGGGCTACTCAAAAAAATATACAAAAACAAAAGCTAAAAGTACAAAGGCTTTATAATAAGTTAAATAACATCCGCACCGATTACATTAATAAAGTAATAGCCGAGATAGTGAAAACCAAACCATCTTATATTGCTATTGAAGATTTGAATGTAAGAGGGATGATGAAAAACAAACATATTGCAAAAGCCGTAGCATCTCAAAAGTTTTATCAGTTTAGAACTAAATTAGCATTTAAATGCTTTGAAAATGGTATTGAATTGAGAATTGTAGATAGATGGTATCCCTCATCTAAAACGTGTCATTGTTGTGGTCATATCAAGAAAAAGCTGCAACTATCAGACCGAATTTATCACTGTGAATGTGGGTATGTAGCAGATAGGGATTTTAATGCCAGTCTGAATCTTAGAGATGCAATAACTTATACAATTGCATAATGAAAGCAAAATATAAGTATGTACCGAAGGCTATTTCGGGAATTTACGACTGTGGAGTGTACAAGAACTTGTGAGTAGTGTGTTTTATAACCACAAAAGCATATACGTTGAAGCAGTAAGAAATACCTGTGAAGGTTTCAATTCTCGATGTGTTTAAAGTATATTAAATACATTTTGAGTAGCAATGATAGTATGGCAAAAATCATTGACAAAAACTGGCTCAAAGCGGCAGGAATCAGAGCACTCAAGACAGTGGCTCAGACCGCAATCGCAACAATAGGAACATCGGCAGCAATTGAATCTGTAAATTGGAAAATCGTAGTATCGGCTTCGGCTCTTGCTGGTATACTCTCATTGCTGACATCTGTTGCGGGACTGCCCGAATTAGAAGATAAGGAGGCGGACGAGTAATGGACGAAAAGGAAATGGTCTTAGCTCCCGAGACAGAAGCGGAGCTCTCAAATGGGAAAGGCGACGACGAGGAGGAGGTGCAATAATGGCTTTCACAAATTCATCTTTAGTATCTTATACAAGGATTTCGCCTAATAGAAACTCACCGCGCAATCAGGCTATCACCAAAATCACAATACATCATTGCGCGAGCATTATGTCAGTCGAGCAATTTGGCAATCTTGTAGCGAATCCAGCAAGAGAAATGTCGGCGAATTACTGTATAGGCAACGACGGACGCATCGGTCTATTCTGTGAGGAAAAGGATAGGTCGTGGTGTAGCGGTAGCGCATGGAATGACAATCGCGCTATCACAATAGAGGTTTCAAATAATGTTTATGGCGAGCCGTGGTCAATTTCGGACGCGGCGTATTCTTCTCTGATAAAGCTCTGCGTGGATATATGCAAGCGCAACGGTATAAAGAAATTAGAGTTTACAGGCGACAAGAATGGCTCGCTTACGTACCACTATATGTTTCAAGCAACACAATGCCCCGCAACGTGGATTAAGGGACATACACAGGAAATTTGCAACAAGGTAAACGCGCAGCTTAATGAGCCTGTAGGTTTGTATACCAAAACTCTTGTTAGCGGAACACCCATTTATAAAGAGATTGGCAAAGCCGCAACTGGCAAGATTGAGGTCACAACCAAGTACACTATTGTCGAGGAAAAAGTTGTGAACTACGTGAAGTACGGTAAGCTAAAATCGGGCGTGGGTTGGGTTGAACTCGAAAAGCTCAAAAGGACTTTCAGTATAAACAGCGCACAGGACATAAAGGATTTGCAGACGGCGCTTAACGCTCACGGTTTCAACTGCGGCGCGGCTGACGGCATTATCGGCGCAAACACGCAGAACGCGATGTTCCAAGCTCTTTGCGAGTTATGGCTACAGATTAAGTAGAAAGGAGCTTGGCTATGGCAATATCGGACGAGAAATTTTACGAATTAAAGGCGACTACAGATACACATTCCAAGGAAATTGGCGACCTCCGAGCGAGAGTTGGCGACGTTGAAAAGAAACAGGAAATGCTCTACGAGATGAACAGCAATATTGCCCTCATAGCACAATCACTACAACGGGTCGAAGGGGACATGGGCGAAGTCAAAGAAAATCAAAAAGAGCTTTCGGTCAAGGTTTCAACTTTAGAGAACGCACCAGCAAAGGAGACGCTCAACAATTTCAAGAAGATAAAGATAGCGGCTATATCCGCTATTGTTAGTGGCGCAGCAGTAGTTTTGGCGGGCGCGGCTTTCGCGGCTCTTGCCTCTAAATAAGATTAGGGTACATGATAAGTTAGTTTAACCTATCGTGTACCCTATTTTTTTTGTATTACCTATCGTATTACCTATCAGATAATAAAACGAGTGAAAAAGCGTGAAAAAATAACAAAACCACTATTATATTCCGCTCGATTCACCGCGTTGAGACAAAAGAAAAAAGCCTGTATTACGTCGAATACAGACCCTTCTTTTTGGCAGGGGCAGAAGGACTTGAACCCTCGGCACGCGGTTTTGGAGAGCATTTGTCTAATGCGTCTTATTCGCCTATTTATAGCCAACTTTTGACCATATACACAAGATTGTATTACCTATCTATTACCTATTGACTTTTTAGCCTCCGTATGCTATACTATAATCAAGGAGGTGTTAGTATGGCAGAACGTCGCGAAAAAGGCATGGGAAGTATCTCGCAACGCAAGGACGGTAAATGGACAGCGCGTGTCACTATGGGCTATAATGCTCAAGGCAAGCGTAAGGTCAAAGCTATTTACGGTAAGACGGAACGAGAAGTCAAAACAAAGTTAAAAGAATTTCAAAAAGAGCTTATTCGTCACGAATATGAGGAAGTCCAAAAGACTACGGTTGAATCCTATATGACCCGTTGGCTCGAAGATATTAAGCGCACGGAGCTTAAACCTTCTTCTTACGACAGGCTTGAGGCAACTTGTAAGTATCAGATATTCCCCTTTATTGGATATATTCAGATTCACAGTTTATCTCCGAGCGACATACAGGAATTAGTCAACACATTAACCAATAAGGGCTATGCGTATTCCACAATTAAGAAAGCGTACAACGCGATAGACTCTTGCCTCACACTGGCTTATGAGCGCGGTGAAATTAAAAAGAATCCCGCAGTCCGTATATCTCTCCCCAAACAAATCAAGAAGGAATTGTCAGATATTGTTTTTTATAACGCAGAAGAAATTGAATTGATAAAAAAGCACGCGCTATTTAAGTACAAGAATGGCGAATATAAATATAGCAATGGTTGGTATATCATCTTATTGCTTTATACGGGCATGAGAGTGGGTGAATTACTCGCCCTTAAATGGGAAAACATCAACTTCGACGCTGGCACACTAAGAGTATCTGGAAATCTTAAACAAGTCCGCAATCGCGATAAAAATTCAAAAAATGTGTATAAATTGATTGAGCAGTCTCCCAAAACAAAGTCGGGCAATAGGCTAATTCCTCTGGCAGACAACGCGGTAGCCGCCCTCAAATATCTTTGGGAGCATCGTCATAGCGAAGTATACGTCGCCACAACCAAGAATGGAAAATTCATATCCCCTCGCAATCTCGACCGTGCGTTTCGTAAAATAACAGAAACCGCTGGCATAAAACCAGCGGGAGTCCATTCGTTAAGGCATACGTTCGCCAGTATGCTCTTTAAGCGTGGCGTTGACCCCAAGACTGTATCGGAAATCTTGGGGCATAGCGATGTAAGCATTACCTACAATATCTATATTCATATAATCGAAGAACAGAAGGTTAAAGCAATATCATTGCTCAATCAGCCTTCAGAAGAATTTGGCGACCTTTAATATTGTCGCGCCATTTACATAAGTTTTCTTCGGTGACGAAATATTTATTGTTGATACGATAAGACGGAAAACCTTTGCTTTTCATCAATGCATAAGCCTGATTCAATCCTATACAAAGTATTTTGCTCACTTCTTTAACAGTTAATGATTTTGTCATCTTATTTCACTCCTTAGAGGGGAACGACGATTAATCGTTCCCCTTATTTTTTACCTTACGCCCGTAGAACCAAAACCGCCTCGGTCTGCATTGTTGAGGTGCTCGACCTCCTCAAAGTCTACTACAGGCTGAATCTTGTTTATGCGGAACTGACAGATTCGGTCGTTCTTATTAATAACAGTATCTCTTGTCGCGTATGCGGGGAAACGCCACTGGTCGTTGTCACCTGAATACGAGTTATCAATAACGCCGTAAGAGTTGGTCTGAATAACTCCGTAGTTCTTAAAGGTGCTTGACCTTGGCACGATATTTGCCTCATAGCCTTCGGGGAGAATCATACCTACTCCGAGAGGAATAAGTGCAAATTCGCCAGCTTTGAGCTCTACGGTTTTGGCGGCTCTTAGGTCGTACCAGTCGCTTTTACCTTCTACATTGCAAATCTTGTCTATCTCATTATCAAAATATTTTATCTTTATATGCATACTCATGCTAATCCTCCTGTTTCAGCGACCGCCACCACGAGTACCCGTTGCACTCCTCAAGCACCGTGCCTTTGAAGCACTCATAAGCCGTATTGCCGTATTCTGGCGAGCAGTCATATATTATAAATGTATCTTCTTGCGCCCACTGATACAGCCTTCCTTCTTCTCGACACGGCACAAAAACGCGGACTATATTCACGTTGCTGTGCCGCACAGAGCCAATAGGGTCGGCAGTTTCGGGCAAAAGGTCAGGGTGAAGCCACATTGTTGAGCTCCTTTTCAATCGTCTTTATATAGCCGTATACATCGTGCCAGCCGTAGGCTCTATAGAAATTAGGTATAAGCCAGTCATCGGTGCGGTTGTACGGCATATCAAAGCAAATCGAGGCGTATGTTCTATTGCTGACAAGATTAAAGAGTCCGTCATCAACCAATACATCAAGCCGTATTAACTGCTTATTCTGCGTGTTAATCGTGTGCAGCCATACGTAATCCTTCGGTAGAAAATCGAGATTTCGCGCCAAATGATTTATCTTTTTGCGAAGATTGGAAGGCAAACTGCTTGTCACAAACCAAATCTCGTGACCTTCCTCGTAGAGCTTTTTGATTGTGTCGTATGCTCCGTCTATGAGTTTGACAGTGCGCCACATTTCGGGGTCTTTGAACGCTGCTGACACGATCCATTTGTACTGGTCAGGCAGAGCGTCCTCCATACAGTATGTTGTGAAGTTGTCCATCGTAAGGTTCAGTCCAAGTCTTTCATTGATATACGCAATGACCATTTGAGGACTATTCACTACTACCCCGTCGAGATCGAAACCCAGAATCATATTACACCTCTATATAATTACGCTCAATGTAATTGCCGAAAAGAGCATCGTGAAGTACGTGCATATCGTATCTGACCACTCTCAGGTCATCACCATGTTTTTCGTTGAAGGCTACGATAGCGTTCTTAATTGCGGTCAATTCTTTGTCTTTGTCCTCGCTTGCTTTCTTGCGAGCTTCTTCCTTTTCTTTGCGCTCCTGCGCTCTGAGTTCAGTCAATTCTTTTTCAAGCTGTGAGATTTTTTCTGATGTGTTCATTCTTCTTCCTCCATATCTTTTTCTGCTTTTGCAAGTGCGATTTCGCTGAGTTTATGGTACTCAACATAACCCTTTAAATCTACGGGCGAAACTGCCAGTAGTAAGTCGCCGTCAGGCAGAGTGATTGCACCTTTAACGTAGACAAATTCGCACTCGTCATTCACATACAAGCTCTCGTCGCTGAATTTCTCGGCTTGCTCATACGGTGTAAACATTCGCTTATATTCCCACATACGGAATACGGTGTTGGGTGGTAGAGATTGTAGATACTCTGCAAACGAATTGTACTGCATTAGTTCTCCTTTCTACTTTACATATTTATATAAGTCCGTAGGATTGCTGGACTTCTTTGCGGTTTTCTTTTTACCCTTATATAAGTAATACTCTTGGCGGAGAGTGTCGCTTACTATATAATATGTAGTTCCACTCTCGCCAATAACAGTCACCCATAAAAGCATGGTTTCATCGTATGGAAATTTGTTGCAAACAGTCTCATCAAACATCGTGGCGTTCCCTTTCGTACTTCTCGGTCAGGTAGTCCTCATAGGTGTATTCATCGTCGCGGCAATCATAGTCCATAATGCGCCTATATACATCGTCCATACAATACTCACATATCTTTTCGCCGTTTATCTCATAATACGCCTCGCCGTCCTGTATAGCATTACCGCAGCAATCACAGCACTCACATTCGCTTTCGTGATCGTCAAGTTCGCGCTCCCACATCTCCCACGATTCAAGCATCTTCGGACACCTCGACTTTCATAAAACGCTCACAATAACACAAACCTTCGGTTTGCTGTTCCTTGAAGTCTTTGCACATACAGCGAGCGTTGCTGTCTCTCGACAGACGGCAACAACAATACCCATCGTTTGCTTCGACTTCCTTAGTGACTGTTTCATACATCTCCCTGTCGGGGTTAGGTATTATTTTTAACATATCCGTACTCCTTTTTGATTATCACTTGCAAGATTTATGCCTAAAACTTCATCATAATGAGGTTGTTGGTCGGGGATATAACGTCCGAATTTAATAACTATATTTTTGAAGCCCGTCCGTAGCTTGTTAATATATGGTTGTATCTCATTTTCATAATAGCCAGTGTAAATAACTATATCATCGTCACAACGACTACGAAACTCACGAATAAAATCCATTATTTCGACAGGATCATCAAACGGCTCTAACCCACCAAGACAGACTGATTGTGATATAGTATTGTTTATGTATCTATCTACAAGCTCCTTACTCCCCACCTCTATTACAGGCGCAGTAGCAAGCGGTAAGTTTTGACATACCGCTTTGCCACATTCTGCGTCACATTTGAAACTACATTTTGATGTAGCAATAAACATAGAAGGCAACTTGTAATTGACAAAATCTTCGTCTACCAAGCCCTTAATTCTCATTAACGCCCTCCCACTGTCTAAGCTTGTATTCAGCTTTGCGGTCGCTTGACCAGCTCTCAATTGGTGTATAGAACCCAACCACACGAGTATATTCCGTTGCTACAGGCTCTCCGCACTTAGGGCAAATATCTCCGTAAAAAGCGTGATTGTGTTTACAGGTCTGTATCTTAGTGTTCCACGCGAAGTATGTTACACCTTGATCCGCGACATATTCCGTCATCGTTCTCGCCTTTTCGTAACTATCAAAAGGTGATTCAATGTTAGCGTGGAGAATGCTACCACCAGAGCAGAAACCGTCAAACAATGCTTGTACTCTAATGCGTTCCTGCAAAGTAGATTTGATGCCTAATGGCATAAACTGATTACCGTATACGGGCAAATCATATATGTCAGCGTCAGGATAGAAGAACTTATCCTTGCGAATAAGCTTGCTTGCAGCCTGTTCAACCGGAGACTGTTCCAACGATACCATATAATCACAACCATTATCTTCTATGAACTTGTCGGCTGTCTTACGGATTGTATCAAATATCTTCTTGCCAAAGGTTTCTGCTTCTTTGGTGTAAGAAGTATTATTAAAAATATCTATAGTGGTATGTCCAAATTTTTTCATACTTTCGTAAACGCCTGTAAAGCCGATTGTGTTGTACAGATGTTCAAAATCTATCAGTCCATAGGTAAAGTTTGGAAGTAAGCCTTTTTCTACATTACGCTGTATGATAGTTCTCACAATGTCTAATACCTTTAAGTCAATCAATGTGCGCTTTCTAAGTTCTGCGATGTATTCCGCTTCGCTTTCTGTGTCAAGGGCGATTCTCGCAAGATTTATAGTGCCTACCTTTACAGAGCCAACCTTTAAGGCAGTACCACCAATGCTGTTGAAGTAACCTAAATCTTGAATTGAGGACTTCAAGCGGCAACAATTTGAGAGCGATGTTACGTCCTTATCAATAAACATATTGCTATCGCACCACTTCATGTTGTGCTTAATAGCCCATGTTGCAAATTCCTCGTCCTCAAACTTACCATTTTTACGGATAAGAGAAATAGTCGATACAGGGAACGTAAACATATTCTCGGAGCGTATCTCAGCCATAGTCTCCATATACCATTTCTGGAACTCTATAATTTCTTCCTCTGCATCTATCATAAATGTGCCATCGGGGAACTCAGAGCCGCCAAAAAGAGCTTCAAAATACGGTCTATCAAACACCGTTGTATTTGTAAAGGCTGACTGCTGACCATCTCTTACACATGGCTGATTGACAGCATAGATAAATCTCTGGAAGTTTTGAATGGCATACTTCTTTTCATTGCCACTCGATTTTATACCAAGATAATCAGACTGTACATCCTTACGCCAGTAATAATACATATAAGGAATAATATTTGGAAGTCCTACTGCGCCGCTTGATCTATTGCTTGCAAAGGAAATAAACTCCTTAATAAAGTCAACAAAGGTAGTAAGGTGTTGTGCTGGCTGACTATTTGTTATGCCTAAGAAATAAAGCCCCTTTTCTGCAAGGTCTTTAAGGTCGTAAGCAAAACAATAAGGCTTCATTGAACTTGTGTCTGCGTCATGAAGATACAGTTTACCAGTCCATTCATATTCAAGCCATGTATTTGCTGTCTTAAAACCATACTTCTTTTTAAGTTCAAAATAGATTTTGTTGTAGGCAAGAAGTTTTCTGTGCGGTTTGGGCATTTCAGTGATAAGGGTGACTATATCCTTGCGTCTTACGTTGCTATTACCATCTACGCTCACATCGGCAACTGTATCATTATCAATGAAGTTGTCTATGAAGTCGGTATAAGATAACTGATCGTCGCCAAATCCATTCAACTGAGCTATGTCAGAGCCGTATTCTGCCTGTAACTTGTTGTATTGGGTAATGAAATCCTTGTCAAGAGTAATCCCAATATTGATAGTCGATGTCTGCTTTTTTGCCATGTTTAACTCCTTTCATTTACCCATTTAACTGCTTCTCCAAAGCCCATAATTTGGCTATCTACCTCCAGTACAGGCATAAAATCGAATCCCTTCTGTGACATAAACTCTCTATCGTCGCAGACTATATATTCGATATTAGCATCGTTTAATTTCTTCTCTAAAATCTTACATTTCGGACAATGTGTGCTATACAGTGTTATCATCTCGTATCACCCCTTATACTTCTTTATCCACTTCATCGCCTTGCGGTAATCAAGCAGCTTGCCGTCTACTTCGAGAACGGGCAGTTCCTTAATCTTATTTCTTGCGCTCCACCCCATTGTGGGAGTTTCGACCTCATACGGAACGTCCTTTTCGTCCAACGCATACATCAAATCATATCCCTTGATGGACGGCATCGTATAAATCTTAACGCTCATGCTTGCCTCCTATAACACAACAAGAGTACATTATAAAAGCGCATACGCACATTACCGCAAACGCTACGCCACTAATAACATATCCCATAATCTCACCCCTTGTAATATCTGAATAACATATCTATAAATTCACAGATTTCGTTACACTTGTCTTGAGTGCTATTGTCGCACACGAAATCCACATAATCCCTTGCATCTTTAAAGGCTTCAGCGTCATGTTGTAGACGCTTGAATATTTCTTCATCGCTATCGCCGCGCTTCGACATTCTTTCTGCTACTATTGAACTGTCCACATCAAGCAAAATGCTGATGATTGGTCTGTCGTGATAGTTGCGATACAGGTCTTTCAGCCCTTTCGTATCGAGCACATACAGGTCACTACTATCAAGCTGATTCTTAGTGCAGAAATAAAAATTCCCTGCAAACCACGTTGAGCAAACAATTTGCTTCTGTTCCGAGAAGAACGCCGCTTCTTTCATATCGCAGAATGAATGAGAAGAAAGGTCTGCATCATCATTCTCTCTCGGTGGTCTTGTTGTATAAGATTTCAAAACAGAATAGCCATACTTTTTAGCGAGTTTATTAGCTAAGGTTGTTTTGCCAGAGCCTGAGACTCCCAAACACGCAATCAATGGTTTCATTTAAGCTCCCTCCTCCTGTATTAACCCGTATTGTACCATAAGTTCTTTTTGCCACGCTCTTTCATCGAGGTATTGCATTTCTGCATTGAGTCTGGCGATTATTGCTTCTTGTTTGGTTTCGTAATAACAAAACAAAACCCTTTCACCGTAATGTTTTAACTCTGCTTTCCACGGTTTGGTAGGATAATTTTTTATATAACCAACGCCCTTAACACCAGAAGTATTATCGGCTCTTAATTTTTGGTTATGGGATTGATCTATTCTTGTTGCTTTATCGTCTAAATTTTCTCGCCTATTGTCTAACGCATTGCGGTTTATATGATCTGCGTCTTTCATCCCAAACAATTGATGCATTGATTGAGATTTTTTGTCTCTAACCCTAACATATCCATTGTGCGTATGTTCGATATGCCAACAGACATCTTTAATTGTATCAAAATCACTCATAGAAAAATATACTTCTACAGAGTCATCGTTGTCGCAACGAAACTTCCCGAAAGGCTCGTGCTTGTCATCTGTAAGATTTAATTCTAATGTCGGATTATCTTTTAGTGGCTTTTTGCAGGCTTCTTGTGCATTTTTAATCATTTTGATACCACATTCTCTCCTACAACAACCACATGATTTTGATGTGCCATCTTTTAAGTGACTATGTTTTACGTCTACCAAATTGTGTTCATCGCAATCGCATATACAATGCCATTTTGCCGATACATCACGCCCATTAGAATAATGATAGTCATTGGCTCTGCATATAACTGTTAATCTCCCAAATTTCATCCCCGTGAAATCTTCCTTTGGTTTGGCTTTTATGTCTGTAAACTTTTTCTTTTCATTTTCAATAAAGTCATTATCTAATATCATTTTCTCCCCTCTCTCCACATGGGTACATCTCTTTGCACTCGCCAGTATAAACACACATCGGGACAAGAAACTCTGCAAACTCAGGATTTGTCTCCAACACCTTATCGCATATTCCTCGCACCCACGCCCTCGTTTCTTCCGCAGCTTGATTACACAGTCTCTTGTTGGCGATAACCATTAATTCTTCTCCATTAACGTCCCAAATCATCGCTACTGGTGCGTCCTGCGGAGCTTTGTTCCTGTCATATTCACTCTGTCTGTCGTTTCTCTGCGATTTGACATAGGGCTGAGAATGAACGTGGCGTACTAAGTGAACTGCCACCCAGTTAGGTATGTCCTCTAATAAGAATGAGAACTGTAAGTATCTTATCGGGGAATGTCTTGCTTTCAAAATCGCCTTCTTCCACTCCTCGGTCGGCGGATTCTTAACGTTCAATCCAACAGTCACCAATGCCCTCTGTTTTACACCAAGCCAATCTTCTTCGGTGGGGTGTCTTAAAACCGTTATCTTCATACCTTACCTCACATAGAACTTGCCCACGAGCGCATTAAGCAACTCGCCATCTTCTTCATCGTATTCAATCACTATAGGTTCAGAGAGATTCAAACTAAGCAAGCCCATTATGCTACGTCCGTCAACTCTGTACTTGCCGCTAACAGCAACCACCTCGCCACGGCACTTCAGCGCATGTGTTACAAATTCCTTGACTTTGTTAATATCGTCAATCAGAACTCGTTTTGTCATCTAATAGCCTCCATTCCTGTCCATCGCTATTGCGACCTATTTCTTTTATGTAATCGGGATTCCCGCCAAACACCTGTGCCATTTCAAACTCTGTCATCTGTCAAGTCCATACAGGCTGTTACGAGTTTCGCCAGTTCATTTCTTCTGTATTTTTGTGCAGCTCGGCATAGCACCGAGCTGTGTAACTAACTGTCGTTGTCATACACATTGATCTTCTCCTTTATACACTATAGAACACATTTTCTACACCGTTACCCCACCAACTCGTTATTGAACCATAGTCGTATTCGCCACTAAAATACATTTCAATGGCTTCGTCTATCGGTTCATAGCCTATTCCGCTATAGTCTACGCGGTAATACGGAACGTCAAACATTTGTCCTTGTTGATGAACAACGCCGTCAACGGTATTTGGAAATCTTGAATCAGATACGCGATTCATAATAGCCGCCACTATCTGCGACCTATTATAAGTGCTTATCCAAGAACTTCCCGCTTCGTGAGAAATTACATTTGCAATAAGGATATAGTCTTGCTCGCTTATTGGCAAATCCCCCGCCGACTGCACCTCTGCTTCTGTCTGCGGCTCAACCATATAAGGTTGAACTTCAATCGCAGGAGTAGTCGGATAAACAATCCTCTCGGTCGTTGTTGTCATCAATGCCGTCGTTGTCTCTGCGGTTGTCATAAACAATGTTGTTGAGCTGGTAGTAGTAGATGTCGCTATAAAAGTTGTAGTACATTCTGTACTTGTCACCTCGGTTGTGGTCGTTGGCTGACTAATTTCTGCGTCTGTGCTCCTTTGCGAAGCGGCAGCCATTCCGCAAATCGTAAGGAGTGAAATTGCTACTAATGCTGTTCCCGCGAGGGAACGTCGGATAAACGATGCTCTTGACATCTTGAATCACCTTTTCCTTTCTTATTTCTAACTTTGTACTGTGTGAGGGTATAAAAATATCCCTTGTAATTATATTATATCACTAACTTTATCTTTTGTCAAGTGTTTTTTAGAAATTTTTTGGAGATATTTTTACTTCTGCCTCCTGATATTTCTTTGCCACTATGACCGTAGCCGCTGGTAAACTCTCGTCGGATTTATAGACGAAAACTATGGTATCACCACTTGCCCTGCAAGAGAAATCAGTATCTTTATCGAGGTCGTTCATGCACTCCTTCACCCATTTATTAACCTCATCATCTTTTATGGGTACAGCGTTTACGAATGAATAGAAATTTTTGGGGTATTGTATAGTCTCGATTGTCGGCGTTTCACTATCGTATATCGAAATCTCTTTATCACAAACTGGACAGTATATCCAATTGTCGTTAAAACTGTCGCTTATAACATCATCAAACTTGTAAGCAAGTTTTGACTCACAATGCGGGCAAGTAATTTCATATTCCTGTTCCTTATCCTGATAGTTGTTCTCAATTATCCTCATTAGTTATCTCCTTCCATAATGGTGATGACTGCCTCATCTTTGCCACACAATCCTTAATGGTATTTACCATATAATCAATTTGCTCGTCTGTAATGTTTTCATCTATCGTTATGCGAATTGAAGCCCTTGCAAGCTCATCGCTCAGACCTATCGCCTTTAATACGTGAGATGGCTCAATACTTGCAGAGTTGCAAGCCGATCCAGCGGACACCTGTACGCCCCTTAAGTCAAGTTGTAATACCAAACTCTCTGCTTCTATACCCTCGAAAGCTATATTGATATTGCCACAAACCCTGTTATCCAAATCGCCATTCAGATGGCTTTTGGGAATTTGAAGCAGTTCTAATATAATCTTGTCTCGCTTTTTGCAGATTTGAGACATTTTTATATCAATATCTTGTGTTGCTATACTTATCGCCATAGCTCCCGCAAGGATTCCCAAGATGTTTTCTGTCGAAGCTCTAAGCCCACGCTCCTGACCGCCGCCCTTTATCATCGGCTCAAGGCATATCCCCTTTCTCATATAGAGGAAGCCGCTACCAGTAAGTCCGCCGAGTTTGCCGAAAGAGCCTATAAGGAAGTCAACGCCGAGTTCGTGTACGTCTATTGGGATATGTCCTATGGCTTGGGTTGCATCAATCAAGATGTTGCTGTGCTTTTTGTGACATATGTCAACTATTTCTTTTATAGGCTGAATAACTCCTATTTCGTTATTAACCCAACCTACCACAACCTTGCCGTATCTCGGACAATGGCGCAGAAAAACATCTAAATCAATTCTACCTGTATCGCTTACGGGTATGAAGTTATTGGCGTTTCTCAGTGCGGCTTTGTGCTCAATCGTTGTGGTGTATATTGGTCTATCTGCATGGCAGAACCAGTTAATTGCTTCACTTGCACCGCTTGTAAAGTAGATTTCTTCTGCGTCCGCACCTATCGCCTTTGCGACTTGTTCTCTTGCCTGTTCTATTAGCCGCCGTGTAGCTCGCCCGCCGCCGTAAATAGCTGACGGATTGCGGAAATCGGTTTCAATGAAGTCATGTATAAACTTCTTGACTTCTGGGATTAATGGCTTAAACGCCGCATTATCTGCATAAACGTTCATTCGTCATCCTCCGAGTCCGCTGTTATGCCATAAAAGTCAATGAGCATATTTATCTCGTTTTGACGTGAACTATATAAATAGTCAATATAACATCTGCCGTCTGAAAAAGACTTTACTGTAGTGTTCTTGCGTAGCAGTTCACGCATCTCCTCAAATTCAGCAATTTTGTCATTAAGTTTATCAATCTTTTCTGCCTGTTCTTTTGTTTCGGCTTCAAGCTGGCGCAGTCTCTCAACAATATACTTTTCAATATGTTCCATAATATCCTCCTTAATCGCAGCACGTACTCGTTGTATACGAAACGATATACGCGGTTTCTTTTGTCTCGTCATTATATCGAGCGTACCCTATTGCATCGTAAATGCCGTAACCATATCTCTCTGCGTCATTGAATATGATACCCATATCAACAGGGTCGATATAACCGCCGCGCACCTGTGATCTTGCGTACTGCTCTTTTGTTATAGGCTTCTCAGCTCTTATAAGCATTCATCATTCCTCCTATACTTCTGCAAGATAGAGTCTATGGCTTCTCGCCAAGTAATTGTGCCACCTTCCACCTGTTCTATTAGGTCAGCAAGGCTTTCAAGCTGCTCATCTGTAAAATCAAAGCCCTCCATTCCTGCACTTGCAATGGCATTATTAAAGGCTTTCTTAGTTTTGTCAGTCATACCCCCTCCTTATCCCATGTCGCTCCACTTGTAATGTTCGCCAGTTATACAACCAGTGACATCATGATATACAACATTTACAGAATAACCCTTTTCAAGTATTGAATAGTCCTGACCTTTTACCTTGTACTCAATTCCATTTGAAAGCGATATGTAATATCTTGTATCATCGTCCGATATCTCAGCTCTTTTACCAAGAACTGTCGCACTAATTGTATACGATTCTTCTGTGCCGTAACTCTTGTCTGCCCTGTCAAGTAACATCATTATCATCAAAGATACAATAGCAGCTAAAATAAAACCGCCCATAATTCTCCATAGGTTTTCAGATTTTTTATTATTGTTCTCAGCCTTTTCAAGAGCTAATTTTAATCCAGCCTCATCACCTTTATATTCTTCTTTCAGTCGATATTTGTCACACTCAGATGTGTACAAATTTATAGAAAGATAAAATGACGATGCTGCACAAACGCCACAAATAACGATAATGGTCACTCCAATAATTTCAATAATAGTCATTTGTTTTTTCTCCTTGTTCGGTCATATGCCACTTCGCCATGAAATGTTTCTTCTATGGCATAAAAGCAGAAATTTATCATTTTCTTGTGTTCCTTGTAATATCATCAAGTTGAAGGCTGATCATAATTAATAGCACAACAACAACTATTTTGAATATCATTTACTCACCTCATAAAACACAGGTTTAAAGTTCATTCTGTAATCCCATATCTCGTATCATTCCTGCAAGATAAGCAGAAACTTCCTTTTGAGAATAATCAGGATTTTCACTTTTGATTTTTTCTTGCCATGATTCGAGTATTTTTATTACATCGAATGATTTGTGACTGTTCAAATCGACGCAGCAACATTCTTGCTTAATAGGCTGTTGTTCTTGTTCTGATGGCAAGTCAAATTCTTCCCAACGATTTAACATATTTTTAGAAATAACTCCCACTTACTCACCTCACTTAAAACGAATCTTTAATTTGTTACTCTGTCGCCACATAAAAGTAAAGTTCTATGTTACTCGTTAGGCGAGTTCCATAATGGTGTACAGCAATTCATAGCTGCTGTCAATGGATTAGTTTGCTTAAATGAAAACAGACTGTCTTTATAATCATCTTTTGAGGTGAGTTCAGCCATCGTGTCTTTACCACAAACAGGGCAGAGTATTCTCTTGTCAGTGTGATATGACATAGAAAGTTCTATAGTGGTAACATCTGAATATTCATATTCAAGTTCACTATTACAATTCTTACATTTTGTGTAATAGGTTTCTTTTGTATTGTCTCTTAAAACTTTAATCATCTTAATCCTCCTTAATAAAAACCGTTTCAAGGCTCAATATCATCGTAAGCCACTTTGAATTTATCTCTCAATCCTTTACGCCAATTTCTTCTTGCCATGAACTGAGCACGTTTCATCTTTCTCATAAGATTAACCCATTCATTGCCCTTAGTCATATAACTCCAAGCAAATTCATGCCCTGCAAAATATTCTACATAATGACCGTAGGCATATTCATAGTAGTAGTTGCACTGACTACATCTTAGATGTTCTTCAACAATGCCAAATTCTTCTCGGTAAGTTTCGCTACCTACGTCATCATAACCGCATATAGGGCAAGTATAACCTTCGTACATTATTTCACCCCCTTCTTAAAAGAACCGTTTTATTATTTATTAAACGTAACACTCCATCGTGTTTTCATCTCTTGGGGAACGCCATTGTCTCTGCCACTTCTTTTGCCTGTCCATACTGCCCCCCCCCGCCGAACCTTCACATATAAATCCGCTTGCTTTTAAACTCGCACCGTTTTCAGATTCTAAGATGTAGGTTATAATCTTGTCGTAACCCATCTCTTTTGCAATTCTTTTACAGGCACTATATAATTTAGAACAAGCATTATATGTTCCGTCTGTACACAGCCTGTTTACCTCTAATATGAGTCCATTGTCAAGATGTCTTGAAACAGGTCTGCCACATATTGCGACACCACACAATCTATCGTCGTCATAACAAGATATGCTAAACTTATGACCAACTGTCGGTTTATGATGCCTGTGATAATTCTTTACAAACTCATTGGCTGTCTTTAAATCACATGGTCTAATTCTCAGCAATAATATCTCACCACCTCATAAAAGATTTATTTTATCCAGTTTTTATAGCCTGTTTTTGGCTATTTTACGTTAGTGATTTTTCGTATTTGTGCAGCTCTCGCATCTCTAACTTGCTCGGAAGGAAGTCTCGACAGAAATATGCACTACCAAACGGTGTGCCTTTAGTGGGAGACTGCATATTGCCATTAGTATGAAAGTCGATCCGCACATCAAAACACAACATTTGAATTTCGTTCCGAAAAATCTGAAACCGTTTCTTGCCCTGTATGCTATTCGCAGGAAGTAGCAGGGCGAACGGCTTGCCAAGATCATAGGCTCTCTGCAATACATCGTCCTTCTTACTAAAAGGCGGATTACTTATCATTATGTCCCACCGTTCTGGTTCATAATTGAAGAAGTCCTGACCTTCAGCAAGTGAACTTCTGACTACCTGATACCCCCCCCGCTTGAACGTCTGATAAAAAGCACTCCACTCCTCATCAAACGGACACCATATTATCTTGTCTTTGGGAACAAATTCAAGCAGAGGATCAACGGCATAGTGTGGTGTATAACATTCGTCTGCTGACTCTCCTTTGTTATGATATATCACCGCTGTGTTTAGAGACATTCTCTCACTCCTTATTTCGCAGTTTTGGGTTTTTACGGTTTACTGCTTTCTGTATCAAATGCCCTATAACGCAATAGATTGTAAACGATGCACCACAAATAGCAAGTATAATCATACAAGCTAACAGTTGTTCAAGTATCCATGTCATTCATCTCATTCCTCCTTATCTTTAATTTCTTGCTTTGTCAAGGCAATAAAAGGCATGTTTTAACCCTTATCATTTTCTAAGTTATGCTCTATTATCGCAATTACATCATCTACGAGACTTTCAATTTTAATATCAGCTCTTGCGTTGAACTCATAGAGGTAATTGATTATCTCACTTCTTGTATCGGAAGAAATGATTTCTACAGTAGGAGCTTCATCTAAGCAAGCCTTTGCATAAATATCTCTGTCACTTGCACCGAGTTCATAGTCAAGCGCATCAGCATCTATCAATCTCATTCGTTTCGCCTCTCTTAAAATTCGTCTTTCAAACAACCTTGATACCAGTAATTTCCTCAAACACACTTGCATCAAAATTAGGAATATCCTTGACTGCAACTCTTTCATCTTCTGTCATATTATCCCACATAATACCACAAGCTGTTTTGAAATCAACCGATTTGAGATAACCACCAGTTGTTTCGTGTTCAGGATGTGCTTCTTTTTCTTCCTCCGTCATATTCTCACTGTAAATCCACCAGTCGTTCTCATACTTCCAATTCATAGCTTTTACAGCTAAGTTACTGTTAAAAGCATTTCTGTCAATATCTAATGGCTTGTTGAAAGCATATAACGGTTGCTCAATTGAATTAAAAAAGCCGGTAGAGAAATTTGCTGAGTTCCAATTACCGCTGTTGCGATTACCGCTGTTCCAATTACCGCTGTTGCGATTACCGCTGTTCCAATTACCGCTGTTGCAATTACCGCTGTTGCGATTACCGCTGTTCCAATTACCGCTGTTGCGATTACCGCTGTTGCGATTACCGCTGTTCCAATTACCGCTGTTGCAATCACCGCTGTTCCAATCACCGCTGTTGCGATTACCGCTGTTGCAATCACCGCTGTTGCGATTACCGCTGTTCCAATTACCGCTGTTGCGATTACCCGTACAGTCCTTTCCTGTATTGGCTAAATCAAGAACCTCGTGCCAAGTAAGCTCCCTTAAAATTACGATTTCATCTGTAACGGATTTATCACCTTCAGTCTCAACATTACCGATAGCTTCGACTTCTGCAACTTTATTGTTGCTGTCGAAGCCATAATAATTGAAGCAATCAGAGACTTTCTGGCAGAAGTGGAATCCTGCACCGCACATCTCGATGTTGCCATCATGTTTGAAAGTCTTGCCAACCTCATACTGAAAACCTCTGCAAGTCCAGTCAGGGTTGAACACTTTGTAGCCTTTAATACTCACTATTATTCCTCCTTAAAACTCAACTTTTATTTGGTTAATCATTACCGCTAATTTGTTGTCTTGTAAATTTAAAACAAAGCACAGCCTTGCCTCTTAAAGTCTGCTACTGCATTATCCCATGCCTCATTATCTAAGCAACAAAGTTCTTTCAGATGCTTCTTGCAGTAAATCTTGCTTGTTCCTCTGCCGAGAAGTTTCAGATTCATTGCAAGCACATCATTCTGTCTTACGTTCCTACCGCACACTTCGCAAGTCTTGTTGAAGTATTGCAAAGCCGTATCATAGTTGTCAAGTCCTTTGTGCTCCATAAACTCTGTCACAACTTCTTCTGTTGGTTCTGGTCTAAGTAAACCACCATTCCAAGCTCCGTTTACATATTCGTCTATAGTGCAATTCAGCTTAGTCCAGCGATTCTCCTGCGCAAAGACTTTGCGCAGGATGCTGCGCCATCGGTCATACGCCATGCGATACCAATACTTATCTAATACCCAAGTGTACTTGGTGTAATACGGGCAAGCCACTGAACACCCAACTCTACTATATCCCTTACGGTATTTAGGATTTATTTCAATGCCGTTTTTAAGAATATAGAGCCATATGTCAAGCTCACTCCACTTTCTTATAGGCAAGCAACTAAACCAATCACGATCTCCCCACTTTGGATTGTGCGATATGTCCTGTCGGTCTGCCCTCTGAGCCGATTCATCATTTCTCACACCCATAAAGAAAAGCATCTGTGGTTCACTATCAAAGTATTCTATGCTCTTGCCTTCCTTGAATACTGTACAGCAACCACGGCTAAATCTTGTAGGAATAAAATGCTCCTTAAAAATGTATTTATAGAAACCAACATCAGGATTAATAATTGTCCAGTCCTTGTGGGCTTTTACCATCTTATAGGTATCGCCTGTATCAAGCGTAGTGTTATTGAAGTAGACTCCCGCATCAGGTAAAACACGATTTACTAAATCAAGAGTTACCATACTGTCTTTGCCCGTAGATGTGAATACTACTTTCTTGTGGCTCGGATAGTCCTGTATTGCCTTACTGATAACGCTCATTGATTCCGCAACTCTGTCATCAAGCTCCCCTCTGAGTCTTGCTATGGTCTGCTGCCAAGTCTCAAACTGTTGCGAAAGTTTGATTTTATTGCCAATTTAGCAACGTAGAATAGGCATTTCCCAGTGAAAGGAGAATGATAATGCAACCCATCTTTAAAGAGATGATTCAAATGTGGAACGATTTAGGCTATCCTCTGTCGATAGAGGAAGGCAAGTATTGGCTTGAAAACCACTTCGTCTGCGGATTTACAGCCGATGGTGAACTTCACAAGCTGTATAAATACAAAGTGGCAGACGATTTGAGTATTGAAATAACGCCTTACAAGCCGAATAAAATCAAACTTTAATGTCTTGTCTTTACATCAGAAAAGTCAAACTTAGGTTTATTCTTTAATTTCTCGTTGCATTCATCAATGGCTTTGTGTAGATCGGACTTCCTACCCCATTCAATATACCCTGCAATATTTGTGATAAGATAGAACATATACATTACTACCATAGGAATATTCATAGTGCCGAGAAAGTTTACTCCCAACCACGCTATGTTCCCTAATATCCATATCCACCAGCCAGAGCGTTTCTTATGGGCGATAAGAATATTACCGCCCAAGCTGAATACGCTGCCGAGAATGGAAAGTATTAAGACTATCACTTCTCAATCATTTCCTTTGCCATCTTCTGAGCCTGTTCCTCGAAAGCAATCTCTTTTGCTCTCTTGCGGAGAAGATAACGCTCACGCCTTGCCTTCTTGCGCTCAACGTGCCATGCTTCTTCTGCTTCACGTTCTTCTATAGTATCAAATACCTTGCCGCAATACTTACAAGTGCGCTTCTTCTTATCGGCAAGCTCATTTCTCTTAACAGCCTTGTTGTAAACTTTGTCAAAGTCACCATCGCAGTACATATTTGCAAGAGCCTCAAGAACTCCCTGTCTCATATCGTAGTTAGCCTTGTCACAAGTTGCTGTGCCTACTGGTGCTGTTCTTGAATAGTTGTTAGCTTCAACGGTTGTTGTCATAGTAGGGATAGTGCCGTTGCAACTCTTATCTACTCTCGTTCCTTCTGTTACATAAAATGTAAATTTCAATTTCTTTTCCTCCTTTGGAAATGCGTTTGTAAATTCCAGAATTTCTCGCCTAACTCGCTCTACCATTTCTTTTGTTTCTGTTGCTGTCGGTAATGCGATTTTATCAATCCATACCAAATTCGGTTCTTTGCTTCTAATTACATCTTCATTTGGTATTGCTTTGATGTACGAGCCATTCTTAAACTCAATTTTAAGAAGTCCGAGCTGTTCTTCTATTGGTACAGGCTTTGATGGTGTAGGTATCTTGCCACCTCTAAAACCATCGCAAAAGCCGCCAGTGGCAACCAAATCCGAGAACTCAATTACTTCCTCTCCGTTCTTAATATAATCGTTCATGCAACCATAGGCTATCACTTCACCTAAGTCAGTGCGATAACAGGTCTTTTCCTTGTATGTATTCCACCACGAAGCCCATGTCGTACCGTCATGGTCATAACTATCAACAACCTTAAACAACATATCAGCTTCTTCCTGTGTTGAAGTATGTATTATGCATGATATTTTCTTATGCCAAACGTCTGCTAATGTCACTTTAAACACTCCTTTTATCATATAAATTTTCTTGCAATAGTCATGCAAATCGAATTGGCTACCTTGCCAAAATTTTCAATTTTGGCTGTTGTTTCTGGTTCTTCCTTCTGACAATCCTCAAATACTCTCTTGCAAAGATTCTTAGCCACAATAGGCATTTCGGAAGCACCCCAATTCTCAGGAAGAACACCTTCGTCAATCAGCTTGTGAAGTATCTTAACTACTCTTGCTTCTGTAACAATAGTTTCGCACAGGGCTTTGTTTTCTTCATTAGCCTTTAGTTTCTCAGGATCAATTACTTTCTTATGGTATTTATGGACTTCCTGAAATTTTTCGCCCACAATCTTGAGATAGTATGGAGTGCGAGAATTTTTATCATTAAGTTTAGTCTGATTTTTTACCACAATACCTTCGCCGTATTCGCCTCCCATTTCAGTCTTACCTACGAATGAATAACAATGCTCCCAAGACTGAAACTCTCCTCCGTAAAAGACAGGAATGTAATTAAGGTTAAGAACATCCGCAATAGCTTCAACCGTACATTGTGGAAGATATTCTTCTGACTTGGTGTTGTAAGCATCGTATACGTAAAACTGATTGTATTTTTCGTCGGGGTATTTTACAGTATGTGGAACAAGCCACTCTCCAAAGAGTACAATATCCTCACCAAGACCAGACGCAACCAATTCTTTGTCCAGTGTTTGTGTCCACTCATAAAAGCCTCTAAGATTATTTGATATGTTTAGGATATTTTTACGGCTCTGTGCAACGATGGCATCTGTCTCAAAGTCATAGCGAATTGCTGCGTTAGCCCCATCTATTTTTTCTTGTATAACGATTTCGTCACCAACTTCAAATCCGCCTGTAATTCCTTCCTTGATTCTTTCAATGTCCATAAACTTCTTATGATTAACCATTTAAGTTCTCCTTTCATTTGTTATTTTGAAAAGGTATAGCAATGGAAAGACACAGTTCAAATCTGTATCTTCCCCGTTGCTAATTATATTATACCACTAACTTCTTGCTTTGTCAAGAGTTTTTTGAAATTTTTATTCGAGAATTTTATAATCAAGCAAATACCAATATCCAGCCTTGTTTTTAGCGAAGTCATTCACATATATTATATTGAGAGCTTGTACGGGGTTAGCATCAAATAGTTTTGCTTTTATTGTAAGCCTTGATGATTTGCCAGAACCAATTGACTTTGTAAACACAGCATACCCCCACGGAATGCCAGTTTCTTTTGACTTTAAAGGTACTACGTTCTCTATGAGTAACTTGCGTCGATCTTCTTCTCTGCCTGTCGTGAGGTCTATATAACCCAAGTAATCTTTTTGAACTGCCATTTTTAACTTGTTATTCAAGTCCTTTAAGTTTATGTTCATAATGGCATCGTAACACTCTTTTATGATAGCCTTACCGTCTTTTACGGAATACTTTTTAAGCACATTGCCGTTCTTTCCAATATTAGTAGAGTATTTTTTGATAATATCGGAACACCACATTGTATCAGCAACCTCACATTTTATTTGAGAAATCGCTCCTGCCTTAAAGAAGTCAAACATTTCTACAATCTTTAACAGTTCTCGAATATTACCTAAATTTGCAAAGTAATCTATCTTTATGAGTATTTCAAGCTGACGAGAATTTATTCCTATGCCTTGAATAGCATACAGAACATCAAGAAAGTTGTTAAATCCTTGATTACTAATTTCATAAAGGCTCTCACTTATACTCGTGTTTAAATATTTCACTGACTCTATGCCTTTAGAAATAGTCTTACTCTCAGGGTGCGCCGTGTACTTAGCAGACGATTCGCCAAATCTCGGCGGAGTTATCTTTACCCCATATTCACGAGCCAAAGCCGTTCCATTGACAATATCTTCTTCATTGGCAGCATTGTTAAGATAAGCCGTGATATACTCAACAGGATAATAGTATCGGAAATATGCACAAATATAACCAATCATGCAATACGCAATTGAGTGGTTTTTGCCAAACATATATGAGCTTGCGTCCTCGATTACCTTTAAATACTCCCTTGCTTCGTTCTCTGCAATCTCTCTTGGTTTATCTGAGCGTGAGCAATAGCCGTCAAGGATTTTGGGTAACCACTTTTCAAGGATATCCATTTTCTTCTTGGCAATGCCTCGTCTGACGGTATCGGATTCACTTCCCGAAAGCCCGCAGATTTGCTGTAGAAATGCAATGATCGATTCCTGATAAACGAGGTAACCGTAGTCATTAGCCAAAAGGTTATCTATCATTTCTGATGGATTCTTGTGAACCTTACGTTGTATAAGATCATTTCTGTAAGAAGCTCCCGACGGTCTGAGACTTGCCGTCACCAAAGACATATCAAAGATGGACTTAGGCTGAAAATCCCTCAACATCTTAGAGGCATACTCTGTCTCAAACTGGAATATTGTTGATGAATTTTTGGCTAAATCCTGCCACACATTCAAATCATTCCAATCAATCTTGTCGGCTGTCGGATAGGGCTTGCCCACCATCTTGCATATATCAGATATTACCCCCAATGTTTTGAGAATAAGGAAGTCGTATTTTACAAGACCTACATCGTGGCACTCGTCCATGTCAATCATTAAACACATATCATTATCTTTATGAAAGACACCATAGTTGTCACAAAGTGTCATAGGACTTATAACCATTCCTGCGGGATGAACAGACTGCGAAATTTTAGTGCCAGCTAATCCATCATAATAATAAAACACTTTAGGATATTTTTCTCGTGCTTTATCAGGGTTTGTTTCATACTCTTGCTTTATCTGCTTTGCCGCAGCCAATGTGTAAGGACTATTCTCGCCTTCCCACATTTGATTAAGAGCATTACATATTCCATCAATAACCGCCTTATCTGCCATAGTTCCGTATGATGGTACACGGGCTGTCTTTGCAATACCAAATCTGCCAACTATATATTCAAAAATACTCGGTCTATCGCTTGCAATTACGTCGATATCAATATCGCCAAGTTCCTGTCTATCCTCATTTGCGAATCGTGAAAACACCGTTTCCCATGTCACGGGGTTGACATCTGTAACATTTGTGATATATGCTATTGCAGAACCGCAAACCGATCCTCGTCCTGTGCCAGTAGGAATATTATTCTGTTTGCACCAAGTTATCAATTCGGACATGGAAAGCATAAAACCGCACATCTTGAGTTTGTTAAATACTCGCATTTCTTCTTTAATGGCTTCGTCTAACTGAGCCTTTTGAGACTGCGGAATAATCCCCTTAGATAGTTTATCTTGATACCAATAATTGACACACTCCACAAACTTGCGATTATCTTCTTCTTCGCTACCATATAATATAGGATATTTTGGGTTTGTATCTAACTGAAAATCCTCTATCATATCGGCAAGTCTGTTTGTTTCTTCGATGGCATCCAAATAGACTTCTTCGGGCAAAGCCCCCTGTTTTTTAAAGGTTTGTTCTAATTCAGAACGTGTCTTATATGTTAGGTCAAAAGTGTCCTCATTGCCATAACTTTTGCCTTTATAAACAAGAAGTATTTTGCGACACTCTGCTTTGTAGGCATTAAGACTATGGGTGTCAGTCGCAGCTATTAGCTTCTTATGATATTTTTTTGCAAGACGATCCAATAAGAGATTGTAATCTTTTTGCTCTTGACAGTCGTGATATTGTATTTCAAAATAGTCATAAGTTTTGGCTAACCTTTCATACAATGGGTGGTCGAGAGGCAACTGATTTAAAGGCGAAGCCAAACAAGCACTAATCTTAATTACATTATTTGACAAGTTAAAGAACTCATCAAATGATACTCGGTTTGTATAATAAAAATGCTTATCATCTGTTGACTGTGAAATAAGGGCGTTGATTTCTTTTACGCCCTCTAAATTTCTTGCCAGTAGAACGGTATGAAAGTTGTCTCTCACCTTGTTTTCAAGACTCTCGGTTAAATAGCACTCAACACCGTGAATATATTTGATGCCCTTTTCATCGCAATACTGCTTCTTTTTTACCCAACCAAGAGGCTTGCCGTGTTCTGTAAAGGCAGTTGCTTTATGCCCTAACTCTACTTCATAATCTATATATGATTTGTAATCGGTACAACTATCTAACAGGCTATAATCCGTGTGTTTATGATAGCAAAAATAGATGTCAGACATTCTCACTCACCTCACCAAACACTTCTTCTTCGTCCTCTTTGCTTATTGCCATGCGTTCAAGAGACTCACTCTTGGGTAATTCCTTGACTGTAGATTCTATAACATCCCACTTATATCGCTTCGCAAGCTCCTCCTCGGTTGTATAGAATCTACGACTTGGGAAGTCAAATCTTACAGGCACTTTTACACCATTCTTCGAGCCAAATCTATCCTTCTGAATAGTGAACATTACATCATAGGAATTATCATCGAGGTTTGTGTTGCGCTCCATTGATAACATTCTGCCACTAAGATTTGCAATTGCAAACGTACCACTTGCGTCCTCAAGACTAAGCTGTTCCTTTGTCTTTTTGGAGTGTGCCACTAAAATCACGACTACATTATAGTCCTTCGCGAGTTTAGCCAGCTTTTTCATGATGATTTTCTGCTGTTCAAGTTCACTTGCTTTGCTCTCTATGTCAATAGTCATAAGGTTGTCAAGTACGATAACTGAAGTTCCCTTGCGCCTTATTTCCTCTTTTATACAGGCAAGCAGAGAGTCAATATTTGAGGACTCAGTGTCACGATAAATGAACAGTCTGTCTTTGTAGTATTCGCTAATTTTGACTTCTGCCACGGGTGATACCTTGTAGTAAGGACTACCCTCTTTGCTTGTAAAACTTTGAACGTGTCTACGTCCTGCTACGGTAAAGTTAAACCAGTTCTTAAACATTTCTTCACTTAATTCGTCTGTATATAAGAATACACGTCTATCTTCGTCGATGGCGGATGCTATGACCTGATTGACGTATGAAGTTTTACCCGATGATGGCTTCGCAAACACAAGAGTAAGGCTTGATCTGTACGCTTTGAATAACTGTTTATCAAGCTCTTTTAAGCCGAAAGATATGCCATCAACCTGCGACCAGTCCACACTCTTTATATCTGAGAAGTCAATAACTTTGGGGTTAGGGGCATTAATAGCTGCGTCAATACATTTGCGAGTTTCTTCTTTGCCAAGTCTATAAAGGCACTCATTGATGTCATTTATCTGCTTCAGCTTGCCATTGACCTTATATGTCGGATGCTGAAAGAACCTACATCTATCAGTTCCCAAGCGAGATGAAGCCTCAATATTCATCTTCTTACCAGCGTCATCGGCATCACCGCAGAGAATTATATCTTGAAACTGGTCGAGCCAGTCTAAGTTCTGTGCTATCCAAGCAAGGTTTTGGCTGCCTAATGGGACTGAAACTACGTTAAAGTAACCGCACTCCATAACAGCAAGAGCATCAATACAGCCTTCGGTTATGATTAAAGGCAACTCGGTATTAATCCTGTTTGCGTTGAACAGAAGTGGAGATGAGCCTGTACCTTTCTGCACCCAACATTTAGCACCTTCGCCCTTATTTACTTTACGGGCTGGACGGCACTTAACCATTGTCAGAACATCACCAAAGGAATAGAACGGGAAGTGCATTATCCCTTTATCATCGCACTTAATACCAACATAGTCCACAACAGCCTTGCTAATACCACGCTTTGCAAGATATTCATAGGCGGGTGTCATATCACCATCTGGTAATGTAGGATAGACATAATCCATTCCCTCATCGCGCAAGCCGACTTCTGGCATGGGTACTGCCATATCAGCTTCTTGGAATATTTTTTCAGCCGCTTCATTGAAAGTCATGTGTTTACCCTCTATGAGAGCGTCAACAAGATCGGCAGACTTACCACACCCGAAGCAATGTACTCTGTAATTTTTACGACTATAAAGCAGACTCGGAGTTTTTTCAGAGTGCCAGCGGCAGAGACAACGCATATTACGTTCATCATAATCTCGTATATCGAGAGCGTCCATTATAAGCTCAAAATTTCTATCGCCAAGTTTTTCTTTTGCTTGCTGTATCAGTTCTTTATCTATCACGATTATTCGCCTCCATAAACACATCCCATCTTGCAAAGATTCGTGCAGTAGAAGTTATTCACTTCGCACTCCCACTCGTCCGTTGCCAGTATGGTTTTAACTGCCGACTTAAACCAATCTATTGTCGCAGCGTAGTCGCCCTCTCTGAACGGTTCTTCGTCTAAAGGCTCATCAGACCTAAACTTATTGAATACCAGTTTATAGGGAAACTCACCGTATTTTTCTTTGATGCAATGTGCGTACAAGTAAAGTTGCCGCATATACTCAGCACGTTCTTTCTTCGACTTCCACGCTCCGTGGCTCTTATGATCCACCACAAATATACCGTTCTCGTCTTTCATTATCAAATCTGCAAACCCAATAAACTCGTAATCGCCTATCGTACTGTCAAGTTCTTCTTCCACTCCAAGAACTTCACCATCTACACCATCAAAATTCTGAAGATAAGCCAGTGTCTTAGAATAGAAAGCGTTGAACATATTCCAAAATGGAAACCTTTGCGGAACGGCGGTTTCGTATTCTTGCTCAAAAACATCTGCCAGTTCAAAAGCATAAAGTTCACCCTTAAAATAACGTTCAAGAATGCTGTGAACGTGTTTACCGAAGGAACTGAAGGCGTTAGGTTCTTCTTCTACACCCTCAATATATTTAAGATAGAACGCATACTTGCAGGTTTCATACAACTTTAAGGAACTAAAACTCCACTTCTTTTTAGTTAAATCCATGCTGCCTCCTAAAATAAAAATAGAGCCAACCCCAACATACATATTTATTAATTGTATGCGAGATTGGCTCGTTTACCGTGTCGTGTCGCTTATTGATTAGAAGGGGCAATCTTCAGAACTTGCACTATCTACAGGCTCGGCGGATGTTGTCGGTGACTCAGCCTGTGTGGGTGCAGCCTGAGTCTGCTGTCCGCCGTCACCCTTGCCGCCGACAAACTCTACGTTATCTACATAAACCTCTGTAGTGTAATGAGTTACATCTCCATGGTTCTTATCCTGATACTTACCAGTTCTGAGACTTCCCTCAAGAGCAATCATCTTACCCTTATTGAAATAGCGAGAAACAAACTCTGCCGTCTGTCTCCATGCTACGCAATTGATGAAGTCGCTCTGCTTCTCTCCTGTGTTCTTGTCTGCAAACTTTCTATCTATCGCAACGGTAAATCTGCAAGAAGCAACGCCACTCGGTATCTGTCTAAGTTCAGGATCGGCTGTCAATCTACCTACTAAAATCACTTTATTCATAACTTAATTACCTCCAAATCACTTTGATTTCTTATCCGCCTTGAAGTCCTCTGCTTTGAGATTGTCAAGGTCTGTCTTTAACTGATTGAGTCTGTCTGCATCCTTAATTGTCTGAGGATTGCCAGTGCCGTAGTTAATCTTGAGCCACGATGCCAGCTTGTCTCTGTCGTAACCCTCTGTTATCTTTGCCCTAAAGGTTTCAATCGCAGCATTAGCACGTTCAGCGTTCTTTGTGTTTTCGGTTGCCGCGGCTTCGGAGACTTCTTCTTTATGCCAAAGTCCAAGACCAAGCCCTGTTGCCATTGCAATGTTCTTTGTTGCACATCTGCGCAGAGCCTTGTTGACATCACTCATTGTTATCTTATCGGCTGTTATGCACTGATTCTTAAAGTCCATTACGGGCAGAGTACAATACTCATCAATGCCTTCTGACGGAATTTCAAGTCTTGTTCTTACATAACAGGTGCGCCCGTCTGTGAAATAAGGCATATCAACGCAGGTAATTGTAGTCGCGTACTGCTTTGTGCCATCTGCCTCCGCCTCTAAAGTGCTAACATACTTATCTGTCGGGAATGTACACTCCGTAGACTTCGCATCGGGATAGCGCAACTTCAGCAGTTCTATTGCCCTCGACCACGGTAAATACGATTGCTTATTTTTGTCAAACAGATACGGACTTACGTCTACCGCAGACATTACTTCAAAAACGGACTTCTTCTTTGCTTCGCTCATTACCATTCTCCTTTTCTAATCTTATACTCTGTGAAGATATAAAAAATCCCCACAATCATATTATAGCACTAACTTTGTACTTTGTCAAGAGGAAAAATAAAAAAATTAGTGATTTTCGTTCAGCCACGCTGCGATACATTTGTAGCAGTCCCACTCATACTTCTCGCAGCGATCCTCTATCTTCTCAAAATCCCTATTCTCTACGCGATAAACCAAGCACTCCTCTATGTGATCTGAGATGTGACTTAGCATATCAATAAGTGCCATATTGTTTAACCAGTCTCGATTTCTCATTTTTTGCCTCCGATAAACCTCGCAAAACGATAGGTAGCTCTCTGCTCATCAAACCAATCACAAGCGTCCATAAAGCCTTCATAACTATATGGGAATAACTTGTTGATTATCTTACCATCGGCTTCAAACCTTGCATTCATATTATCTTTATCTGGGCAATCGACCTCCATGTAGTAGTCGGCAGTCTTTACCCACAAGCAAGTTCCGTCTGGGTTGTGGTCGATAATCCTCTTAATGTTTAATAGAGTTACAGGCTTAAAGAAACCTCTACCTTGCGTTTTGAATAATTCATAAGTGTTCATTACAACATTCCTTTCGATAAAACGGAAACTTTTTATTCTTGCTCACTCTCGTCGTGCGTTTCAAGAATCTCATATTGTACGTCATTCGGTGTCGTAGCTGTAGCTTTTATAAGAGCTTCATCCTCACTGTCAGCTTCAACTATTACCCAACCGCTAAACCCAACCATATACTCAGTCACTTTTACACCTCCAATAAAATGTAGCTTTAATTTTCATCATCGTCCTCCTCTATAACTTCATAAGTATAGTCCCATGAACCACCAGCCATTGCATCTTCTGATAATTCTAAAAACGCTTCTTCTGGCGAATCAGCTTCAACATCGTCTGTCATTTCAAGTATAACTGTCATTCTGTATAAAGGCATATTATTCAACTCCTTTCAAATAAAATGCAACTTTCAACTTTCGATTAGCTTTCGCCATCCTTTTTCTTCCTAAAAACTATCTCATATTCTGAGGTTGGATAACTAATAGTTTTTTCTAAACTCTGACCACATTCAAGCTCTGTTTCTTCTGTGGCTTCTTCGTACTGTTCTTGTAACCACGCCCAAAAAGCGGCGACAACTTCATCGGTAACGTCAGACTTATTAACCCACCGCTTCTTATCCTTTGTGAGCGTTCCTGCGTATATAACGCCTGCAAATCCTATACCAACATGATACTCAGCCATTTTTCAGCCCTCCTGTTCCATCACTTTGTAAAACTCTGATGCCTTGATTGGTATAAAGCCTTTAGGTGTATCTTCAACTTCATACTCTGTCGAATACTGGACATACAATTTACCGTCTTGGTCAAACAACCTTGTCTGCGACCTACCTACTGGATTTTTAAAGTAAAATGGCACGAAGGGTTTACTCGCTTTCTTGATATTAGCTTTTGTAAAAGCTTTGCCGATAGAGCTTGTTTTCTTAAATGGCGAGTGCCCCTGACACTCTGCCTTGCCAAACTGGTCTGAAAACTGCCTGTTTAGCGAAACATCTACCCACAACTTGCCCTCATCAATCATAAACGTATCACCAGCGATGCCATATTCTTTCTTAAAGGCAACAACCCCATTACGCATCTTCTCATAATCTGTGAGCCATTTGAAATAATCGTTAAATAATGTACTGTCAGAGTTGACTTCATAAAAATGGTCAAACATCTTGCTCCTCCTCATAAAAGTGAAATTTCATTCATTCTGCATCTCTGCTCCGCAACCACCGCAGAAGCGTTTTTCTTCTGGTTCACCGTGACCGCAAGCTTTGCAAACATACCCTGTCATGCACCTTCTTGCCACTCCATCTCTGTCAACAATAGGATATGTGCGGTATTCCCAACTGCTATATTTCACTGGTTTTACGTCTGCGGTTGGAATAATACCAATATCAACAAGTAAACATTCACGAAATGCCGCAATTGAATTTGGTACATAGTCAGGGTATAAATCAGTATAAACACTATCAATAGCTTTTTCTACTGCTTCTCTGCTTATATAATCAGCCACCTGTATCACCTCACTCATAGAATTATTCTTTTATCTTAGACCTTTAACAGCTAATTTACTTACGGAAATATAATCAAATATTTCTATTCCAAAGCCGCCAAATCTATCATTTTCTTTTGTAAATGTATAATAGGCAATTATAGGATATTCATTAGCACAAGGCTCAATATTAAATGAATTATGTTCTGCATATTCCGAAACAGTTTCTAATTCATTTCCGTCATCATCACATTCTAATCTGAATCCGAAGAAATTCTCCCAATCTTCCATGCAGTCGAAATCAATTCTTGCATCTTCAATGAACGATATTAAATCTTTTCGACTATGCAATTTAACAAAATTACCCATATATTACATCCCCTTAATAAAACAAGACTTTCAAGTTGTTTTGTAAACAACAAATCTCTCATTATCCTCTATATCCCAGTCATCGTCTGTATAAATTTCTCAGCTTCATCATATTCTTCTACACTATTATAACCATAGAATTTTGCAATATCATAACGTGTCATTTTCAGCCCTTCCTCTCGCTTAATTCTGCATATATGGCTTTGATTTTTTCTTCTGCATCTTCTATGTGATTAAATTTCATACAAGTCCATGTTTCATCTGTTAATTCAACCTCTATACGGTGACAGCATGCCGCTGTGGAGTTAATGCGTATAGATTTAATTTCGTTTTTGTTAAAAATCATATTACCTATTTGTATAAACATCTTTAGTCCTCCTTAGTCATTGGGTATTGTTCTTCTAAAAACTCTAGGGACTTTGCCTGTCTTAACAAAGCAGATAATTCACGACGGAATCTAATATAGCCTGCATACCAAAGTGTCTTTTTGTCATTATCAGTAAATAAGAGTATAGTGTCCTCTATTTCAAGCTCAATTTCAGAATCATAGTATGCTCTCATTAAACTCTTTGCTATTTCTTGGGGATTATACATACCTTGCAAAGTCATTATTGGAATCGCGGAATTTAAGTATTCCATAGCTCTTCTTAAATGGTAATCAGTGGGTATTACCCAAGTTTTGGACAACTCAACACTCTTACCTTGAAGTACTTTAATCATTATTCCTCCTCATAACCAGTCAGTTTCATAATCGCAAGAAATTATCGGCTAATTTGCCGCCTCAAACATTGATGATTGTTCGTGGTCGTGTTTGTATTTTTTCTTTCCCCACGGTTTTATATACGGGCAATTTGTGCCATCAAATTGGAACATTTAATTTATTCATATAATTCTCACACCTCATCATAAAAGTCATCGGACTCATTGAAATAATCTGGTGCTTCACTGCAATTATACCAACAGTATTCGACAAGCCTCAGTTCATTCGGCATAACATTTCTACCGTTAAGGAGCTTGCTAAACTTGTTGTTATACTTCATATACTCAGTATAGCTTAACTGTCTTGTTCTGCCCCAATCACCTTCGGCATCATTTCTGGAAGATAGTACATAATCGAGGAAGAAATTAGATGTGGGAGCGATTTCAAACTCTGTTTTTTCAAGCAAGTCTGATACATCCCAACCATCTTCAACACCGAATATCTTACAAGCTTCTTCCTCTGATATTTTCATTCTTATAACTTTTCTGTGGCAGTAGTCGCTCATTTTAATTCCTCCAACTTCTTCATAATGGCATCATAGCAATCATTCCAGCCCTTGCAATAATCTTCGGTCAAGCACTGGCTCATAACTCTACGCCCAAAATCATCCGTGTTAATCGTGGGCTGATTATCGATGAGTTGTCTTGCAGTAACCTCATTGTCATAAAACTTAGACAAATCTCTCTTGAGCGTAATTGGATTAATCAGTTTCACTTAAAACTCCCCTTTTATCTTTGAAAATTAATTTTCTCTATCTTTTCAATTCCTATAGGTAAATCAGATTCTTCAAAGTTGAATTGTTCAATCTTATGTATCTTTATATTCTGTTTCTCGCACACTTTTATACAGTGAATCATATCGTAATCGAGGCAAGTTCCACGGAGAAATTCACCTTTATTATTTACCCCATATATAATATACCTATGCTTAATCATCTTAAAATCCTCCTTCTATTCGCCACACCATAGTGGCGTGAAGTCCTTGAACCTATCGTATATCCTCTGCCATTCGTCAACAGGAATACCGCCAGCTCTAAATTTTTCTTCCAAATTATACAAACACTCTCTGAGATAAATGTCATTATGCCACTCAGGGAATATCTGCTCACCATTTCTCAGCGGTACGCCATCCATTGTCTCAAGGTGTCTGTCGAGGCGAGAGAAGTCACATCTGTAGCCTCTATACTCCATCTCTATGCAGACATTGTAGCAATACTCTATAAAGTGATCTATCGGGTAATCCATAATCTTATTCACCAGTATGTGATTAGGTGTACCCTTTTCTGCTATGCTCTTTGCTATGCAACAGCACTCTCTCCACTGAGAGACTAACTGCAAACGTGGCAGGTAGGGTAAAAGTTTGTAATGCCATAATCTCAAAGTAATCACCGCCTTGAAATATTAGTTTAATCGACAATATTTTATATTTTATGCATATTTTCAGACCGTAAAACACAAGATATTGCATATTATTTGGTCGGCATTGCAAGTATTTCCCTTGTTTTGCCGTTATGCCCCGACAATCGGGGCGAAGGAGGTCACACGCTATGTCAAACGTGTCTGGGTTT